TTTTGCCCATTCTTTTGAAGTTTTTAAATTAAGATTTTATAAAAACTATATTTTTAATATATTTTTAAAAGAAACTATTTTATAAAAAGATAATATTTAATTGTATTTTAAAATTACATTATTTTATTTAATCTTAATTTTTAAACCTCAAAATAATTTATTTTTAGAATTATTTTGCTATTTCTCATATAGGAAATAAAATTTTTGCCCATTCTTTTGAAGTTTTTAAATTAAGATTTTATAAAAACTATATTTTTAATATATTTTTAAAAGAAACTATTTTATAAAAAGATAATATTTAATTGTATTTTAAAATTACAACAATTTATTTAATCTTAATTTTTAAACCTCAAAATACTTAAATAATAATTAAATAATTCATTTTTGGAATTATTTCGCTATTTCTCATATAGGAAATAATTTTCCCCATTCTTTTGAAGTTTTTAAAGTAAGATTTTTAAAACTATATTTTTAAAAGAAACTAATTATAAAAAATTATAATATTTACTTGTATTTTAAAATTACAACATTTTATTTAATCTTAATTTTTAAACCTCAAAATACTTAAATAATAATTAAATAATTCATTTTTGGCATTATTTCGCTATTTCTCATATAGGAAATAAAAATTTCGCCCATTCTTTTGAAGTTTTTAAATTAAGATTTTATAAAAACTATATTTTTAAAATTTTTTTAAAAAAAACTATTTTGTAAAAAAATATTATTTAATTGTATTTTAAAATTACAATATTTTATTTAATATTAATTTTTAAACCTCAAAATACTTAATTAATTAAATATTTATTTTATAAAAATGAGCGAAATTATACGAATACCTCATATTGAAAATTATAACATGGAATTTATTAATGGAGAACTTATTCTTACGCCTAAAAAACAATATATTTCAGAAAAAAATCTTTTAAATACTAATCTTAATTACTCTAAAATTCAAAAATGTATAATTAAAAAAAATAAAGAAATTATATCAACTCGTGATAAATATTCCTCTATTTTAAAAGATATATGGAAATGTATGTCGATACCAAAAATTTTAAAAACTACTACATTTAATATTAAATTAACTAATGAAGCTAAAAAAAATGGTTATAATTGGTGTGATGATATTCAACTTTCGTTTCAATCTAAAGATTCATGCGGAACTCTTCGTGAAATAATTAATATGATCAAAATAAATAATTTTACTATTGATTTAGTAATTCAATTAAAATTAAACTCAAACTCAATTATTTATTTTAAAAATTAAAATTTATTATAAATCATCCATTTTTTCATAAAAATGGATCATTTTTATTTATTCTTGTATCAATAATTACAATTATTAACAAAAAAATTAGTAATTACAGTATTAAAGCATAAATTAAATATAAAATATATGATTTTTATGAAAAATGGATGTTTTTTAAAACTATTTCTACACACAATACTTATTAATAATAAAAATATTATTCAAGTTTTTAAAATATAAATATTTTACAAGATAATTAAAAAATAATCCATTTTTATGAAAAAATGAATGCTTTAATCATTGGAATAACTTAAAAATAATTATTAGAATTTGATCATTAATAATAATTTTATAACATCTTAGAAATGTTTTTTATAAGAGGATGATTAAGTTTTAAAAACAGCCATTTTTTCATAAAAAATATATATTTTATATTTAATTTATGCTTTAATCCTTGGAATAACTTAAAAATAATTATTAGAATTTAATCATTAATAATAATTTTATAACATCTTAGAAATGTTTTTTATAAGACGATGATTAAGTTTTAAAACAGCAATTTTTTCATAAAAAAATATATCGTTTATATTTAATTTATGCTTTAATCCTTGAAATAACTTTAAAATAATTATTAGAATTTAATCATTAATAATAATTTTATAACATCTTAGAAATGTTTTTTATAAGAGTATGATTAAGTTTTAAAAACAACCATTCTTTCATAAAAAATATAAATATTGTAATTAATAAAAATTGAATTAATTAATAACTATTAGATAAATAAAAAATAAATAAAACAAATATGACAAACAAGATCAAATAGATCAAATATAACAAAATAAATACATCATGGATAATTTTAACAAATATAAGTTGAATACATTGAATAACAATGAATGGCTTGAACAAATTGATAAAATAAATAAAGAACACTTATTGAAGTTTACTTTATTTAATAAAAAATTTCATGAAAAAATTAAAGTATTGGTAAAACAAATAACATATAATTATAATAAATCAATTATTATTAATGATTATATTGAAAAAACAATTTACTGGATTTTAAAACTTATCAAAATTAATATTCCATCAATTCTTAATAAAATCACATTTATTATCATTAATAATAATACTGAAATATATAAAACATTTTTACCACGTACATGTATTTTTGATAATAATGATATTTACACTTCAAAAACAAAACATAATAACCATCTTATTAATTTTAATTTCACAGATATTACTAAAACGGAATTAATTAAATTTAATGACTTTCTTATTGAAAATAAAATTAATCTCATTTATTTAGGATTTATTAATAAACATATTAGTAACATGAAAAAGTTTTTAAGTTCTAACTTTAATAAATATAGTATTAAAAAAATTAATTGTGATAAATTCACTTCTTATATTTTACGATCTAAATAAATTTATTTATAATTAATTATAAATAAATTTATAAATTACGCATATCTTGTTTCTTTTTCACATTCCCAAAAATATTTTCTAACTATCTTTTTTATATCCCTGTTTGTTGTTTGTTCATAATAATCAAATGGTGTTGTTTGATCATATTCTTCAATATAAAAATCGGGATTATATCTCATAAATAATTCCAACATTTCTACTTTTTCCGTATAAATTATATACAATAATAAGGATATATTATTTATGTTATAGATATTAAGATTTATATCTTGATTTAAATATAAATATTAAATCAATAATTTTAAAATTATTGATTTAATTATTGCAAAGTAAACAATTTTACTATTTGAGAATTAATATATAACAATTCTGGTAATTTATTATATTTATAACTATTTTCAATAACAATCCTTAAAGCTGTTTATTATTTCTTAAATACTTCTTTGGTGAATGTTTTAACAATTCTTTTACAATTTCTAAATTATTATTTCTACACGCTATCTCTTTAAAGCTGTGTTTTTATTTTTTTGTGAATCAATAAGATTAAATTTACATTTTAATAATGGTATTATTGGTTTATTAAATTTATCATGAACATTTAATAATAAATCTTTAAAATATTCTCGATTTTCTTCATTTAATTCATATTTTGATATAATATATTCTATTGTTTCATCAGTTACATAATTTGTTTGATTACCATATTTAACGTGCATAATATTTTCTAAACAATTTAACTCTTCATAATCTTTAAAATGAATATCACAATTGTCTAATATACACTTTTGAATATCTTGATCCTCGACTAAATTTATTTTATGTACAAAACCAAACATTGGTATAGTAGAATATTCTAAATTCCCAGTTTTTAGAAATTCTAAAAAACCATAATTTGAACTAAATAATAATTTATTTGGATTTTTTTTAATTTCGTTCATTATTTGTTCTTTTAATAATATATTATTAGACTTTATTTCATAGTTTTTTAATAAAATATTATACTCTTGTAATATTTTATTATCTAATTTAGATATTTTTTGATGTAATTCTTCATATCCTAAAAAATTTAAATCATGTAAAATATTTTCATGTAGTAATAATGTTTCTATTTGATTCATTTTAATATATTTTATTAGTATTAATATCGTTTTATAATTAATATTAAATAACTCAAATTCTTTTTTATTTGAATCAATATAATAATTACTTCTAAATGATCGAATATAATCTAATTGATCGAATTCTTTTAATTCAAAACTTAATTTTGATCCATAATAATTTGTTATTAGTTTAATCATATTTGATTTGCATTTATTAATATAATAATCATATTTTTTATAATAATATTTATATTATTATAAAAATTATTCAATTTTTATATTTTTTTAGCAATATCCCATATTGTTTGTCCTTTATTATTTTTTATAGTTTCATCAGTACCATAACTAATTAATAATCTTTTAGCTTTTAAATTTTTATAACATATCATTATTGCTATATTTCCTTCAGAATCTTGTATATTTTGATCTATTTTATTTTCTAATAATACATTTATTATATTCAAATTCTTTTTAACATTTTTACAAGCAATATGTAAAGCTGTTTCTTTTTTATTATTTCTTGAATTAATATTAATATTTAATTTACTATTTAATAATAGTTTTAATAATTCTATGTTATTATTTTCACAAGCTATATGTAGACAAGTATTTTTATAATAATCCTTAATATTTATATCGGGTTTATATTTTAATAAAGTATTTACAAGACTTAATTTATTATTTTTACAAGCTTCAATTAATGGCGATGCTGTATTGTAACTTTTATGATAATTACTAAAAATACTATATTGCGGTGGTGTATTTAAACTTTTTTGATTAATATTAAAACCATATTCAATTAATTTTTTAATAATACTAATTTTTTTTAAGTTTCTTTCACGATATTCATTTTTATCACCTTTAACATAACTACTATTATTATTATAATAAATATTATAATACTTTGAATTAGTTTTACGATTATAATAAATATTATGATCTAATTTAATTGCTTTTGAACATACACCTACTAAAGAATCATCATTTGTATCATATTTTTTAGTTTTTAATATCTTATCAACAATCTTTATGTTACATTTATTACAAGCATAAAATAAAGCTGTAGAATCATCTTTATTTTTAAAATTTATATCACAACCCTGTTCTAATAATTTATCTACAATTTCTATATTATTATATTCACAAGCATAATGTATTGGAGTATTTTTATATTTATTTTTATAATTAATATTCGCACCATATTCTATTAATAGATCAAATAATTTAATATTATTATCTTTACAAGCTAAAACTAAAAGAGTTTCACCTCGATAATTTTCTAAATTTAGATCCGTTTGATATTTTATATATTTATTAATACACGTATCGTCATTTTTAGAATAATTATAATATAACATTGTTAAAATAGTTTTATTATTTTTAGTTTTAATATTTAAATCTGGTTTATATTCTAATATTTTTTTTATTATTTCATCATTTATATATGTACTACATTTAGTATAAGTAAATGTATTATTATATATATAATTTAATTCTAATAAATGATCTAATATTGTATAAGAATTATAATCATATACCAAATTTATATCAGCTTCACATTCTAATAATTTTTCTACCATCATTGTATTGTTATTTATACACGCATAAAATAATGGTGTTTTATTATCACGATCCCGTATATTTATATCTATTTTATTTACTAAATTATTTTCTAATGTTTTTACGGGTTTATTTATTAATTTAGTTTTATTAATATAATTATAATATTGTTCATTTTCAAATATTATTTGAAATATTTTATTATTATTATTTTTACAAGCGTATAATAATAAAGGCAAATCATATCTATTTTTATTTATATTATAATTATTTTTTATTATAGCTTTTATATCATCATTATTTAAACTTCTAAATGTCCATATAATTTCTTCATTATTATAAACTTCTATTATTTTATTTCTTATTTCTTGATTTGGTATCGTTCCTAAATAATATATAAAACCACGCATATAATTTATATTACGCATATAATTTATATTATATTTTTTTGGTATAGTTGGTATAGTTGGTATAGTTGGTATAGTTGGTATAGTTAAATTTGTTAAAAATAATTTCATATCACTTCTTGTACTAAATATCCTTTTAGTTTTATACTTTTCGATTAATTTTATTATATCCGCAATTGGAGCAAGTTCTTTTACTGAAATAATTTCTTGTGTACTCATTATTTTATTTAATTTAATTAAATTTCAGTTAAATTAAATAATATTATTAATATTAATATTTATTTTTCATCTTTTTTTATCAAAATTTTTAAAATATTCATAATCTTCTCTATCGGGATTATATTTTAATATTTCCTTAATTTTATTTTTTAATAATTTTATTACTTTTGATTTTTGATAATAAAAAGATTTTGTATTAATCTCTGTAAATAGTATTGGTAAATTATTATTTTCTTTATAACGATAATTTATATCTGGAATATTTTTTAAATTATTTTAATTCGTATTTAATTAAATTTATTATTTTATCGTATTCACTTTCATTTGCTAATAATAACTTTTGTTGATCCTTATTATTAATTTTTTTTAAAATTTCTTGAATAACTTCATAATTTTTTTTATAAGATGCTATTTGTAATATTGAATTATTATTATTATTTAATAAATTTATATTTATTTCAGGTCTTGATAATAAATCTTTTATTATATTTATATTTATATTTATATACGAACAACTAAATAATAATGCATTATCACCTGTAATATTTTGTAAATTTATATCAATATCTGGGTGTTGTAATATTTCATTTACTAACATATAATCATTATTACAACACGCTATCATTAAAGCTGTATTACCAAACCTATTTTTAAAATTTATATTTAGATCAGTTCTTGATAATAATTTATGAATAATTATTATATTTGTTTTTTTACGACATAATATTAATAATGGATTTGAATGTTTTAGTTCTTGTTTATTTACATCTACATTTGGATGTTTTAATAACTCTTCTATTATTGCATAATTATTTTCAATACATGAATGAATTAACGCTGTATTACCTTTATTATCTGTTAAATTTGCATCAATATTTGGATGGTTTAATAATTCTTTGACTATTGAATAATTATTATTTATACAAGCTACAATTAAAGGAGTATTCCCATTTTTATTTTTTTGATTTATATTTATATTTGAAAATTCTAATAATTTTTTAACATTTGAAATATTATTTACCGCACAACTAAATATTAATGCTGTATCATTTGATGGATTATTAAAATTATTTATAAAAATATTTGGATTAGTTATTATTTCATCAAAAATTAAAGAATTATTTTGAAAACAACTTAATATTAATATATTGTTATTCGAATTATTTGTAATATTAATATCAATCTTTGGATGTTTTAATAATTCTTTAATTATTGAATAATTATTATTCATACATGCTATAATTAAAGCACTATTCCCTTGATTATTTTTTAAATTTACATCTATATTTTTATCTTTTAATAATTCTTTTACAATCGATAAATTATTATTTAAACAAGCTACAATTAATGATGTATTTCTTTGATTATTTTGTAAATTTATATTTATATACGGATTCTTTAATAATTCTAAAATAACATCATTATTATTATAAAATGAAGCCCATAATAAAATACTATTACCATCACGATCTTGAATATTGATAGTATTACTATTTAATATTGTATTTGTTTTAATTAATATATTTATTTCATTAATAATATTTTGATATATTATATTCATTAATAAAGTTTCTCTATTTATATCTAATAAATTTAAATCACAACTAATTAAGATCTCTTGTCTTATTTGCTCATTTTGTTCATCTAAAAAAGGTAATAGATGAATAAAACCATATTTACTATTTTCTTTTAATAACTTTTTATCACCCGATTTTATAAACTTTAAAAAAGTTTTCTCATTTTCAAATATTAATTTATCACTATAATTATGAATTAATACAAATATTTTATCTCTTAATTTATTTTTTAAAATTAATTCATTCTGTAATAAAATATTTTTTAAATACTTATAAACCATTTTAATTTTAGTAAAAATTATTATACTTTTATTATATTTAATTAATAATTCAATTATTTTAAAATAATTGAATTATTAAATGTAATTGGATATTATTCTATAAATAAAGTATAAAAAAACAATGACATCGATATCGACAAAAGAATCTATTAAAACATATATTAAAAATACTTTTCAAAACAAAAGAGTTTATTTTGATAAAAAATATATTAATCAATATATTGATAATGATCTAATTTTTATTGATTTAAGTTTTAATAAAGTTAAGATTTATTTTAAATATAAGCCTTTTTCAATTTATTTAATGGATATGTTTACAGAAAAAGATCGAACAATAGTTTATCAAAAAGATGATAATGATCAATATTATTTTGAAACACGAGGAATTATACCTGTACGATATTTATCAATGATTAAAGATTTTTATTGGACAGATATCACAATTGAAAATTGTGATGTAAATTGTGATGTAAATTTTGATTCTATTTTTGATCTTATTGATAATACACCTTTACTTATTCTAAAAAATATTATTGATCATAAAAAAATATTAACTTATAAAGAACATGTTCAATTACAAGTTTTAGATGAAAATTGGAAAACTGATAATTCTAAATTTAATGATTATACTAAAGATATATTACATAAATCTTCAAATTATTTATCTTTAAAATATAATAACGAAACTGGTTATAAATCATTAGCTACTGCTGAAGGTGGTATTCATATTTATAATGATTATACACCTATTATTCAAATTTTTAGTTATGCGAATGATTTAAGATTTTTTAATTATGTTAAAGGATCAAAAAATTATACAAATAGACATAATAGTTTAGAAGATTTAGAAGAAATGTATTTTTTATATTTATTTTTAAAAGATAATGATATTGATGTTAAAATAACAATTAAATTTTAGTTTTATTTTATTTATAAAAAAGTTTATAAATAAAATATTATTTTTATATGATTTTTATATATAATGCTTATAATAATTATTCCATATCGTGATCGATTAGATCATTTAAATAAGATAATACCACATTTTAATAAATTATTTGAAGAAATTAAATATAGTAATTACCATATTTTTGTTATTGAACAAATTAAAGACAATCGAAAATTTAATAGAGGAGCTTTATTAAATGCGGGTGTTAAATTAGCTACTAAAAAATTTGATCAAATTACTAAAATTATTTTTCACGATGTTGATATTTTACCAGATTTAATAATGATTCAAAATTATATTAATCAAAATAATAAAATCGAACAATATGCTACACCAGATACTTATAAAAAATATTCTTATGATAATTTTTTTGGCGCTGCTAATGGGTTCCCTTTAGATTCTTTTAAAAAAATTAATGGTTATCCTAATTCATTCTGGGGCTGGGGTGGTGAAGATGATGCTGTTCAAAGAAGAATTAAAATTAATAAATTAAATATTAACTTTATTAAAACTGGATCTTATTATGAAATTGATCATGATCATGATAAAAGTAATAATATTATAAAAACCACTAAAAAAACTTTATTACGTGATCAACATAATTTTAAAACTGATGGTTTTGTTCAAATTAGATTTTATACAACTAATACAAAACAAATTTTTAAAAATACTACATTATCAATTATTCATATTATTAATAATAATCTAAATCTTGAACATTATAATTTTAAAACACCCGATACATGTAAAGAAACAACTTATGGTTTCAAAGAACTTTTTAAACCATTAATTAATTCAAATTATTTAATTGATATTTATATTAGAAATGTTTGTAATGCTTATCCCATTAATCATAATTATGATCGAGAACAAACATTCGATTATATTTTAAATGTTGTTCATAAAGGAATTTATATTAAAATTAAAGATAATAAAATCCTTTTATTTAATCTTATTGTTAATCCCGAGTTTAAAAATTCTTGGTCTAAAACTTTTAGTTCTAATGATCTTTTATCTAATAACTGCTTGATTGAAGAAATTAAAGATAAAAAAAAAATTAATATATGGTATAGTGTTTTTCCACAATTCTTTTATTTATTAAAACAAACATTATCGTCACATACTGTAAAAGATTGTGAATTTATTTATAATAAAAAAGATTTCCCTATTTTGAAAAAAAATTTAGATCATCCTTATGATCATTTATTTAAGAAGAATTCAATTAAAAACTTTAAAGATAAATATACAAAACAACTATTACCTTTTTTATCTTCTTGTAGTTCTCCTAAATTTCAAGATCAAGTGGTTCCTACACCCGATGATATTGATATTGTTTATCAATTATATTTTCCCATTGATTGTAAAAATAATTACGATTTAAAATTAAATTCGAATCGTGATAATATCAAATGGAATCAAAAAATTAATAAAGCTGTTTTTAGAGGTAAAGCTACTGGTTGTGGTGTTTTAATTGATAATAATCAAAGACTTAAATTATGTTCTATTGCTGCGAAAAATAAAAATAAAATTGATGCTGGTATTACAGGTTGGAATAAAAGAAAAAAATCTTATAATGGTAAAATTTATCAAATTGAACCCCATAAATTTAACTTTCGTAAGGCAGATAAATTAACCAGAAATGAAATGTTCAAATATAAATATTTAATTAATGTCGATGGACATGTTCGTGCTTATCGTTTATCATATGAATTAATGTCAAATTCTATTGTTTTATTAGTTGAAAGTTCTAATGATTATTATCTATTTTATGAACATTTATTAAAACCTTATGTTCACTATATACCAGTTAAAAAAGACTTATCGAATATTATTGAACAAATTAAATATTGTGATAATAATCAAGATAAATGTATAGAAATAGTTAAAAATGCTAATAATTTAATGAAAAAAGTCTTAACAAACGATTATTTAACAAGCTATTTAAGCGATATACTTAATAATATCTAAAAAATTTGAAAAAACATTTTGTTACATAAACCATTATTAAATATTTTTGATTATGAAGCTTTTTTTACGTTACACTTTGTAATTTTTACGTATTTTGATTCTTACACCGTTTTCTTCTTTGGTTTTTAATCATGGAGTTTATCGATGACGGTATTACTGACACATTTCATAATATTGTTCTTGTTGCTGTTGCGATATGGACAATTATAGCCCAGGTTAACAACCTCAAACATATTACTTTTGCTGAGTTTCGTGATCGTAACTTTATGCAGGAGTTCTTGGACCTTCGGTTTAATGTGTTTCAGGTGTTGCGTTGTCGATATAACCATCTTGTTCAGTCCGGGACATACTTTAAGCTTGGTAAAAACATTGTAGGATGTATTGGCATTGTTCTCTCCACAAGAGCGTTTTACGCTTTTACCATGTCACATAATGTCATGAGTGCATTGTTTCACGCATTTCGTGTCTTAAGTGGCTTGGGACTTGTGATCTCCATCGTCGAGTTTGTCTGCGAGGACTTCATTATTGATGTCGTTCCCTTTTGCGAGTACTTCATTATTGATGTCGTTCCCTTTATGGTACACTCTTTGATGAGACTTGTAGGTATGGCTTAATTGGATAGCTGGAGTGGCTTGAATGGAAAAGTCATAGTGACTTGAATGGAAAAGTCATAGTGACTTGAATGGAAAGCTGGAGTGGCTTAAAAAACAAATAAATAATTTTAAAATTATTTATTTGTTTTTTATTTAGAAATTTCTTCGAACATATTTGACCAATCAAAATTTAAATACCGCCAATCTTTAAATTCACATATTTTATAATTTATTATATTTTTATAATCAATTGTTGTATTACTTATAACAACTAATTTAAAATTTTTAAATTTTTTTTCTAAATGATCATATAGTTTTGTATATTGTTCTACATTTACTTTATTTTGTTCTAAACGAATAAAAATAGGATTAGTTAAATTATTAAATCGTTCAATTCTTTTATCAATTAATGTTTTAAATTTATCAATATCATATAATTTAGTTAATTCGTGTGCAAATTCTATATTATATTTATTTTTTAATATATATGTTCCTTCACAATCTACTTTATTAACACTTATTAATTTATGATTTTCACTAAATTTTTTTTTTTGAACATTTGTATATTCACTAAAATCAGCTTCTAAAACATCAACTAATTGATTTAATTTTATTTTACACCAATCAAATGGATAACTTTGAGTTCGTCTTTTATATAAATGTAAATTATATGCAATAGAACAATTAGAACCGAATGATACATATTGATATAAAGGTTCATCATATGTTTGTTTAAAAATATCTGTTTGTATATCAGCCATTTTATTTTATTAAAACTAATTATAATTATAATTTTTATTATAATTATTATTAATAATTAATATTTCAATTTTTAATAAATATTGTAATGTGTTAAATAAACTCTAATATAAAAATTCATCATAACAATAATTGTAAATACAATAATAAATAGTTTTGAAAAAATCATTAAAATACGCGTATAATAATAATTAATTATATTTCCTAAAATAAGACTTAGTACAATATTTAATATAATATTTAATGGGTATATTTGATTAATTTTATCAAAACCTATTGTGGTTGTTAAAATATCATAATTAAAAATAAAAGAAACTATGTAAGAAACATTATATATAAATAAATGAGCAAAACTAATTAAATAAATTATATCGATCATTGTGAGTTATTATTATTTTATATTCGATTAATTGTAATCAAATATAAATAAAATCAATTTTTAAATATCTATATTTTTATTTAGTATTTTGATAATTTTATCAATTTCTTCATATGTTATATATTCGTAAATAGGTATATTAATAATATGCGAACAACAAAATTCAGTAATTTCTAAATTTTGATTTTTATCATGATCAAAACATTTTTGCTTATATAATGGAGTAGGATAAAATATAGATACATTAATATCATTTTCATGTAATATATTTTTTAATTTTGTTCTATATGTTGATGATTCTACAATAAGTCCATATTGGGCGTAACTATTTATTTTATTATAATTTATAAATTTTTTTAATTGTGGGTTTGTTATATTTTTTGTATAATAATTTGCTATTTCTAATCTTTTTAATAATGATTGATTAAAATATTTTAATTTTGTTAATAATATACTTGCTTGTAATGTATCTAATCTTGAATTTAGACCAATATAGTTATGTTCAAAACTTTTTGTACAACCATGATTACGAATTGCTTTAATCTTTTCTTCTAATTTATCATCATTTGTAAAAATACAACCTCCGTCTCCATAACATCCCAATGGTTTTGATGGGAAAAATGAAGTTGTTGCAATAGTTGTATATTGACACGAACATGAAAGATTATCTTTATATTGAGAACCAAAACTTTGAGCTCCATCTTCAATTACATGTATATTATATTTTTTACTTATTTTATTAATTTTTTCATAATCACACATATTACCATATAAACTTACACATATAATCGCTTTTGTTTTATTTGTTATTTTTTCTTCTATTTTATCTTCATCAATACATAATGTATCTTTATTTATATCAACCCATATAGGACATGCATTAACTAATTTAATTACTTCCGCGGTTGAAATCCATGTGTACGCTACTGTTATTATTTCATCGCCTGGTTTTATATCTAATGCTAATAATGATATATGTAAAGCATCTGTACCATTCGCACATGTTAGAGCATATTTAGCTTTTGTATATAATTGTAATTGAGTTTCTAACTCTTTTACTTCTTGACCATTTATAAAATCACCTCGTTCTAAAACTCGTAGGATACTTTCATCAATTTCTTTTTGTTTTATTTTATATTCGCGTGTCGGGTCATACATATTTATTTTGTCGATTTTATTCATTTTTTATATTATTATTTTTAATAATATAAAAAAAATATTTTATAAACTCTTTCTAAAAATATTTTATAAACTCTTTCTAAAAATATTTTATAAACTCTTTCTAAAAATATTTTATAAACTCTTTCTAAAAAAAAGTATAAAAATCGAATTTATCATTAGCTTCTTTTAACATTAAATAATTAAAATCATTTACACGAAATAACATATTTAATGTTTCTGGGTCTAAACATGTTGTATAATCACGTTCTAATTTTTCAATTAAAATACTCGTTGGTGACCATTTTTTTGTTAATGAAGATTTTATTAGATTTAGAAAATGAGGATAATCATTATAAAATGAAAAAACAATATCTACTGGATAATTAAAATAGACTACTTCATCATAATTATGTTTTAGATCGTGATAATTTTTTAATTTATCATCTAATTGATGATCATAATTTTTTTTATCATATTGAGTTTTGATATCAAAAATACTATCTTTATCAATATTATTTATTTTATAAAAATCTTCAATTTCATAATCATAACTATATTGTGAAATAGTATATTTATATTTTTGAATACCATCAATTATTGGTTGTATTCTTTTTTTATATAAACTAAATCCTTCTTCTTTGCTATATGTTACACATCCTGTTTGAGCATATTCGAACATTAAAACAGCTGTACATAACATTTTGATTGATTTATTATATTTTTGTATTAAGTTTAATATAAAAATTTATTATATCAATTTTTTTATATGTGTATCGCTATAGTTGGAGCTGGTTATTGGGGTAAAAATTTAATTAGAGAATTTTATAGTTTGAATGTATTAGATATGGTTATAGAACAAGATGAAAATTTATTAAATGAAATTAAAAATAAATATAATATTAAAACTTCTTCAAATATTCAAGATGCTTTTAATAATAATAATATTACAGGTATCGTTATAGCAACACCAAGTGAAACTCATTATACTATCGCAAAACAATGTTTAGATTATAATAAGAATATTTTTATTGAAAAACCATTTACATTAGATTATAATAAATCACTTGAATTACATAATTTATCAATTCAAAAAAATCTTAAAATTATGGTTGGTCATATTTTACATTATAATTTATATATTATTAAATTAAAATCTTTATTAAAAAATAATACAATTGGTCAAATTAAATCAATTGTTACAAATAGATTTAGTTATGGTAAAATAAGACCAAATGAAAATGTTCTATGGAGTTTCGCACCACACGATATATCTTTAATTTATTCATTACTTAAAAAAAATTCATCAAATCAAGAGCCATTATTAAATATTAAATACATTGATTCTAAAACTCATTGTTCTAATATATCAGAATCTAATATTTTTTTAGAATCTAATGATATAAAAGTTAATATAAATGTTAGTTGGCTTAAACCTTATAAAGAATCCTCTATAACAATTGTAGGAACAGATGGTATATTATATTTTGATGATGTTAAAAAAACTCTATCATTAACTAAATATAATTTATTAAAACAAAATATATTAATTAACGACTATATTTCACCTTTACATAACGAATGTCTTCATTTTGTTAATTGTTTAATTAATAATAAAATTCCATATACTAATAGTTTTGAAGCTCTTTATGGTATTCGTTTAATTGAAAATATTATTAATTATACTAATTATAATCTTGATCCTATTTCTATTAGCGACCATAATACTCCAATAAATAATAATGATTATTATCTTGATTCTACATCAATAATTGATAATAATACAATAATTGGTAAAAATACAAAAATATGGCATTATACACATGTTTGTGAATCAAGTATTATAGGACAAAATTGTAATATTGGTCAAAATTGTTATATTGGTAAAAATACTATAATTGGTAATTATTGTAAAATACAAAATAATGTTTCAGTGTACGATGGCGTTGTATGTGAGGATTATGTATTTTTAGGTCCTTCGTGTGTTTTTACCAATGATTTAAATCCACGCATTGAATATCCTAAAAATAGCTATAAAAAAACCTATATTAAATATGGAGCTACCATTGGTGCGAATGCTACTATATTATGTGATTTAACAATTGGTCGTTATGCTTTAATTGGAGCAGGTAGTGTAGTTGTTCGCGATGTTCCTGATTATGCGGTAATGGTAGGAAATCCTGCGAAACAAATAGGAATAATTGATAAATATGGAAAAATAACTAAAATATAAAAAATTGATTAATAAATATAAATATATTAATCAAAACAAAAATAAAAATGGCACTAATTGAAATAATCTCTAATAAATATGTATTAAATAATAAAAAAAAATTTAATAATAATAATATTTGGGTTGATAATAAACGTCCTGAAAATTATACTAAAAATAATGATCGTTATCAAACTAAAAATTGGATTGATTCATTTTTAAATTATACTAAAATTTCTTTTGAAAATTTTACTTGGTTAAAAGAAATAAGAAAAATTTATATGTTAACTAATAAAATTAGTACTAATTATAATGATGAAATTAAAGAATTTATACAAACATTAAATGATCAATATAAAAATATATTCAATAATAGAAAATATCATATTCGCACAGATCATCATAGTTTAAAATCTTCTAAATTTGGTTTAATTTTTTATGATAATTTTTATGATATTATCATTAGTTTAATTACATGTTCTGAAACACATGTGGGATTTTTATTAAAAGATCAAATAATAAATTTATATTTTATTGACTGGGTTCAAATAGATAAATTTAAGGAATTTCGAGTATTTATTAAAGATTATAAAATTATGGCTATATCACAACAATATATATATGAACCTAATAAATGGTTTCAACATAAATCAATACCTTTTATGACTGAACAAATGAATAAAATTATTAAATATTTTGATCAAAATATTAAAAATAAATTAATGGATATTTCAATTAGTGATACTTCTTTAGATATTGCTTTTGTTAATGATAATTTATATATGATCGAATTAAATCCTTTTGGTAAAGAATATTCAAGTGGTAGTGCTTTATTTAATTGGATCGATGATTACGATAAATTATATACAAATAATGAAATTAATTGTAGAATTACTTTATAGATTTAATAAATTTTTACTATTAAAAATTTATTAAATTAAATTAAATTTAAAATTGAATGTTTTAGATAACAATTTCTTTTATTTTATTTTTTTTATAATTATCTTTTCTCTTTTGTTTTTCAATTTCTTTTTGTTTTTCTTTTTGCTTTTGCTTTTCTATTTCTAATTCTTTTTTATTATCTTGAATATCAGTAACAAGTTTTTTAATTTTTTTAATTTTTTCTTTATTTTTAATTGGTGGTTCTTGTTTTATATCATAATTTATTGATTCTATTTTATCTGGTAAATCCATATTATTGCTTGGTTTGCCATTTGTAATAATAGAATGGTTTTTATTTTTTTCAATAAGTAAATAATTTTCACATTCTCCTTTAATTTCTTCATTGTGTGTTATTAAAAAGATCGAGCGATAATGTTTTTTCATTTTTAATAATATTTCTTGTAAAGAAGCTTTTGATGAGGAGTCCATACAACTTAAAACTTCATCTAAAAATAATACACCACCTCTCGTACAACTTGAAATTTTACCCAAACCAATTCTTGTTGCTAATTCTAATTTCATACGTTCTGATCCACAACATTGACGTGCACCACGTTCTTTTCTATTTTTTGTAATATAAAAATTAACTTGATTTTTACTCTTTTCATCAATTACAATTTTACAACCTAATTCACCACCAAAAGATAATAATATTAAATTTATTTCTGTTTCTAATATTGTCATTACTGTATTCATTAATTTAAATTTAATTCCATTATTACCAACTATTTGATAATATAAAGATAATTCATCATATTCTTTTTGATTTTTATCTAATTTTGTTTTAATATCATCAATTACTTTAATATTATTTTTAATTTCTATATTTTCTTCTATAATTTTATTTTTTTCTTTTTGTTTTTCTTCAATATATTTTTCTAAATTATTTATATCATTTTTATTAACTCTTACTTCTTCATCTAATTGTTGATTTTTTAAAATTAGTTCTTTAATTTCTTCTTTATTTTGTATTTTTAGAAGATTCTCTTTTAATTGATCATTTAAATTAATTATATCTAAATTTAATTTATTACAATCGTTTTCATATTTTAAATTTTTATTTTTTATTTTTAAATTTTTCATCATATCTAAATATTCTTCATTTTTATATTCTGTTAATTCTTCTATTTGATCTTTATTTATTTTTATTTTTTGTTCTATTTCTTCATTTTTTATTTTAATTTCTTTTATTTCTTCATATTTTATTATTTTTTGTTTAATCATTTCTAAACGTTCATTTAAGATTTTTAATTCATTTTGTTTATTATTATAATTTTCATGAATTCGTTCATTTTTATTATATTCATTTAATTCATTATTATAATTATTTATATAATCTTTAAAAGGTTCATTTTGTTTTTCTAATTTTAGTATTTGTTCTTTTTCTTTTTCATATGTTGTTTTTTGTATATTTAAATCATTAATTGTTTTAATTTTAGTTAAAGCTTCTTTTGTAAATGGATTTGATATACAATATTTACAATTTTGATCATATTCTAATTTTTGATATTGTTCAGATGCATTAGAAGCTTCTTGTAATGTAGTTGTTAAAATATTTAAATTATTATTAAGTTCATCTAATTTTTCATTTAAATTTTTATATTCTTTACATTTTTGTTCATTATCTAAATTATATTCAGGTTCAATTAAATCTTCATATTTTAAAGTTTTTATAAAATCATTTACTTTAGTAATCTTATCTTGTAATTTTTGTTTTTGAATTAATAACTCATCGATATCAATTAAATCGATTTTATTTAAACTTTTTATTAATACTTCATTTTCTTCTTGAAGAACTTTTATTTTATTTTTATTTTCTTTAATCAAATTATTATTATTTATTTCAATTTCTTCTATTTCTTCATCACTTAATTCTTTGATTGGTTTTATTTTATTTGTTCTTTTTTCTATTTTTTCTTGTTTTGAATTTATTTTTATAGTTAGTTCTTCATTTATTTCTTCTAATTTACAAATTTTATTAAAATCATCTTGATCAATTGTATGCATTTTTTTATGATTATCATTAATTAAATCATTTTTTAATTTAATATTATTTTTTTCATTATTAATATCCGTTTCTAAATTTTTTATTTGTTCTTTATTTTTTTTAATTTTATTTAATAATTCTTCTTTGCTTTCATGTTGATTCATATTGGTTTTATCATATTTTATTATTTCATTAATCTTTTTTATACTCTCATAAGCTTTTTTACTTAAATTTGTAAAAATGTCAATATCAAATAATCCCATAATATAACTCATTTTTTCACTTTTTGATAAATCTATAAATAAGCGCGATTCTTGTAATAAAGCATTTGTTAATATAAATGATTTTGAATCACCAACTAATTCTTCAATTAATTGTTTTGTTTCATTTGTATCTTTACTTGTTATTAATTTAAAATCATCATTGACTAATTTTAATAAATTGACTTCAACAGAACCAGCACGTGAAGAATCTTTTTTAGTTGTTTTCATATATTTTTTAATTAAATATATATCATTATTAACTTTAATTTTTAATAAAACACTAAAATAATTACTTTGTTCATTTAACATATCACTTATTTTTAATTTTCCATTAATACTTTTCTTTGTTGTATCTTCATATAATGTATATAAAATAATATCTATAATACTACTTTTACCATAACCATTATTTGCCATTAATCCACAAACTCCATTTGTTTTTCTAAAATCAATATAATTATCTTCACCATAAGCAAATAAATTAGAAAATTTCATTTCGATTAATTCAAAATTAATATAACTATTTTTTATTTTTGTTTCTAAATCATTATAATATTTTGTATTTTTATCTAAAATATTATTTATTAATTCTTCTGTTATTTCTAATGTAGAATCTGCAATTATTTTATTATCTTTATCATTCATAAATTCTCGAATTATTTTATTTTGATTTTCTAAATTATAATATCCTCCATCTAATTCATCTAATCGTGTTCCTTCTCCTAATTCTAATTGATCTATTATTTTATCCTTTTTTATTGAATGGAATATACAATCACGATCTTTAAATAATTCGTCTATTTGTTTATCACATTCTTCTTCTGTATAATCTTTATAAGATACCTTTAATTGAATTATTTTATCTTGAATTTCATCTTCTAATACTGTTTGTTTCCCTTTTTCTAATCTTAATTTATAAAACATATATTTATTTTCTATTTTTACATATTTACTTCGTGATTTTGATAAATTCCATCTTATATACCCATGTTTTATAGAATCTTCACCAAAAGATTGTTGTATTAAACTACCACAATAAGCGATTGTTTTTGTTTCATTTAAATATTGATGTTTATGAATATCTCCAAGTAAAGCATAATTATAACCTTCAAAAAATTCTAATGTTTTATCATAACGTTCTTTAATAAAGGTACAGTTATCTAATTGAGATCCAGCAACTTGACCGTGATATAGAGCTATTTTAATTTCTTTATCTTTATCTTTGAGTTTAATATCAGAAGCTTTTATTTCTTGTTTATCTAATTCAGAAGAAACACCAAAATAAATATTATTATATTGATATATTCCACTTTGATCTAAATAATGTACTTTATATTTACCACTTGATCTACCCATTAAAGGTTTTAAACAATCTCTTTTATTATCTCTTAATGTATAACCATCATGATTTCCTAAGATAACTATAATTGGACATAAATCAGATAATTTATCAAAATATAAATTAAATAAATTTACAGAAATATCATTAAAATTATTTTTCTCATGAAAAATATCTCCGCATATTACTATTAAACTATTGTTTTTATATTTTTCAATTGCATCACATAAATTATTTAATACATATCTATATTCATCTTGCCGTTCCGTTGTTTTCCGTATATGTAAATCAGATAAATGATGTATATATCTAATATTTTCACCGATCGATAATAGTGTTGTATTTGCCATTTATTTATTTTTATAATTAATATTTTTAAATAATAATTATAAATAAAATCAATTTTTAACGCCATTTTAAAATAACCTTTTTTGGTTCTGTTTTTGGTTCAACCGTTGGTTCTGTTTTTGAATCTACTTTTTGAGAATTTAAAATACTATTATTAAATCCTTTCCATTTAGCATCTGTTTTTGAAAAATCGACTTTATATTTCTTTAATTTATTCCATTTAGTATCTAATTTTTGATTTTGATTTTTAGATTGAATATTACGTCCATTACGAATATTTGAAAACTTATTATTATCAAAACCATTTTTATTTGATCTTTTAAATCGATTTTTATGAGCGTTTTGTAATGCTTGTAATCGTTCTTTCTCTAATAATTTTTGATGTTGTTCTTGTTCTTTTTTAATTTTAAAACTTTCTTTAATTAATTCATGTTCTTCTTTTTGCTTTTCTTTTTGATCGATAATTTCTTTAGCTAATTTTTTAGCCACTTCATATCTATCTGTTTTAACATCTGAAAAAGTTAATTTTTTAAGTTGTCTATTAACTTCTATATCAAAATTAGATTTATCTAATTCTTGATCTTTTAGTTGTTTTAATTTTTTATAATGATCATCTAATTTTTTTTTTTCTTTCTTATGATAAACACGGTAATTGTCTTCTAATTTTTTTTTTTTGTTTGAATCATTAACTAAATCAAGTTCTAATTTTGCACAATTTGAACAAGTTTGTCCCCAAAAACCACTTTGACCATATAAAAATAAAGAACGCGAACAACGTTTACAAAATTCACTAAATTTAACTTTTTTATAACGTTCTTCTTTTGTTTCTGGGATATTTGATACCCAAGCATCATTACAAGGCGTAAATGAACGAAATGCATTATAGTTTAATCCGATAACTGAAATATTCGGTTCCATATTTGATATTTGTGTTTAAAATTTAAATTAGAATAAACATTAATTATATTTTAATATATATTTTAATTTAACTAATATTTTATTTTTCAATTTTTTTAAAGTACTTTCTTAATATATAGTATAAATAATGTCTAAAACAATCGGCGATAAACTTAAAATCTCTTTTAGAGTTGCTTTAATTTTCTTATTAGTTTCTTTACCATATGTATATAGTTTAACTGATAAATTTGCACCTCTTCAAACTACTCAAAATGGATGTCCTACAATATATGGGCGTTTATTACATGGTTTATTATTTTTCTTAATTAATCTAATTATGATGAAATTATATAATAGTAAAGAAGAATGCAAACAAAAATCATTTGGTACAATGATTAAATACGCATTTTATGGAACATTAGTAACTTATGTTTTATCTGATCCTGGTATATATAAATTAACTAATACTTTTGCAAATAAATATAATATCACAACGTCAAATAATGGATGTCCAACTTTATATGGTGTCGCATCTCATTCACTTGTATATGTTGCAATATTAACAACTATGATGTATTTTCCCAAAGATACAAAAAAAATTTGTCCAGAAAAATAATAAATTTATAAAAAATTAAATTTAATTTATAAATTAAATTTAATTATAATGCTTTCTATTTATAAACCGTATGGATTTTTAATGAGTGATTTAACTTATAAAATAAAACTTACATATCCGTACATTAATAAATTCTCTTATTTAAATAGGTTAGATATTGTTGCGAGTGGTATTGTTAATTTTGTTATTAATGAAGAATGTAAAAATATTGGACTTTATAAATTAAAAAAATATTATTATGAATGGGATATAATTTTTGGTATATCTACAGATTCACAAGATATTTATGGGTTAATTAATGAAATTAATCCTTATTGTATTGTAAATGAAAATAAATTATATAATTTAATAGATTCTTATAAAAAAAATTATAAACAAAAATTTCCTATTTTTAGCACTAAAAAAGTTCATTATAAAAATAAAAAAAAAAGATTAATTGATTTGTATTTAAAAGATAATATTATTATTGATCAACCCAAACAAGATGTTTCTATATTTGATATTGAAATTTGTAACAGTTTAACTTATCGATATTTAATTAATAACTTTATCTTTGATATTAAACATATAAATATTACTAAAAAAAATAAAAAAAGAATTTTAAATATATTAAATCAATATAATCAATTAGATAAAACTATTACTTTCCCTACTATTAAAATTAAAGCAAATGTTTCGTCTAATACATATATTAGACAATTAACTACAGATATCGCCGATGAATTAAATCTTTGTGCAATATCTTATAGAATTCATCGAGCCCTTTTTTGATTTTGATTAAATAATTTTATTTAATTCATTAAACCATAATTTATATGTTCGTTTGTTATTTAAATGATGATCATATTTATTAGAATTTAGATAAAAATCTTTAACAATATTTGTTTTTTTATTTATAATATGTTCAGTTATATCAATATAATTATAATTATTTTTTTCTGCTTCACTTTTTAATAAAGAATTATATAATAATGTTTTTTCAGTTCTTATTTGTTGACTTTCTTTTACTTCTTTTCTTGAACCATTTAAAAAATTTTTATCAGTATTATCTTTAATTGTTGGTAATATTGAACCACATATAATTATATCAGATGGATGAAACTTAAATTTATCAACTAATTCATTTTTAATAAATTTAGATAAATTATCAATACAACAATTAATTTGTTCATCGATCGTAATTGAATGACGCTGTGATCTTACATATATTAAATAACCACAATCAACTTCACCTAACATTATTATTATTTTTTTATTCTTTTTATTCTTAATTTTATTTTCTTCTAAATAGTCCGTATATTCATTAAAAGCTCGTGTTTTTGAATTTTGATTTATTGAACCATAAGCAGAAGCTCCATTTACCATTTGAATTTTAAATTTATATTCTTTTTGTTTATTATTCATATAACTAAATATTCTCGAATGACTATCTCCTAAAACTATTACTTCCATCTTTATATTATTAAAAAATATAATTTATATTCTTTAATAATTTTTGTTATTTAAATACACCAAATTAGTACTTTCATTAAACATTTTAGTTATTTAAATCCACCAAAATAGTACTCTCTTTTAACATTTCATCAAATTTATTTTTAAATTTAGTACTTTCACCCATAATTAATAAGTCATAATATTTTTTCGGGAATAATAAATTTTTCTTTATAATTCTATAATGTAGACATTTATAATTTATACATTTATAATAATTATTTAACCTTTCTGATTCCGTATATGATTTATTTAATTTATGAAATATACTATAAAAATTCAAATATAATTTCCATTGATTTTGTAAATAACGATTCATACTATACAATCTATATAAATGTTTTAACGCTTCAAACAAAAATTCTATTGCTGGTTTACTTATAAAATATTTTGAATTATGTATTATAAAAAATTGTCTTATATTACCTGTAAAAAAATACACAAATAAAGCATACAAATAAATATTTTTATAATTTTCGTGCATAATACCATTAACTGGTAATGGATCTCTGATACGTATAATATTACGTGTAATTTGTTTAAACTTTAATACATAATTATAAATATTTGATTCATCTATTTTAGTTAAATCAATACTATTATATGTTTCAAAAAATATATTATTATGATAATCCATTTATTAAAATACTATTTTATTATTTTTATATATTAAATTTTATATATTCAATTTTATTTATTCAATTTTATTTATTTAGTATTACTTATAACGTTACTTTGATTTATTATATAATATTTCGATAAATTATTTTTTAAATACTCTTTTAATATATCTTGATTACTTAATTTTTTTATTATTGCACAAATAAGTTCTTTATTAAAAATATTTAATTTATTATAAATAAAGTCCATTATGTATATTAATTCTTTTTTTATTTCTGTTTCTTTATTAATTAATTTTATATATTCATCCTCATCTTCACTTAATTTTGGATCTCTTGCATATTTATCAAATTTAAAAATTAAATTATTAATATATAGAATAAAAAAGTTATTAATATCAAATTCTATTTTTGATAAAATCTTTAATATTTGATAAAAATTTTCAATATGATTTTTACAAAAATATTGTTCAAAATTATCAAATTCGTTTTTTGTTAAAATTATACGTGATTTATCATTAAAATAATTTGTATATTTTGATATTATTTTAATATTTATTTTAATAATTTTATTATCACGTGTAATAAATTCTGTATCTTTTTTAAGTTTATAATCATATTGATCTTGTTCATTAAATTTTTTATAAACTGTATTGATATTTTCTAAATCTATATCAATAATAATAGGTATTACATATTCGTATATTTTTTCTGCAATTAAACGTTGTGTTGAATTTAAATATAATATATTTTTTGTTGAAGCCATATTTAAATATTCCCATGAATAATTTATTTTATCTATTTTATCATCATTATCATTTTTTATCCGTTTTATTATAAATTTATTATATTCTTGTATATATGACCATCTATAGCCTAAAAATGTTATTTCTTGTTTAAAATCAGGATATAATATTAATGAAAATATCATTATATTTTTAATAAATTAAAACCAATAACATTTTAAATATTCTTTTATATTAAAATTAATATCAGGATCTAAAATTATTTCTTCTACTTTTTTATTAATTTCCATAGAATCATTTATATTTAATAATGTATGTAATTTTTCTAATTGATTTTTTATAACATATTCTATTATTTTATTTTTTGATGTATCTTTATAAATTTTGTTATTTGATAATTCTAAATCTAAATTAATTTTTGTAACTTTCTCAGTTTTTTCAAAATATTTTATAATTTTATTTGCATTTTTTAATACCGCATATGAATAAAAATCATTTAATAATATTTGAATACTAAAATATTTATTTTCAATCTGTCGATATTCACGTAATATTTTTAGTAATTCTAAATTATCCTGTTCAATTAATTTATAGATTGTTCGTTTATTTTGTATATTTGAACCTATTGATAATAAATATTTTATACATTCTTGTTTATTATTTAATATACAATGATGTGTTCCTATATTCATACTCATAGAACCATTTCGTATACTTTTTTTTATTTTATCTAAATCACCTTCAATACAAGCTAAAATTAAACTATAATTACTATTTTTTTCAATTAATTCATCCCAATTATAATTCATTATATAATAAATTATAAATAAAATATATTTTTTAATCAAATTTGATCTTCGGTTGTATTTACTATATTGGTATAATCATTTATAATATAATCATTTTCTATATTTTCAATATAATTTCGCCTTTCTATCTCTAATTCATATTGTGATACTTTAAAAGTTAAAAGCGTCATGATTATAAATAAGATAATTCCAAATAGTAAATAAAGTGTTTGAATATCCATTGCTGTATTTATAGTAATAAAATTATATATATTACTATACATTTTTAACTAATTAGTTATTTTATATTTAGTGTAATAATTAATATAATTATCAATTTTTTATTTTTATTATTTAATAAAAATTGATATTAATAATATTAATAAATAAATTTAAAACTAAAGAGTAAATTTAAGTATTAAAATGACTAATAACTTAATCATATATAGAAAAAAATGGGCTCCATTTATTATTATTCATTTATCTTTGGTATTATTTGGAATGTGGGCATTAATTGACACAATTGATAATTATGATCGATCAAATAAAAATGAACTTTATCGAGAATTAAATCTTTTATTATTTATTACAAGTTGTGGAAGTATTATTACATATTATTATGGTCTTTGTAGATCATTATATATATTTTATCAAAATACAAAAAATACATATTTTGTATTAGACATTGTATATTTTTTATTAAATATTATATCAATTGTTGGTTATATTTGGTCTATTGATATTTTTTTAAGAATTGATTATTCGACTTTTAAAACATCTTATTCGATTATTAAAGGTATGATTATATTATATTCGATTGTATATTTATTATTCTTTTACTATTTATGTTACTCTCTTTGTTTAAAATATAAATGTAAAAAAAAATATGATAATGGTGATCAAAAAGAAAAAATTATCGAGATTGTTTAAAACTATTGTTTAAAAATATATAATTTAGAAAATATTAAATCAATTATTTTATTTTCATTAATTTTATTTATTTCAGTTGAATATTCAAATATTATATCATTTTGATTACTTATTAATTCAAAAGGTAATAGTTTTATTAAATTATTTGTATAATTTTTTAATTTATTTATTTGAAATACAATACGCCAGTGTGTATTTGTTCGATTTATATAAAATATTATATTGTTCTTTTTAAAATTTGTTTTCAAATGTAATTGATTATCAAAGTGATAATCAATATATAATGATTTATTAGAAGGATTTTTACTTATTCTATAATTCATTCTATAAATAATAAATATTTATAAAACTTTTATATAAAAGTTTTATAATTAATTGATTAATTTATGAGTAATCATTGAGTTCGCCAATAGTGCGTCCAACAAATTGGTTTAGAGTATCTTGTGCGAATTTAGGAGTTGCAAGACTTTGAACACTTCCTGTATTTAGTACATGACTTACAACATTTACAGTTCCGAATTTAATAAAATCATCGGCGATTTGTTTACTTTCGGGATCAAAATGTCCGGTATCATACATTTTTTTAGTAACAAGATTATAAACTGTGAAACCAATAAGAGTATATAGTGATTTTAGAAGCCAAGCTGGGTCCTGCATATCTTTTTGTGCAACAAGTCTGCTTACAAGTAAAACTGTACCAACTTTAAGAATATCATCAACCACGTGTTGATATTCTCCTGCACGAGATGTATCAACATTATTTTTTACAAGAAGATGGTACGCGGTAAATCCAAGAAGAGTACCGAGTGTTTCTTGTTGCCATTGAGAATCGTATAAACTTCCATTTCCTAAGAAACGCGATACAACTTGCATACTTCCAACTTTGATCCAATCATCTAAAACAGGTTTTAGCATTTTTATTATATATATATTTATAATTTAAAAAAAAATAATTATATATTTTTTTAAATTTTAAAATTTTATTCTTATATTATTTTATTTGATTTATTTGATATTATTGAAATCGCATCACTATCGCTATCATAAGCTTCATTATCAGTTTCATAATTTTGTGTTTCTTGATCACTTTTAATAGATTCTTGATCACTATCAATTGATAATAACTTCGTTTTATTTAATTCCTTATAAATTTTTCTATAATTCTCAAATAAGAGGTTTAATATTTTTTCATTCGTTTTTGAACCAATATTTTCATTATCAATAGAATAATTAATAGTCGAAATTAAAGCCTGTCTCATTTGTTTAGTATCAAAATCAAAATTATCTTTTTTATAATTTGTTTTAATATAGTAAATAAAACTAAATTTAAGATTATCTGTAATTTTAGTTGTTATTTTCTCTGATAATAATAATTTATCTGAAAATACTATTTTTACTAATTTATCATATTTTTCAAATATATTATTTATTTTATCTTTGTCTGTTAATTTTTCTATAAATTTTTTTCGTTGTAATTCATTCGGTTTTATTAAACGTTTATTTTCCAATATAGTAAATATATTTGTTAAAAATAATATATGATCTTTTCGATCTATCTTATAAAATTTTGTTAATAGATCAATATATTTTGAACATTGTTTATTATATAAATTTGCTAATTTATAATCGGTAATCATCGCAATAATTTTTTCACCCGCTTTTAATGCACAACCTTGTTGAATTCTATAAAATATTTGAACTTGATCAAAATAACTTAAATCATCATACTCAATAATATTCATTGATAACTTATCTAATCTTTTTTTATCCTTTTTATCTAAAACTTTATAATATTCATCTGAAAAATTATCGGGAACTTCACTATAATAATATTCTATTTCATCATCGTCTTCATTCTTTTTAAAACTATATTCATTATTATAATATTTAATTAAAGATGTAATACGCTGTTTCCCATCAACACATATATCTTTATCTTCTGATGAAGATATTAATATTGGGATTGGTATTATTCCACGATAACATGAATTTATAAATGCTTTCATTTTTGATATTGTCCATACTACATCGCGTTGATATTCAGCATCTAAATCTAATTTATCATCCGTAAATTCAGTTACGATCGTTTTTAAGTTTTTTGTTATATTACGTGAATTATATTTTCGTTGCATTTTTAACCTTTATTTATTTACTTTATTAATTAATATTATATTTTATCAATTTTTTTATTTTTATTCCAAAATATTTTTTTTAGTCTATAATAGTCCAAAAATAGATTTTTAATAGATTTTAAATAAAATCTATTTTTGGATTATGTCCAAAAATAGATTTTAGTTATTTAATAGTCCAAAAATGAGTTTATTTATAATTATTCCAAAACTAAATAATTTTATAGTTTTATAATATACTAAATGAATATTCAAGGATCTCAAATTATATCAATAAATAAACCACAAATACCTTATTTTATGAAACATTATGAAAAAAAAATAAATCGCCCATGGTTTGGTGAATTTAGTGAAAGAAATTTTTTAAATTCAAATATACCCTTATCAACATTACCTGATCATTTTAAATTAGTTCAACGTGATAATGATTATTATGAAATCGACCAAGACGATCATTACCATCTTGATGGCTGTATATTAGATGAAAAAATTAAAATAAATAATAATAATAATGGTAATGATATTGAAGAAGAAATTAAACAAGAACAAAAAAAAATTAATCAAAAACAAAATATAAAATTAACAAATACTATGATATGTATAATAATATTTTTTATATTCTTTTTAATTATATAGATGAACGAATATATTTATAAAGTTTCAATTATTGGTGATTGTGAAGTTGGTAAAACTACATTAATAAATACTTATATTAATGGAAAATATGATTATACTCCTTATAATTTAACAATAGGAGTTGATTTTTATGTTAAAATGATAAAAGATATTAAATTACATATATGGGATTTAAGTGGTGATAAATATTATAAAAATATAGCAAAACGTTATATTAACGAATCAATAGGAATATTATTAGTATTTGATTTATCAAGAAAAAGTACTTTTAATAATTTAAAATCCTGGATACAATTAATTGATCCAGAACAAATTAAAAAAAAAAAAATTATATTAATTGGTAATAAAAACGATAAAAATAAAGTAATTGAACAATATGAATTAAATACATTTATATTAACATATGGTTTAGAATATTATGAAATAAATGCTAAAGAAAATACAATTAATGGTATATTTAAAAATTTAGTAATAAATATTAAACTAAAACAATTAAATTATAATTATTTAATTGGTATTAAAAAAAATCAATATTCTAATATTAAATATGTTGAAGAAACAGATAATAAACAAAGTTATTGTTGTTGTTCGAATATTTAATTTTAATAAAAGTTAATTATAATTTTTATTAAAATATTAATTTATTTATTCTTCCATAAATTTTTTTAGAATAACATCATCTTCTGCGCTACAATTGTAAATATATGGTAAAATATGGAAGATAATATCTGCTGGAGTATATTTATCTTCGGGAATTTTATGTAGAACATCTTGTTTGAGATGTCTTTTAAAGATTTTATTAAAGATAATTTTAATTTGATGATGATCTGCTTTTTTGAATTTCATACAAATATCCATTCTACCACTTCTATATAGAGCTGGTTCAAGAAGATCAATATGATTAGTAGTCATAATAAAGACAGTTCCATCTTGTGAAATAGTCCCATCTAAAATATTTAGTAGATATGAAAGGTCTAATTTATTAGTTTCTTCTTTTGTAAAACTATCAATAATATCTTTTAGATCACTAATATTATTAGTATCATTAATTTCATTATTTAGTGTATTTAGGTTTTTATAAACAATCGGTGTTTGTTTTTCAATTTCTTCAATTACAATAATTCCTTTATTTGCTCCATTCTTTAGTACATGATCAAAAATTGTTTGTAGTTCTTGATTTGTTTCGACTCCTTTGATATTCACATAATAAATATCACGTTTTAGATAACTTCCAATTGTTGTAATTGTTGTGCTTTTACCTGTTCCTGGAACACCATGAAGCATAATACCAAGTTTCTTACGAATACCAAGTTCTTCATAAATTTTATCAGAATTTACAAAATTCTTTAGCATGTTTTCAAGAATAAATTTATCATTCTCTCTTAGATATAGTGTATCAAGGCTTTTATATTGTTTTGTCAAATCCTCAGTAATCAATTCTTTTGTTTTTTTAAGACTAACAATACTCTCTTCAGGTTTTCCTAATTTAAGTTCTGTAAGTCTTAATTTAATATTCTTTGCAACATCACATTCCTTATCATCAATATTATTTAGTTCTGTTTGAAGTTCTTTATATTTTGTATTATATGTTTTGAATTTAGGATTATCAGTGGTTGTTTCTGTTTCGATAATCTTATAATATAAATTCTTAATTGAGATTTTATTATCAATATCATTCTTAAATAGTGAAGCATAATATTTCATTACGTTTTCTTTTAGGAAATTTGAAAAGATTTTATTCATTTCTTTAACATTGTGTTTTTTACTAATTAGTTGGAAATTTAGTTTATTAACATCGTATTCTTTCATATCATTCACATAATGATCAAAAATTAGATTGTTAATAGTTCCTCGAATCTTGTTATAATCGGTTTTATCTTCTTCACTAATAACAAACGAACAAGTTGAAAGGTCTAATTCATAATCTGTGATATTATGATAGTTAATATTTAGTCTAAGATTAATATTATCGAAGAAAATATATTCTTTTTCCAGGATAAGTCCAGTATTTGAATCAAGTTTTAGATTAAGATAATAAAGAATCATTAACATATATCCAAGTCTTGAAATAGATTCTTTGACATCAAAAAACATATTCTGACAAAAGTAAAATGAAGGATTTGATGCATATAGTGTTGAACCAAGATCCGTAAAATTCACATCCGCATTATTATAAATTGTATAAACTGCTTTTGTGCTTTTAAATTTATCAAAAATTTTATTATAGATTTCTGTATAAGACTCTTGATTTAGTTTATTAACAATCGTTTTTAGAAATTTTGGTAAGTTCTTTTCAAGACTTTCTTTTGTTTTAAATTCATTTAGATTAATTGTTAATTTATTATCTTTAATTGTTTCTTCATCCAGTTTTAGTGTTTTTAGTTGATAATTATTAACAGTTGTATCATTATTATTAAAAAATAGTCTGTATTTTAGATTTCCATAGAAATTAATATCAATATCATTAAATTGAATATTCATATTCGAAATATGTTGTAATGTTGAATATTCATGTAGATTTGTTGGTTCAAAACGAGTAATTAGTTTATCAATTGTTGAAGTTTCTTTATTTAGTTCAATGTATTTTAATAGACCCGCAATAATTTTAGTATTATTTGTTGGAATTTGAATAGAAAATGTAGAATTAAATAATTCTTTCTTTTTGTTTTGTGTATTAAATAATAATTCTCGTTTTGTTTCTTTTTTAGTATAAGTTTTAATACTATAATTTACTTTATAATAACCTTTTTTAATAAGTTCATATAATTGAACAAATAAAACTCCTTCAAAAATATAAGTAATAATTGTATTGTATAATTTTGTTACAATCTTTTTAATTTCAGGTACACAATATAGTCCAAATACAATTAAAACACTCTTTAAAGAAAATAAATCATCGGTTTTAATTTCGTTTAATACTTTTGAAAATACTAAATTAATAATATTGTTCAAAATAGTTTCTCCCATGTTTGACGCATTTCCTCCTTGATTGTTATTCATCAACGATTGTTGAGCATAATGAGCTTGTTCAGTTGCTTGTTTTTGTGCTTCTTCAATAATATTCGGTTGTTCATCCATTTCAAACTAGTTAAATTTATAATTATTATGAGTTTATTAATTAATTTTTATTAATTTAATATTTCAACTTTTTAATATAAAATTTTATTTTGTTACTTTATTATAAAATGCCAGAAGGACCAGAAATTAAATATTTAGAATTATTATTAAATGATCTTGTTTATAATAAAACTTTCTTAAATATTACTTCAAATACTAAAACTATTAAAAATATACCAAGTAAATCAAAAGTTATTGATACGGGTTCAAAGGGTAAAGTTTTATGGTTACAAACAAAACATTATTATGTTCATATTCGTATGGGGTTAACAGGATGGATTGTTGATCAAGAACCTAAAATTTATAAATATATTTTACATTTTAATGGTATCGATTTATGGTTAAAAGATAGACGTAGATTCTCATCTATTAATATTTTTTTAACAAAAGAAGATCATATTAAAGAACTTGATAAATTAGGTGTTGATATATTAACTAAAGATTTTACATTAGATATTTTTAAAGAAAAAGTAAGTAAATCAAAAAGAAATATAAGTGCTCTTTTATTAGATCAAAAAGTATTTTCAGGTATTGGTAATTACATTAGAAATGATGTTTTATATATTGCTAAAATATTGCCACAACGTAATAGTAAAACATTAACAAATAAAGAAATTGAAGATTTATATAATGCTATTCGATTCGTTTCTTATTCTAATATTATTGAATGGTTACGTTCAAATTCTTTAAAAATACCAAAAGAAATTAAAAATTCAAAACCTAAAAATTTATTAGTCCCTTATGAAATGTTCGTTTATGGTAAAGATAAAGATAAATTTAATAATAAAATTCAATATGATAAAAGTATCGCAGGACGTAAAACATATTATGTTACTAATATTCAAAAATAAAATTTTAAAAATAATTTGATTTATATAAATTAAATTATTTTTATTCTAATATCTATTAATTAACGCAATTTACTTGTTTGATTAGTTTGATCATTAGTTTGATCATTAGTTTGATCATTATTTTTCCATTTATTATTAAATGTTAAACTATCCCATTTATTGACCAATTTTTTTTTATTAGAATCTTGATAAGAAACAGTTCTCCAATTATTTTTTACAATATCTTCTTGTTTTGATTTTTCATATAATATTTCTTGTTCTTTTTTTTGTTTTTCTAAAAATAAATAATTACTAAATTCTTCTAATTTTTCTAATTTAGTTTTTCTTTCAGAATATTCTTTTGCGAATTCTTTTTCTTCTTTAATTTTATTATCTAAATTTGATAATCGTTTTTTACTTTTATTTAAAGCTTTTATTAGATTTTGTGCTTCTAATGTTGCTCCATTTGTTTTTGTTCCTTGAATAAATTCTATTAATCTTGTTTTTGTAGATTCACTTACATAACCAAATGCACTCCAACTACAACCTACACGACCTGCTCTTCCTAATAATTGCATAATCGAACCAATTGAATGTGTTTTAGCCATTTTATCTTCAATAATAACATGTGTAAATGGATAATTAGCACCATACGAAATAGTATCATCAGCAATTAAAAAGGCTAATTTACCAGAAGAGGCTAAATATAAAACATAATCATTATATTCTTTTGTTAAATATTCAGAACTTGGATTATAAATACCAACACCACACCATAATAATAATTTAATCCAATCCCAAACATAAAAATCAGGAATATTTGATGGTGATAATGGTGTTCTAATTAATGAACTATCAAGATCTTTCTCAAAATCTTCTTTATAAAACATTTTAAAATGTTCATGTGTATTAATTTGTAGATAACTTGGAAAATCAATATATGGTTTACTCTCTTCTAATTCTTTTATTTGATCATTTATTGTTGTATGTTCAAATAATTCATTATTAGATTTTTTTGTTTCACTTATTTTATGTTTTTTAAGTTCTTCCATTTTTTTATTATAAATATTTAATTTTAGTTCATAATTTTTCATTATCGTATCCATACAAATATTTAAAAAATATTCGTCAGCTAATGTTTTGGCTAATTCTAATGGAGAACTAACCGCATATAAACATCCTCCTGTAAATTTATAAGCATCAGTTGTAAAAATATTTTCTTTTGTAAAATATTGCTTTTCATTTGATTCTTTATTAAGTGTTAAAGAACATACTTTTTTAATTGTTTCATTTGATTGTGTTTTGAGTATATTTAAAAGTTCTAATACTGTTTTTTGGATTGATTGTTGATTTAAATTTTTAATATTATTAAATCTTTCATCTAAATTTGGTAAATTTTTTATATTTTTATTTTTTAATTCATTATATAATATCTTTAAAATTGGAGCTGTATATAATCGGGATACAAATGGTTCATTTTCAATACGCTTACAAATATGTTTTAATGTTTCTTTATTTGTACAATTTGTATGAGGTGCTATAATATTCCCATATTGATCTATAATTTGATTTCCAATCATTGTTTCCATACTTACAATTTCTTTTATTTGAGCTGTTAAATATACACTTTGAAAATGTTCAATAATACCTTTTAATTCACTTTTATCTGGCATTGTTGCACTCGCTAAAATAGTAAATTCTGGTGCAATATTTAAAATTTCTGCTACTAAACTTGTTATTGGTGAATTCTCTTGATCTGCTCCAACCGTCGGTTCATCAATAAATAAGATATATTTTTTACCTGTTGTTTTTGCTACATTTAATAACGCTAACGTTGAAGTTAAATCTGCAATCGTTGTAACACGTTTTTTATCGGCTGCCTTTTTAACACTTTCTCTTAATGCTTTATTTCTTACTTTAATTTTTCGACTTGAATGAACTTTTCCGCATGAAAAATGATTTGTTACAATTGGTGTTGTTTTATTCATTGTTGCTATACCAAATGGTATTTCGGTATTATAATGAAATGCTCCAACTTGATGTCTTACGGGTTCAACCGAACAACAAAATAATAATTCAATATCAATATTAGATCTTTTAATTTGTTCTACTAACGAAGCTATACTTACGGATGTAGTTGTTTTACCGGATCCAATCATTGCTCTTAATAATACTAATGTGGGATTAATTTTATCTTTTGTTACATTTTCATATACTAAATCAATTAATTCTGTTTGTGATCGATATGGTTTTAATGATGTAAATGATATTACTTTATCATATTTTGTTGAAATAATTAATCGAGGATATTTTTCACATGTAATCATTGGAGAATAATTAATAAATTTTGATAATTTATCATGTAAATATTCTAAATCATTTATACATTGAAAGGATATTACTTCTAACTTATCTTCTTTTTGTTTTTCATTAAATTTTTTAATAGCTTGTAATATTTTTCTAATACCCACTACTAATTCATATCGCTCAATTTCTAATTTTGAACGATTTATAAACATTTCTCTAATTTCAAACATTAAAGATAATAATCGAATCTCTAAATAATCATTTGTTAAACCATATCGAATATCAATTATTGATTTATCAGTTTCAATTATCTCTAATTCTTTTGTTATTTTTGAACATAAATTGGTTTCAATGATATCCTGTGCTTTTGTTTTTGTTTTTACTTTTGATTTTGATTTTGATTTTGATTTTTCATTTGTAGGTAATCCTTTGAAATATTTTAAAATATAAGGTCTCAATAATAAATTATAATTTTTTTCTCCACAAATTTTAAAATCAATACTGCTATAATTTGTTTTATCTTTTTGTCCATATTCTTTCATCATATTAGCAATTTTCATTTGAATTCCTTCAAAATTTATTTCTATTTGTCCCCATTGTTTTGAATTAAATTTCGTATGTGTAATTTTATCCAACTCTTGTTTTGACACACTTTTAATTAAATCTTTCATATTAATTGTTTCGTTATCCATTGTTATTTTATTTACGAAGTTAAGTTATTTAATCTTTAATTTATTTAAATTAAAAATTAAATTATCAATTTTTTTATAATTTTAATCATAATTAATAATAATAATCTTTCTTGTTGTGGTATTTAATTCAATAATTGAAGAATTATGATTAATACCATAATTAATATTATGTTTATATTGAAATCTTTCTAAAATAAAATTAGAATCATCAAATACCCAATCACATAATAATCTATTTGGTTTATTTTTAAAAATATTTTTAATATCTGGAAATAATCCATAATTTATTGAACATTTATTAAATATTGAACCCTTTCTAAAATTTGCATATGAAATACAAAAAATAAAACCATTATTAATTTCGATTTCATTTATTTTTTCTTCTAACTTATTATAAAATATATCGATAAATTCTTTATCATCAACTGTTTGAATATATTTTAAAGATTCACTTTTACTATACTTTTTCATATGTTCTATTTTCTCTTTATTTGTTTCATCATTTGATGGAAACATTGTATTAAATATTTTAATAGTAATATTTACATCTTTTGATACATACTCTTTATTTTTTTTATTATATGACCAATTATAATAATTTGTATGTTTTATAAATTCTGGTTCATAATCAGACTCAAAATTTTTATTCGGTGCAATAATTATTATCATAATTTTATTATCTGTATTTTCTAATAAATATTCTATATAATATGGAAATAATTGACTGTATTGATTCCCAATTTTTTGATTATATTCTTTCTTTTCTTCCATTGAAGCTCCAATAATTATTTGTAAAATATTATTTTTTGATACTTTATAATTATTAATTGTATTATATAATCTAATTAATTCATATTGATAATGTTTCAAATTTGTATAACCTGAACACATTTGATTTGGGTATACAACCCATGGAAAATTAAGTGACAAAACCATTATTACATTTTTTAAAGTTAATATTATAAATTAAATACTGTTGTAATTTTATTTATTTTCAATTTTTATTTAATTAAATTTAATCAAATGTTGAATAAGTTGATCTTCTTAGTGGTCGTCTTATTGGTCTTTGATTTACTGGTAAAGGTGTCCAATTTAATACTAATAATATTATCAAATGTTTTTCTTCTAATTTAATTAAATGTTCGAAATGTTTTATTAAGATGATTAATATTATTATATTTAAAACTAATGCAATTAAATTACTAATTAAAAAAAATATTTTATAATAATAAAAACATACTAATAAAAATCGACCGACTATTGATATTAATAAATAACTTACATAAATACACGAAATACTAATACTATGTGAAAAAATACCTGTAAAACTTATTATAATTAAAATAGTTGTAAAAATATAATAATAACTATTTATAATATTTATAAATGATACTACTATATCTAAAAATATAAATGATAATAATATACTACGTAATTTAAATACACCACGTAATGTTTTATAATCATCAAATGTTAATGAAGCTGTATCCATTATATTATTAAAACTAATATATAATTTTTAGATATTAATTTTAAATTTCATTTTTTATTTCGATCAAATATCACTAAATAATAAATCTAAATGATCTTCATATTTTATAATATCGATTATATTATTTGTTAATAATTCTATTTGTTCTAAAATAGTTTTATATTCGGGAGTTTTTTTAAATTTTATTGCTTTTAATATTCTTTTATTTGGTATTAATTGATCATAATTATTTAAATTTATTAATGCTTTATATTCATAATCTGCATCACCAATTGATATAATATTTTGTATATTTAATTTTTTATTAAAATATATTTTTAATAATTTCTCAAATACTATTTTTTTCCACATAAATGCATCATCTGGATATTTTTTTTTATATAAATCTCTTGCTGAAATTATTTCAATATTACGTTTAATTAATTTAAAAGAATTTGGTAATAATCGACCCGTTTTTTTAATCCAATCAAATGAAGCATTTGTTACGATTACAATCTTTGTTTTATTTATAATATTATTTAGAAATCTAAATAAAATTATATCCAATTCTGATAATATTAATTTATATTTTTCACATACTTCTTCATTTTGGATATTTATATTATTTTGTAATAACCAGGTTGTTGGAAATATAGTATCATCCCAATCAATTATTAATAAATTATTCATATCTAATATTTTACTATATTAATATTTGATATTAATATTTTTTTAAAACATAATTTTAAAATAAAAATTGATTAATATTTTATTTAACATTTAATTTAATATTTTATTTAATACTATGATTTTACGCTTTATTTTCGCAATTATGTTTTATTATATATTTAACCTATTTAATCATTATCTTTTTAGAAAAACTTTTACTAATGAAACTACTATTAAAAATATGATTGAACAAAATAATAATATATTTGATTCTATTTATATTAATGAAGATACAAGAACAGCAAACTTTTATATCGCCGATATTTTTAAAAATGATTATAATTATACTAATTATGAATTAACTTATAGTCGTTATGATAATTTTAAAACTACATTAGAAACTGATTTTTATAATAATAATTATGATAATGTTATTATTGAATGTATCAAGAATACTAACTATTGGAATTATGTTTATTATTTAGTATTATTAATAATTATGTTTAATATTTATACTACATTTAAAGATGCTCTTGTTAATCAAAGTTTTAAACTTAATAATGTTTCTAATGATATTATTATTAAAAATAATGTTTTGACTAAATTTGATGATGTTATTGGATTACAAACTGTTAAAGATGATTTAAAACAATATGTGGATTTTATTCATAATAGAGATATTTATATTCAAAATGGTTGTAAAATTCCAAGAGGATTATTATTTTCAGGACCTCCTGGTACTGGTAAAACATTATTAGCTAAAGCATTAGCGGGTGAATCTAATACTACATTTATTCCTGTATCTGGTTCCGATTTTATTGAAATGTACGTTGGAGTTGGTTCGGCTCGTATTAAAAAATTATTTGAAGTCGCACGTCAAAATGCTCCAAGTATTATTTTTATTGATGAAATTGATACTATCGGACAAAATAGAAAATCACATGATACTCATAATGAACAAGGTAATACACTTAATAAATTATTAACAGAAATGGATGGGTTTGAAACAGATGATAATGTGTTTATTATCGCAGCAACAAATATTATTGATCAATTAGATCCAGCTTTAACGCGTTCCGGAAGATTTGATCGAAAAATTATTTTTGATAAGCCTAATAAAAATGAACGTGCTCAAATGTTTAATCTTTATCTTAATAAAGTCTCCAAACATAGTCAATTTCAAAAAAATATTATAAATAATATTATCGAATTAAGTGAAATGACAGCAGGTTTAACAGGAGCAGATATTTCTAATATTATTAATTTAGCTTCTTTAAGATCAGTTAAAAGAATTACAAATAAAATTTCAGAAGATCAAGATTCAGAAGATCAAGAAGATCAGGATTCAGAAGATCAAGATTCAGAAGATCAAGAAGATCAAGATTCAGAAGTTCAAGATTCAGAAGATCAAGATTCAGAAGATCAAGATTCAGAAGATCAAGATTCAGAAGATCAAGAAACAATAATAAATGGTATTACAATGGATGATATTAAATTTTCGATTGATGAAATTTTAGTTGGATTTGAAAAGAAGGAACGACTTTTAAATAAAAGAGAGAAGAAAATTGTAGCTTATCATGAAGCTGGTCATTGTTTAATTTCTTACATGTTAACAGATACAAACCAACCAATTAAAGTTTCTATAATTCCAAGAGGTGAGGCTTCATTAGGATTTAGTCAGCAACAACCAGATGATAATAAATTAAGTACAAAAGAAGAGTTATTTAGTAAAATATGTGTATTATACGCTGGACGTATCGCGGAACAAATTACATTTAATAGTATAACAACGGGGGCATATGATGATATTGAAAAAGCAACAAAAATAGCATACGCAATGGTAGGAACTTATGGAATGTATAAAAATAGTTTAGTAAATATTTGTGATAATAAAATTATTTCAGATGAAACAAAAAACAATTTAGATAAAATTGTTCAAACATTAACAAATGACGCATATACAAATACATATAAAATATTATCAAATAATAAAAATTATTTAAAAAAAATCGCAGAATTTTTATTAGAACATGAAACTATAACAAAATATGATATAGAAAATATTCTATCAAACGATATTAAAAATTCTATTAATATTACAAAATTTATTTATTTTTAATTTTATTTATAAAACTTTTTATTTTATTATAATATAGAATGAATAAAGAAATTACAGGTGGAACTCCAAATGAAGCTACATATAATGGTATTTTAAGAGATAGTCGCGGTCGCCGTGTTCATCCGGTTTTATCACCAGTTAGAGTTGTATCTCCAATGCGTGCTGTATCACCCGGTTTTAGACCAATGAACTTAAGCCCAATGTCTACAGTTTCACAACTAAAATTACCTATATTACAACAGACACCTTTTAGTGCACCAGCTAATAGTCCAACTATAATTAGATTTAATAATAATACTGAAAAAAGAAAACCAAAAGTTATAACTCGTCATGGTGCTTTTGATTATGATAGTAAGTTTTTAAAACATACACTATTTGGTCCAGTTTTAGATTATGCCGCATATTCAGAATCACAAAAATCGCATAATTCTCCATCTACACCGTTTAAAAAAGATCCCAAAGTGTATTTATCATCTAATATTCGTGGATTAAATCTTTCATCTAAAAATGCTTTTAATTCGCCTTTTTCAGCCACAACACCAATAAAATCATATGAATCAATGTCTCCAAACGGTATTAAATTAAGACTTAATATTCATAAAAAAAATCAAACTTCTCCATTTCTTGATCACTCACGATCACCAGTTCTTGGTAGAACACATTCACCTGTTCTTGATAGAGCACGATCACCATTCTTTAAGAGAAAACAAGAAACAGATTTAAAATATATTAGATTTGGACAATATGTTAAAAATACATTGAGTGATAAAATTTATTCGGGTATAGGAGTAATGATTACAGCAAAAAAAAATAATAAAAATTCTCTTATTTTATGCAAATCAAAAAACGGAACTTATGAGGATTTAGGTGGTAAAATTAATTTTGATGATTTTAATATAGAAAATAAAGCTTACAATGAAAAACTTTTATCTATAATTACAGGTAAAAAAATATTTGATAAAACACATAATATGCTAACTATTGACGATAAATCTTTTAATCGTGTATATGGTGGACAAAATTCACATGTTGATATTGAATATCAAAACACATATTTTAGAAGTTATTTATTTTCACTATCAGATAATTTTGATACAATTAATAAAGTTTTCGAAGATAATAAAAAAAACATTCAAAATCCATCAGGAGTTGATCAATTAGTTTCAGTTAATTTAAATACATTATTTAAATCAATTAAAGATAATTCCGAACAAATTTTAACAGATTCAGGATCTCGTATTACGATTAGTAATCGAACACGATCTATCTTAAAAAAATTATTTAATGATTATCAAAATTGCTGTGGTATTTTTAATATGACAACCGAAAATCCACTAACTCTTGAATATGATCGAGAATTTAATAATTATACACTTTAAACAACAACTTTAAAATTTTAAAATTTGAAAAATTAATTTTTAATATTATAAATAGAATTATTAATAATATTAAATAATAAATATGGGAATTACTAATTTTAATTCTTTTATTAAAAAGACATACAAAACGAGTATAAAAAAGGTTCAAAAAAGAAATTATTATCATCATATTTATTTTGATGTGAATCATATTTTACATAATATTATTTGTAAATCAAATGATGAAATTGATTTTAAAACTAAATTATTTGATTATTTAGATTTTTTCTTTTTAATATTTTATCCTTTAAAAAGTGTTACTTTTGCGATTGATGGACCGTCACCCTATGCTAAAATTAATTTACAACGTAAAAGAAGATCTTTACATAAAAACGATGAAGATTTTACTAAATTAAATTCTATTTATTTAACTCCCGGAACTGATTTTATGCTTAATATTACTAAATTATTTGATGAATATATTGAAACTCGTAATAAAAATTGTAAATATAGAAAAATTAATTATACTATTTTTGATACTAAAACACCGGATGAAGGTGAATTAAAATTATTAAAAACATTACATGAAAATGGAAAAAATGAAGATCATAATCATTTAGTTGTTGGAAATGATGCAGATTTAATTATTATATGTATAGCCAATGCAACTATTAAAAATATTGAGGTTTGTATTAAAAGTTCATTTAATAAATATGATATAATTTCAATCGATAAATTATTAACTGAACATACTGTTACGATGAATGATTATAAAAAAATAGATAATAAATTATGTTATGATTTTGTATTTTTATCCATTTTAATGGGCAATGATTATCTCCCTAAATTATATTATACTAAGTTTGAAAAATTATGGGAATCATATTTTAATACTTATAATAAACTGAATAAAAACCTTATAAAATCTAATTTTAAAATTAATAAAACATTTATTATTGAATTTATTACTAATGTTATTAATTTACTTCCTAAACAATTTAAAAAACATAATCTTGATAAGTATAATGAACAATTTACTAAAAATTATTTAGAAGGATTATTATGGTGTACTAATATGTACGCTACAGGTGTATGTCCAGCTTATGATTATATTTGTACAATACCAATATGTCCTCAAGATATTTTACATTTTTTTAATACATCTGAATTAAAAATTAAAGTTCCAACTTCAGATATTAAACCTATCGAATATGATATTTACCCTTTATTAGTTATGCCTAAAAAAGCTAAAAATTTAATTCCTAAAAAATATCATAAACTTATGGATTTTGAATTAAATTATTTATACAAAGAAGAAGAATGTGAAAAATGTAATAAATTAAAAAATAAATTATCAAAATTAAATAAAAAATTTTATCACGATAAACAAAATACCGAATTAAAAAATAAAATACATAAATTAAATGATAAATTAAATAAACGTAAAAGTAAATATAACTTTGTTTTTGATATTGATTCTATACTAAATAATATTAAAACTTTATAAAATTATTTTATTTTTAAACTAAACAAATTTCTTTATAATATTGATCAATAAAAGTTATTTCTTTTTCTGTCATTTTATGAGTTTTTATTTTTTTATCTTTGATACATTCTTCATTATTAATATCATTTTCGATATCTTCTTGATTTATTTCTTCATCTTGATCACTATCAAAACTATAATTATTAGTTTCATCTAAAACGAATTCATTAGAAAAGAATATTTTATAATTATTTAATATTTTTTTTGGTATTTTAGCGATATTTGTTTTATTTAAGTTTTCAACAATATCTATATATTCAAGCAATGAAATATTTAAATTTTTTACATTTTTATCAATTTGATATATTAAAGGAGTTTTATTATATTCGCGAATATAATTAATAGAGCGTTTTATTATTTCATTTTGTTCAAGTTTTGAATAACAAAGAATTAAATTATTTATATTATTATATTTAACTGTATCGATCATTAAACAATATTTACATATTGCATTTTGATTTTTATCTAAGTTAAAATATGATAAATTATAACTATCATAAATTAGATCACAGTGATAACACTTATTTAAATTTTTATTAATTTTTGCATTTTTTAATAATTCTGTACGATTATTTATAATTAACATTATCTTTTTAATTTATTTGATTAATATATAATTTTATGAATATTCTTTCAATTTTTATTTAATTAATTATTAAAATTGTTTAATAATTAATTAAAATATAAATAAATTTTTAGTTTTTTAGTCAGTTCTTTGAGCGAGGGATGTGATCCATTGATGAATATTATATTTTTCATCAATAAGTTCATACATTTGTTTAGTATTATTTGATTCACATTTAATTTTAAGAGGACCCGAAACAACTGGACACATACTAAATTCAATTTCAGCGGTACCAAAAATTGTAAAAATAGATTCTTTTACAGTTTTTTCAAGTAAAGCATGTTCGCATACAATATTAATAAGTTCATCCGCTGCGTTGTTATTAATAATATTTTGTCCAAACATCCACCAATCATGATCAACTTTTGAAACAAAATCTTCTTCAGTCATATTTAAACGTTCAGCTTGACGTGTTGTCATATCTGATTCAAGTTCATCTAAAAGATTCATAAGACTTTTCATATTTTTAAGAGGACCGCGAAGACCTCCGGACATTTGATGTTGCATTAGAACAGATCCTTGATGACAATAGCGGTGTGGACATGCTTGCATAATACCAAAAGCCATTGATGCAGCAAAATCGCCAATACAATTAATAGTTTTACCAGAGTTTGCTAGAGCATCAATTGTTTGAATAATTTTATAACCATCAATAACTGAACCACCTGGTGATTGTAGATAAATATTAATTTCATTACTTTTAACATTTAGTAGATCTTTAATACAATTTGAAGTTGTTAAAGAATCAATTGCTCCACGTAGAACTACATGATTATCTTCAGTAAGAGTAATCATTCGTTTTTGTTGTGGTTGTAGAACAACATTAGTTGAATTATCTTGGACTTGATCTTGAGTTTGGGCAAAAGAAGAAGTAAAAAATAATGCTACAAATAGAATAGATGTGAAAAGTTTCATGATTAATTAGTTTTTGTAATAATATTTAATTTACTATTTAGAATGTTATAAAATCAACTTTTTAATAAAAAATTGATTTTAAATTAGTTTAAATTTTATTGAAATTTTAATTAAATATATTAAAATGGATTTAGATTTAACATTATTTAATTTTTCAAAAAATAATCTTTTAAAAGATAATCTTTCAGAAAATAATCTTTCAAAACTTAAAAATTATTCAAAAGATGAATTAAAAGATATATTAATTTGTTCTTTATTAGAAAACTTTGTTGAAAAAAATAATATTAAAAATAGTAAAATGATTTATGATAATTTAGAACAACTTGGAATAGTAAATAAAGATTATTTAAATGATGATATTAAAAATATAAGAAATAAAATTATATCTTCATTAGATTCTAATAATAAAGATAATACTAAATCAAGATATCAAAAAGATTTTATATCTATGGGTGTTATTGGTGAAGGTGCTTATGGTATTGTTGAAAAAGCATATAATATAATTGATAAACATATTTATGCTATTAAAAAAATTTATTTAGATAGTTTTGATACAGAAGTTTTTAGAGAAACTATCTATTTATCAAAACTCGAACATAAAAATATTATTCGTTATTATAGTTCATGGTTAGATTTCGAAGATAATGAACCTATATTATATATTCAAATGGAGTTTTGTGATATTTCATTAAGAGATTGGTTAAATAATAATAAACATGTTGATGATTCTATTAAAAAAAAATTATTTATTGATATCATCGAAGGTATTTGTTATATTCATTCAAAGGGATTAATACATCGTGATATAAAACCAGAAAATATTTTAATTAAATATGAAGATAATAATTTAACTGCGAAAATATGTGATTTTGGTTTAAGTAAATGGATTCATAATTTAGAAAATAAATCTCATTTTGATACTAAAAAACTTACACAAGAAACTATAGATAATATATTAACTAAACATATAGGTACAGAACTTTATTCTTCACCAGAACAATTACAAGGTTCTAAATATACATATAAAACAGATATTTATAGTATTGGTATATTAATTATTGATATGTTCTTTTCTTATAAAAATGATAAAGAACGTATTAAATTAATTAAATCATTAAATAAAGAAAATAAAAATATAAATAAAAATAATAAATATTCAACTATTGTAAGTATTTTATGTGATATAAATCCAGATATTAGACCAGATATTCATCAAATTAAAAATATGATTAAATTATAATTTTATTAATTAATAAAATTATAATTGATAAATTAAAGGAGCATTAAAATCAAAAATATATTCTTGATCAAATAACCTTTTAGTATTTTGATATATTTGTATTTGATCCTTTAAATTTATATTTTTTAATACATATATACATATTATTAATTTAATTTCTTTTATTGTCATTATACTTGTGATATAAATTTTATTTTTTTTATTAGTTATTCGATTAATAACTTCAAATGGTATTTTATTTATTAGTTTTTTAAAACATTTTATTGGTGTATTATTAAATAATTTTAATTTCATTGTATCCGTTAAATATATTGATAAAGAATATAAATCATAATTAGTTAATTTAAATTCATTTTTTAGATCTTTTAGAGTTAATGTAGATTTCATTATTATATTTTTTGTTGTAAATGTGTATTGGGTATTATAAATATATAATTTAATATCAATATATGTTTCTGGTTTTTTATGAAAGTTATTATTTAAATTAAATCCCCAATCTACATCATAATTAAAATACTTATAAAAAATATTATCTAACTTTTTATCATATTTTGTATAATCATAAGAAAAAGTAATTTTATCATAATCTAAATTTTTTAATTTATTTAAAATATAATATATTTTAAAACTACACTTTACATTTATATTTAACATAGTTCGTATTAAAATATAATATTGTGTTTGTTTTATAATTCTATCATTATATTTTAAGTCATTCCATATTTGATTATTCGTAACATCATTAATTTGTTCTTGATTCATACGATTTAATAATTAATTTATTATTTACTATTTAATAATTTTATTAAATAATAAATATTATTATCAATTTTTATTTTTTATTTTTTTTAATTTTATATACGATTTTAATAAAAAATCCCGTAATAATTAAACTTGCACTATTTAATAATATATTTTTATTCCAAGTAATATCAAATACATTTTTTATTGGTAAAATATATTTTAATGTTTGTTTTGAATTATTAAATTGAAAATTTTTCATTTGTTTATTAACTCGAATTTGAACTATTGGATTATTATTAAAATTACAAATATGTAAATTTGTTCCGCGTAAATCTAAATTTACTAATTGATTATCACAACAAAATATATTTTTTAAATTTTTATTTAATATTAATTTTTTAATTTTATTTGCTGAACACAATAAAGTATCTAAACTTTCGGGTAAATTATTAATTTCATTAATTTCATTTTGAGTAATATTTAATACTCTTAAATTTGTATTTCGAATATTTTCTATTTTTTTAATTTCATTTGATGATAAATTTAAATTTGATACATTTAATTGTTCTAAATTTTCTATTTTATTAATTAAATTATAAGATAGATTTATTGTTTGTATTGTTTTAGGCATTTGGGGTATCGATTTTAAATAATTTGATGTTAAATTTATCATTAGTAAATTTTTTGGAAGTTCTATTTTAGTAATTTGATTTGTTGATAATTTTAATTCAATTAAAGATTCTGGTAAATGTTTTACATCTTTAATTGAATTTTCGGAAGCATTCAAATATTCTAATTTGGGATTTGTAATATTTAATTCTTTGATATTATTATTTATCATTTCTAATATTTTTAAATTTACTAAATAATTTGTTTTATACTGTTTTAAATTATTATTTAAATTTAATCTAATTAATGATTTTGGTAATTTTATAAATTTTTTCTCTTTTTGATTGATTAAACATAATTCTTTTAAATCTCCTAAATGTTCTAAATCAATGTTATCTTGATCTAAATTTTTATAAATCGATAATTCTTTCATTTTTTTATAGTTATATTTGTAATTTATAGTTATTCAAATAAATAATTTAAAATCAATTTTTTTAAAATCAATTAAAAAATTGATTTTAAATAATTCAATAATTTATCATTAAATTAAAACTAAGTTATGGCACAAAATCAAATGAAAGATTTTAATAAAGACAATATTCTATTTTTACATATTGAAACAACTGGATTACCTGATGTACCTGATTATAAAGATAAAAATAAAGAAATTTTATCAATGAATAAAAGATTTGATTATTATACTAATAATAAATGTTATGATAATTGTAGATTATTAAGATTATCTTTTATTGCTAATAAAATTAAAGATTATATTAGAGCTGATATTACAATTAATAAAAATCAAAAATATACAAGTGTTAATAATGAACAAGATCAAGATCAAGAATCTATTAAAATTAAAAAAATCTTAAAAAAATTCGAAAAAGCAATTGATGAAAAAGAATTTATTATTGGTTATAATATTCATTTTCATTTAAATTGTATTTTAAATGAAGCTCATCGATTAAAAAAAGATAATTTAATTGAAAAAATTAATAATTTTATTAATCAAAATCGTATTATATGTGTATATTCAATATGTAAAAATATAGATTTTAAAGAGATCGAAAATTTAAATTTTATTACAATTTATAATTATTTATTTGATAAAAAAATTAAAAATAATTATAATTCTAAAGAGAATGTTCAAACAGTTCAAAAAATATTCTTAAAATTAATTAATAATAAACAAAATTTATATACTACATGTGTGGGTAATCTTATTAATCAATGTTATTATAATATAACTAATAATTTAATTAAAGAATTTCTAACAATTAATGATAAAGATTTTATTAATTATGAACATGATGATAACCAAAATAAATTATTTTTAGTTAATATAATGCCAATTAAAAAAGATATAACTTATGAAACATTATGGGATGATATTAAAAATGAAAATAAATTTAATATTTTAAAAATGAGTTTTGATTCAAAGAGATTTTTATTATTAATTGATAATCAAAAAACTAAACCTATCGATTATCAAAAAAATGATATTAATTATGAATTTATTCAATTAAATACTAATAAAGATATTAAAAAAGCTAATGCGTTTATATTTAAAAATTATATAGAAACAGATCAAGAATTACAAACAAGAGAATTTGAATCTCATTTAATTAAAAATTTAATTTATTCAAAAAAAAACCTTTTTTAATATTATATAATTATATAATGGATAATAGTAATAATGGTTTAATAACTAAAATTTGGGGTCCTCCTGCTTGGAAATTTTTACATTGTGTTTCTTTTGGATATCCTATAGAACCGACAGAACAACAAAAACAAGATTATTTAAATTTTTTTACTAATATTAAAAATATTTTACCATGTAAATATTGTCGTATTTCATATGAAAAATTTATTACTGAAGGTTGTACTAAATTAGATAAAGATACTATGAAAAATAGAGATTCATTAACACGATGGTTTTATAATATTCATGAAAAAGTTAATCATAAATTAGATGTTGTTTATGAAACAACTTATGATGATGTTCAAGAACGTTATGAATCATTTAGAGCTAAATGTTCAAAAACAACAGATCAAAAAGAAAAAGGTTGTATTGTTCCATTAGATAAAAAAGCAGAATCTTTTAAAAAATCTTCTATTGACGAATGCTCTATAATATCTTATGATATTGCAAAAAAATTTATAACTTATGCTATTGATAGAGGTTTTAATAAAGAAAATTTTAATATTGTTTCGCAATGTTCCTCAACAATTGATACTAAAAGTACATTATGGTTAGATCGTAATAAAAAATGTAGAGAACAAATAGATTTTATGAGAATTGAACGTATTGCTTCTATTGAAGAAAGTGGAAAATATAAAGATTTGCCAACTATTGATGAATTAAAATTAATTCTAATGTTATGTAGTAATTTATCTAATGATCAATTAAAAGATATTATTAAAAAATTACCTTATTCAAGAACAAATAGAGAACCTTCTTATACTATTAAACAACCAGAAATAATAAAAGGTGGTGGAATTAAAATTGTTCATTTATTTAAATAAATTAAATTAATCAATAATTTAAATTATTTAAGCTAAATTATTTAATAATCTAATTTATTAATATTTTTTTTTATTTCGTTGATGTTTTTGTTGATGATTTTGATTTTAATTTCCAAGGAATATTACATATTGGACATGTATCATATTTTAATAACCATTTATCTAAACACTGTTTAAAAAATGTATGATTACATGCTCCAATTACATATGATTTATTTTGACTAAAAATATGATTTTTACAAATACCACAATGTTCATTTTCTGTATTTAATTTATAAACAACCACTGGTCGAATATCTTTAATTTTAATATTAAATTTTGTAATCATAATTGACTTTAATTTTTATTTAAATTATATTTATTATTTTAATAAATAGTAAATAAATCAATTTTTATTAATAAAAATTGATTTATTAAAATATAGTTATATAAAATTTATAAATTATTAATAATTTATGGATTTATTTAGTAAAGTTCAAACTATCTACAAAGATCTTATTAATGGTTTAACGTGGGATGAAATAGAAAAAACTAATTATAGTGAAATAGAAAATAAAAGAAAACATAATGCAACAGTAATGGAGTTTGCTAAATTAGTTTTTAAAATAAGAATTAATAATAAATTATTATATATAAGTCAAAACATAAAAGAAATTAATAAACATAAATCATTAATATATGGGTATAATTTTTATTCTGAAGAAAATCCAAATCGCCATTTAAGAGATAGAACAATGGTTTTACAACTTGTTAAAAATGAAAGTATCATATTTGTTCCATTCTTAAAAAATAATATTATTAAATATGTACCTAGACAAGGTGATCCACGATTTATGGATGCATAATTATTAATTAATTTATTATTTATTAAAAATATTTTTAATAAATAATTATAGATTAATAATTTTTTTAATAAATAAAGGTATATGATTAAAATCATAATCAATTGAATTTTGATAAAAGACTGTTTTAATATTTGTTAAATCTTTAACAGATAAGTCTTTATCAAAATTAATAATAATATTTAATTTATTTTCTTTTTTGATAAGATTCCATACAATACTAATATGGTGATAATTAGTATTATTTTTAATTGATGAGCAATTTTGAATTTTTTTATCTTGATCAATATATTTTGTTTGTAATAAATATTTACCTAATTCATTTTTATAAGAACTTGTTTTTAATACTGTAATTAAATATTTCTTATCATTGATTAAAATATCCGAAAATTCAATATTATATAATTTATTATAGAGATTATTATTAATTATATTTTTTGTTAAAGTACATGATACATAATCAATACAAACCCCAGAAGCATTTCGATGACCTCCACCATTAAATAGAGTTGCGATTTGAGAAACATCATAATTTTTATCTGTTGATCTTAAACTAAAATAAGTTTTATTTTTATAATTATCAAGTGAATAAATTGCTGAAAAATCTGCATCTTTAAAATTTGTAATTAAAATATTTCCTACTTCTGAACGATATAAATTAGAATTCAAATATACAACAAAATAATATTTATTATTAATTTCTTCAAAACTAAGTGTATAATGTGATACAATCTTTTTTATTAATGCTTCTTTTAATACATTCATTATTTTTCCATCGTTTTTAAGTAAAGTTAATAAATGTTCATCTGTAAATGTTTCCCATAATTCAAAATTAAAATCACATGTATTCATATATGTTGTAAATTCTTCTGTATATTCTAATTTATTTACCCATAAATCTCTATCTTGAATATATTCAATTAATAGTGGTGCTTTTTTTTTATCATTAAAATATAACCATGTTAGATAAGCTCCTGAATAATTCATATCAAATACTTTATATTTGGAATCAATATTTTCTAAAGCTTTTTGAGATGTTTTGTGATGATCTAAAATTAATAAACTATTTGAATCTTTAATCATTTGTTCAATAATTGTTTTATTATAACAAAAATCGGTTATTAAGATATTTTTATTTGTAACATCTGGAGGTTCATCATTATGATATGCGGGACAATATTCAATTTCTCGATTATTATTAGTATCTTTATAATATTTCCATACTACATATGCACCACCAAAACCATCATGACAGTTTTTATGATAAATAACGATATCAATTTGATCTTTATTGAAAGTAATATTATCGAAATTAACCATTTTTATTTAGTTTTAATTATAAAACTAAACAAAATTATTATATACTAACTTTTAATTTATCAATTTTTTATAAAAAATTTAATAAAATTTTCATTTCTGTTTGAGCTTCAATATATGATTTATATAATGTATGAGTATTTGATATATCTGATAACCATTTATCAACATTATTAATTATTTTATTTTTTTTAAATTTAAAATGTTCGATAATAAAGTCTTTAAATTCTGTATAATTATCTAAATTTTGTAAAATATAATTTATACCGAATTTTATCGTATATAATCGTATTTGTATATTATAATTTTTAGATTTTTCAATACCAGCATCTGTTCCGATCGAACTTTGATAACCTGGTTCATTAAAATAAGGTTCATCAACTAAAATTAATGATTGAATTGATAATAAGACTTGATTTAAATTAGAAATAGAACCATTCCATTCTTCACCTTTACTGCCTTGCCATGTTCCTAAAATAGATAAACATACTTTACCACAATTATATAAATTAGGATTAAATCTACAATTACCTGTATTATTCATTAATACTTTTGGTGGTATTTTAGGATAATTTTCTGGGAATAAAATATCAAATAAAAATATACCGTCTTCATAAGGAGTATCTTCTGGACCTGTTATTAAAGCTCTTGATAAATTTATATTTTGTTCGTGTGTTCTAATTAATATAGACGAACATTCATTTATTTCCAAACTATCCATTAATGTGGTATATTCACTTGCGATGCGTTTTATAGTTTTTTTAGAATTATTTATTAATGAATGATCAAATTTAGACTTATTAAATAAACAACTATCAAATTTATATTTTGATAATTTATTTTTATAATTATTATCTGTTTCTTCAATTATTTCTTTATTAAAATTATCTTTTAAATTTTGATATACATATAAAATTGATTCTAATACTTTTGTTAATTCCGAAAATTTACTATATTCGATTACTTTATTATTTAATTTTTTAATATTATTAAATAAATTCTCTGTTATTAAACATTCGTATTTTATTAATTTTTTTAAAATATTAAATATTAGAATATATGTTTGATTATATTTAGTAATATCTATAATTGAAACATTATGAATTTTATCATTAATGAAATTTATTAAAATGGTATCTTCTAATAGATAATTTAAATAATCTTCGTCGGTATATAATAATGATAATACTTTTTCTAAATTATCTATAATTTGTATATTTTTAATTTTTTGAATTTCTAAATATTTATTAATATCCCATCCTTTTGAATTTGAACAACTAAAACCTGTTCCCTTTTTAAAATTATTTTTAGTAATTTTTTTTATATTTTTATCTGGTTTTTTTAAAAATATTTCATATTCGGTTCTATCTAAATTATCATCTTTAATATTATCAACATCTAATTTTTTTAAATTTATCAATATATTATCTAATTTTTTAATATTTGGTGTTAAATTATAAATATTTAATTCTAAATTATTTAATATACTTTTTATTCGTTCTAAAATATAATTTATCGAACGTGTTGGAGTCCAATATTTAAATTGGAGCATTTTTAAATGTGCAATTCGTTGATTTATATTATTTAATAAATATGGTTCTTGATTAGTTATTGCTGGTGGATAATAAGGATATTGTTCATTAAATTCAATATTAAATTTAATATTAATGTTATTAATTTTCATTTTAATAGACCAATTAAATAAATCTTTTATATTTATTTTTATATTATCTATATTACATTTTAAACGTTCATTTATTAAATGTTCACAAGCTGTTTTTTGATCAAGAGAATAGTGAACTAATATTAAATTATTTAATTTTTTTTTATTTTCGATTTTTTCTAATTCTTTATTTGTTTCGCTATGATTAATATTATCAATGTTATCTACATTAATATTAATAAGATCCATATTATCTAAGAATTTTAGTTTTTTAGACGATTGACTATATTTATCTTCTATTTTTAATAATAATTCACTTAATTTTGGATTTCTTTTAGTGATGTATTTATTTATATTTTTTAAAAATTTAAAATGATAATCTAATTCGTCATATTTAATATTAATTTTAGGATTTGTATAAATAGTAAATACTTGATTAATAAATTTAAATGTTATTATATCGTTCCCAGTACTAATAATTTTAAATATATTAATAAAATTACTTTTAGCATTCCATTTAAATAATTCTTCTTCGTTTAATTTAAAATCCATTTTAAAATATTTATGTATAAAAATTTATTTATTATTTTTTTATTTTTCAATTTTTTAATATAGTAAATTCACTTTTAAGGGGAGTTTCTATTTTTAATTTCTATTTTTTATTTTTTTATTTTACATATATATAATACTATGAATACAAACGATATTGTTAATCAACTCGTTAAAGCAAGTTCCATCAAAGGTGGAAAAAAAGATTCTAAAAAAACAATGAAAGCACCTAAAAAATCTTCTAAGAAAACAATGAAATCGTCAAAAAAGGCATCTAAAAAATCTTCTAAGACAACAATGAAATCATCAAAAAAAGCTTCTAAGAAATCATCCAAAAAAGCAACAAAAAAGGCTTCTAAAAAATCTTCTAAGAAAACAATGAAACGTTCTAAAAAAGCATCCAAAAAAGATTCTAAAAAAGTAGCTAAGAAATCATCCAAAAAAGCTTCTAAAAAAGCTTCTAAAAAATCATCTAAAAAAGCTTCTAAAAAATCATCCAAAAAAGATTCTAAGAAAACAATGAAACGTTCTAAGAAAGCTTCTAAAAAATCATCAAAGAAAGCATCTAAAAAAGCTTCTAAGAAAACTTCCAAAAAAGCATCTAAAAAAGCTTCTAAGAAAACTTCCAAAAAAGCATCTAAAAAAGCTTCTAAGAAAACTTCCAAAAAAGCTTCTAAAAAAGCTTCTAAGAAAACTTCCAAAAAAGCATCTAAAAAAGCTTCTAAGAAAACTTCCAAAAAAGCAACCAAAAAAGCTTCTAAGAAAACTTCCAAAAAAGCTTCTAAGAAAACTTCCAAAAAAGCAACCAAAAAAGCTTCTAAGAAAACAATGAAACGTTCTAAAAAAGCATCCAAAAAATCATCTAAAAAAGTAGCAAAAAAAGCTTCTAAAAAGGCTTCTAAAAAAGTAGCAAAGAAATCATCCAAAAAAGCTTCTAAAAAAGCACCAATGAAGGCTTCTAAAAAATCTTCTAAGAAAACAATGAAACGTTCTAAAAAAGCATCATCTTGTGGAAGTATGAGCACTTATTAAATAATTAAATAAAAATTTTTATTATTATAAAATAATAAAAATTTAAAAAATTACTTAGAAATTTTAAGTAATTCTTGATCTGAATTTTTACCAGATATTAAAATAGGTTTATTATCTGTTATAATAACAGTAAACATAATTCTAACAATATATTCATTATTTTTTTCTTTGAATATTGTATATGGTTCTATTAATTTTTTATTTGAACAATCTTTAATACCCATATTTTTAATATTTGATAATAGATTAATATTTCTAATATCAATTGGATAATTTTCTTTATTAAAATGTTTATAAATTTCACGAGAAGCTTTCAATTTAAGATTTGTTCTTTGATCTGTTTTTTTATATATTAAAGGTTTAAATTCGGTTTCTGTTAATTTACCCGTACCTGTTGAATAAGCAATATCAATAGCATAAACTTCATTTTCTTCAAAAGGAGTTTCACTTAATTGAAAATCATAATGTTCGCGATGTTTATTAATAATAAACTTATGTAAATTATCATAACAATCATCATTATAATCTGAAATAATATTTTGACTCATTTGATAAGAAATAATACCAGGTGTTTTATTATCTATATTTTTTGCTTGTAATAAATTAATAGAATGTTTTTTTTCAATATCAGATAATACACGAACAACATCAAAATTATTATGTGATGGTGTTAAAATTTTTAAAATTTCCCTTGATGCTTCAATAGCTCCTTGATAAACCGTATGTAATTTATTATTTTGAATAGTTCCAATAATATGTGTATAACATAATAATACTGGAAAATTATCAATATGAATACCTAATTCTATTTTTAAGACATCTTTATCTTTAATTTTTGTTTGATCATCATTATAATAACCCGCAATATTATTTTTCGAAATACATGTTGGAAATGATAAACCTTTTGTATCATATTTTTTATATTTATTCAATTCTGTTAAAAGATTTGTATCGCATTGTTTACATAAATTAGAAATAATTTGATCTTCTTTAATATTTAAAATTAAATCATTTAAAATTTGAGATAAAATACGTCCTCCTAATTTATATTTTTCTATATTTTCAACTAAACTTAATTGTGTGTTTAAATCATCCATTATTATTAATATTTAATCTTTATTTTTTATATAAAAAATTATAAAAAAATAAATTAATTATTTAAATATTTTGCCAATTCGGTGAAAAAATATGTTTTGAAAATAGAAAAATTACTATTAAATAAATTAAAACCATCTTTAAAAATTGTTTCTCCATTTGTTAATAATGTTTCAAAACTTGTTTGATTTACATTATAAACTGGTTCTACTACTAAAGTATAAAATGATTCTATATGTTCTTCATTTATTACCCAAAATAAAAATATATATTTAAAAAGTGTATATAATGAATAAAATGGTGAATAATATAATATAATATTTCCTAAATATTCTATAATCATAAAAAAACTATAAGATGCCCACCATTTTAATATACGTTGTGTTTCAATAGGATCCATTGTAGTTTGATTTAATAATGAAATTGTTTTATTAAATAAATAAAAAAAACTAATTAAATGAAAAACATTTGTTGATAATATACCAGAAAACATTAATATTATAAATAAAAAAGATCCAAATAAAGCAATTGAATTATAATTAACTGTAAAAAAATCTTTAATTTGTGTTAATAAATTAATAAAATCCATAATATATATAATATATAATAAAAAATTATTCATTAAATTAATCATTAAATTAATCATTTAATTAATTTGATTAATTAATAATTCTATTTTTGTTTTATCTTTTTTAAATTGAATATCTTTTGATATATTAATTATATATGTTTCTTTATTATTTTTTTGTAGTTGTTTAATTAAATTATTAAATGATTTATTAGTAATCATATTTTTATTATGTTTTTTTAGTTCAATTAATAATTTATATTTAAATAAACAATTGTTATTGATAACATTTTTAAAATCAAGATTTGTTTTATCAAAATAAGTTTTTAAATTATAACTTTCATTAGTAATATTTATTAATCGATTATTAATATCTCCAAATGTATCATTTAAAACAGGTATTATTTTATTTCTTAATTTTCCTCTAATACTCCACAAAGGTGTTGTATCTTTAAAATATGGTATTTCAAAATATTTAGCATAATTATAAATTTCATCTTTGTATACAGATATTAATGGTCTAAATATTTGAACATCATATTTAATACAATGTTCTTTTATAACATCTAATTCTAATATATGACGTCCTTTTAAAATATTAGTTAATGTATTTTCAACTATATCGCCTTTATGATGTCCTAAAATAACATTACTTATATTATATTTTTTATCTATAATTTTATAAAAATTATATCGAATATCAGTTGTTGTTTTTTCATAATTTTCTCTTTTAATATCATTTCTTTTATAATTGATGATATTTAATTGTTCGTAATAAATATTTCTATCAAAACAAAATAATTTTAAAAATTCAGCCTCTTTTTTACTTTCTTTACGATTATTATAATTTATATGGGCACAAATAATTTTTTTATCAGTATTTTTATAAATTTTAGATAAACAATCAGCTATAACCATTGAATCAACACCACCGCTAAGTGAAACACATATAGATTTATTGAATTTTATTTTTTTTAATATTTTATAAATATTATTTGATTTTAGTTTTTGTTTTTGTTCAATTTTAACTTTTATTGAATCATCTAAAATCAAATAATAAAGTTCATAATACGATTTAATGTCAAATGATCTTTTATAAAATTTATTATAAATAACCTCATCAGATAATTTATAATAATTTTTTTTATAATAATTTAAATATGTTATCACATAACGATGATATTCTGGTTTATTAGAATGTCTAAATGGCATTAAAGCAAATATAATATGTAATAAATTTTCATCATGATTTTGCAACCATTGTGATGAGAGATCTAAAGAATATTTATATAAAATATTATAATTAATATTATTTTTTCGAGTTATATTTCTTGAATATTGATCACATAATATAATCAATTCTAAACGATTATCATATTTTAATATGTGACCTGTTTTTATTTTTGTTTTATTATAATATTCTACTTCTTTTTTTACCTCATTTAATAATGTTTCATAATTTGTTACTAAAAAATTATCTATTGATTTATCAAACCAATAAGTTTTATATGTATAATCATCAAACCAAAAATTAAGTATATCTTCCATATTTATATGATTATTCAATTGATAATTTATTATTTAATTCCTAAATTAAATAATAAATTCAAATTTTATTTTTTATTTTAAAGATAAAATTTCATTAATTTTATTTTTTATTAAATCAGTTGTGTTTTTATGTTTTTCTGTAACAATTTGTGTTTTTTTAATTTGTTGAGTAAAATCATTTAATTTATCATATAATGATATTATATTAATAATTTTTTGATCGGATTTTTTTGTTTGCAATTTCTGATAATTAACTAATTTTTTTAATACTAATAAATTATTAGCATTTATAACATTTACATTCGCAGCGCCATATATTAAACCTTTATATACACACACCATGCGTTCGATAGTACAAAAAGTATAAATCATCGAATCAGTAATTGTTATTTTATTTACAAAAATAATATCAATAAATTTCGTCCAAAAGTTTTGTAACTTTATACGATCTAATTTTAATATATTTAAACAGTGATCTTCGTTTTTTATATAATTTTTATATTCTAATATTAGTTTTTCATAACATGGTAATTTTTCTAATATAAACAGTTCATTAATATTTTTAAATGTTATATAATTTTCTAAAAATATATATAAATCATGTGTTGATTTGTCACTATTAAATAACTTTTTAAAATAATTATTTAGTTTAATTGTTATTTTAGTATTACTGTATGTATAAATTTTTTCATATATATTTTTGAATAATACTATTTTATCTTCATTTGTTGCAAAAAAATACAACCATAATAAAAAATTATTATTATAAATTTTATATGCTACATTTACCATATAGCCTTCACACGTATTATACGAGTATGATGCGCAATAAATTTTACGTTTTTCTAATACTGAAATATTACGTATATTATTACTTAACTCAAATTTAGTATTTTTTATTATTTCATAAAAAAGTGATTTAAGTAAAATATTATCAAAATTATCATTTACAATATATACATATTTTATTAATTTATTTTTAAATTCTTGTAATAATTGATCATTCTCAATTATATGAGTATTTTTTGATATATCATCCGATAAATTTGGTACAATTTTAGAATACATTTCAATACATTTATATAAAAATATTTCATTATCAATATTTTTAATAATATTTTTATTATTATTTAAATAATTAATTAAACTATCATTATCAAATATTAGTTCATATTCAGATAAACTTAATGAATCTTTTATGTTTTTATCTTTATTTTTAATTTTTATAATAACATTATATTTATTTATAAATAATACAAAAAAATTATTAATTAGTTCTTTATTATTGTCAGTAATATTAATTTTTTTTATAATTTCACAAATATAATAATATATATTAATGTTTTTTTTTGGCATATTTTCATTAATATTTAAATTATAAATTCCATTTAGAATATATAGAGGGATATCATTAATATTTAAAATTGGTTTTGTTTTAATTAATAAATTATAATATAAATCATTTATTTTATCTTGATGTTTTTTATATATTCGAATATTATCTTTTAAGTTATTGGTATACAATCTAAAAGAATTAATTAAATTATTATTTTTAGGATCTAATTTAATTTGTGCTATTAAATTATCAAAATATTGGGGTGTTAATTCATTTATTTTTACTAAATTATTTTTTAAAACTGTTTTATAAATATTTAAAAAATCATCACAATTTTTATTTTGAGCGGTTGTTTGTAGTTTTATATCATTATAAAAAACATTACGAAAATTATGTTCAAAATTTTCAAATAAAGTTATATCAACATTTTTATTTTGTGGATATTCTTTTAATTCTTCTACTTTAACAATAAGTTGAGGAAGAATTATTTGATTCATTTAAATTAATTAATTTTTAATTATATTTGATAATTAATCAAATATAATTAAAAAATCAATTTTTTTATATTATTTATTGCATTAGACTATTTATCCAATTTAATATTGTAATTGCTATATCAGCAAACCAAGAACTAACTTTGAAAACATTATAATGATCTGGTATTTGTAGTAATTTATTTAATCTAATTGAGTTTGATAAAGAACAAACTAAACAGACCACAACTAAAACTTTTAAAATCATTGGTAAAAACATTAACACCATTTTTATTATATATATTATATTAATAGATAATTTATATTAATTATAATAAAAAAGCTTATTTAAATATTATCTAAATCAATCGCACCAGATTCTAAAATATGTTCTTCTTTTTCTTCATCACATGTTTCTAATTTAGGTTTCTCTTTTTTATCATTTGATAACATACTATCGATATAATCATTAAAATCTAAAGATGATTGTGTTATTTCATTTGAGTTATTTATAGTTTCTTTTTTAATAGTTCCTTCTTTTTTTAATATTTGTGTTTGAGCTTGATTATAAATATATAAAATATAACCATCTGATCCACCTGTATTAGAAGTTAAATCTCCTGAATCATATAAAACTGCTATATCTAATGTAATACTATTATTTGCTTTTTTCCTTCTAAATTTTCCAGGAAGTTTAACTTGATAAAGTTTTCCATTAGTTTCAACTTCAAATCTACTATTGCCTAATACTTTTGTGATTACTCCATATTTTTGTTTGTTATCAATTGGTCTTTGGATTTCATAAGAGACTTCTTGATTAGAATATTTATTTGCTCCTTTTTTTGCTTTATTACCACCTTTTAAATTACGAGGCATTTTTAATATTATTTATTAATAACTTATTAATCATAAATTATTAATAAAATTAAAATCAATTTTTTTTGATATTTTAAACTAATTTTCCATAGTTAGTATATACATTTCCAGTTGAAGGATCTATTGCGTGTTTTCTTAATGGAGAACAAACACGAATATAATTAATTAATTGATCGGCTTTATTATCATTAGTGGGATCTAAATAAGAATGAACAAGTTTATCACAATATTGATCACTCATATTTAAACCACTTTTTGAAAATCCTTCTTGTTTATCATCACGTTTTGTATAAAGATATACGAAAACAATAATAAAAAGAAATAAAATAAAATTTATTTGCATTATATATAATTACTTCATAAAAATATTTTTATATTTAATAAAAAAATTATTTTAATTATTTGATTGATCAATTAATTAATCAGTTGATTGATCATTAACAAAACGTTTAAATTTTGTAAATATTTCTGGATAATTTTTCATATTATATTCATAACTATCTTTAGCCATTTTTTCACGTTGTTCTTTTGAATTTTTTGTTCGTGGAATATGTGAAATACCCCTTTCTTGATCAGCAACCATAACCGATAAAAATCCTTCTAACATATTTCGAATATTCCACATTGGACTCCATGATTCGGGATGATATGCGGAATTTGTTAAACAAATTTTTTTATCGGCAGTAAATCTTCCTGTTGGTGTTAAAACAATATAATCAGGACCTCTAAATGGATAATGTTCGCTATGTAATATTTTTCCAATATATAAACCATCTTTATATTCAGTATCAGGAGGACCTTTAATTAGAAAATACCATTCTAAAAGATTTTTCTCATTTGGATATGCATCAATAAATTCTAATGGTTGTTTTTTTAGTAATTTAAAATCACCTTTGATACGTTTTAAACAAGTTTCATTTAACGCCATATTATTAATTTTACTACTATTATAAATTTATTTATTTATTTATTATTATTATTTTCAATTTTTTTATTTTTTATCATATATTTAAAGTTATTTTTATATAATTTATTAATGACGGATAAAACCGATTTTGATAAAAATATAAATGAATATAAAATTTTTGTTGGTAATGTATCGTTTGATTGTAAAAAAATAGATTTTGTAAATTGTTTTAATAGTTATTGTGGATTTGTTAGTGCGGAATTAATACACGATGATAAAACATTTAAAACACGTGGATTTGGTTTTGTTATTGTAAATAATAAAGAAACATTTGAATTAATATTATCAAGTAATATAAAATTAAATAATAGAGAATTAAGATTAACAGAATATAAAAATATAGATAATGATAATAATGAAATATCTAATAAAACAATTTATAAAGTATTTATTAAAACAGATAATATATTAATTAAAAAAAATGATATTTATTTATTATTAAAAGATTATGGTGAAATTTATAGTCTTGATATAAATTTTAATACATGTGTTGTTTCATATTTAGATAAAAAAAGTTTTAGAGAAGTTTTAAATAAAAAAAATATTATTTATAATAATACTAAATTTTATATTTATCCATATAAAAAAAAATTATCATACAATTCTTTATTCAAAGATAATTCTTTATTTAAAGACAATTCTTTATTCAAAGAATCTACAACTGATTCAGAACAGAATGATATTTATAGAGCGGGATTTAATCATGGTAGTGATGCTGGTTATCGTAAAGGATATAATTTAGGTTATAAAAAAGCATTAGAAGAAGTTTTTAATAAAAAATTATAATTAAGATAATAAATATTTTAAAAATTGTTTAAATTCACAAATTTCAAAATTATGATAAAAACAAGAGCATTTATTAAAAATATCTTGATATAAAAATTTAGAGAATTCTTTGAGTTCTTTAAAATCTTTAAACATTTGAATATAAAATATAATAATATTTTATTTTCAAAAAATAAAAATAAAAATAAAATTTATTCTTTGGTGTAAATAATAAAATTTATTTCATTTTTAATTAAATTTAAATTGTGAATATCTTTTGATAATTTTGAAATAATATTTTTAAATAAATAAAAATTGTTATTTTTTTTAACAAAACAGTAATAATTATTTGTTTTTTTACATTTACAAATTGCTGAATGAAAATAATATTTTGTATTATTATAGATTATTTTTTTATTAATTTCTATTAAATAATCATTAATATTTGTAATATAAATTGGTATTATATTTATATTATTTAATATTTGTTTATCTTTCATTAAACTATTAAATATATCTGTTGTATTTAATAATTTTGTTTTTGTTTTAAATAATTCACAATCATATGATAAATAATAAACAGAATATTTTAAATTTATATTTAAATCATTAATAATTATTTGATGTTCATTAAATAAATTTATTAAATAACAATATAAATCGGTAATATTATGTTTTTTTAACCATTGATCAATTGTTTTCCATTTATTAAGGAATAAAATATTACGAATATTATTTATTATTGATTTTTCAACAGTTTGTGATTTTTTTATTGGTGTTACAAAACGTAATTTTATATATTGTTGTAAATATAAACTTTCACCTGTTTTCATTATATTTTCTAATGTATTAGTTATTATACTTTCATTATAATATAAAGCAAATAATAAGGTTGAAATGTATGATGTATTTAAACTATCTTCAATAATAAATGGCTCGTTTTCCATATGTTATTTATAATTTATCTTTTAATATTTTAAATAAAATTTTATTTAAAATATTAATTTAATATTTATTCTTAAATATCTTATAGATATTCATAAATATCTTATAGATATTCACTAATATTTTTAGGCATTTCTTCAATTTGACAACAATAATATTTTTCTAATTCATTCATTGAATCACGATCATTGTAACATACAAAATTTATTGCTACACCTTTACGACCATATCGACCACTACGACCAATACGATGAATATATTCTTCTTTTTTAAGAGGAATATCATAATTTAAAACAATACTAACTTGTTGGATATCAATACCACGTGCAATTAAATTTGTTGAAATTAAAATACGACTTGCACCTTTTCTAAAATCTTTCATAGTTGCTGCACGTTCGGCTGTTGACATATCAGAATTAATAACAGAAACTATAAAAGATTTTTGTTTTAGTTTTTCTGCAAGTTGGGCAGCTTTATGTTTTGTATTTACAAAAATAATACTTTGACTAATAGATATTGTATTATAAATACTACATAGAATTTCAAATTTATATTTTTCTTCTTGGGCGTAGATGAAAAATTGTTTAATACCCTCTAATGTTGTTTGTTCTTTTTTAACTAAAATTACTTGAGGGTCGTTCATAAAATATTTAGTAAATTCTAATTTATTCTCTGGCATTGTTGCTGAAAATATACATATTTGAATTTCTTTATTTAATTTTTGAATTACATATTTTATTTGTTCTTGAAATGAATCTGATAATAGTTCATCAGCTTCATCTAAAATTAATAGTTTGATATTTTCTATTTTTATATGTTGTTTTTCTAACATCTCTGATACACGACCAGGAGTTCCAATGATTACTTGAGGTCCTTTTTTTAATCCATTTATTAAATTTTTTGTATCTGTTTTACCAATACATAATACTGAATTTATTTGTTTCATATATTGAGATAAACTATTAAATACACTTTGTGTTTGAATTGCTAATTCACGAGTTGGTGATAAAATTATACATTGATGATTTTGTTCTGTTTCATTAATTTGTTGTAAAGCTGATATTACAAATGTTCCGGTTTTTCCCGTTCCACTTTGAGCTTGTGCAATTATATCTTTATTTGTTAATATTGCTGGTATCGCTTGTGTTTGAATTGGTGATGGGTTTTCAAATCCATATGCATAAATACCACGAATTAAATTTGTCTTTAATCCAAAATCTTGAAAAGTTTTTCCATCTTCCTTTTTATCTGTCATTTTTATATTTGTTTTAATATATAAAATCTTCTTTTATATCATTTATTTATCAATTTTTTTTATTACTGTTTTAATTGTTTCATCTATAAAGTTCTTAATATATTCTTTCATTAATTCATGATTATCTTTATTATCTTGATTTATTTCGTTTTGTTCATTTTCCTTATTAAATTTTATATACGGATCATAATCAATTATTTCTGTATTATTTAATTCAAATATTCCACTATTAAATTTTTTGTTCTCGATTATTTCATTCTCAAATATTTTATTATTTGTATTATTTGTATTATTTGTATTATTAGTAAAATCGAATAATTCATTATTAGTAAGATCGAATAAATCATTATTAGTAAGATCAAATAAATCATTATTAGTAAGATCAAATAAATCATTATTAGTATATTCTAATAAATCATTATTAGTATATTCTAATAAATCATTATTTATATCATCGGATAATTCATCTGTTAAATCATCTATAATATCATCTGTATTAAAAATATAAACACTAAATAATGATTCTTCGTCTGTATTATTTATTTCATTATTAATATATTCCATTGATAATGTATAATCATGTATAATATTTCTAATGTGGAAAATACAATTAGAAATAATATTATTAAACTTAATAAAATATTGAACTTTTTGTTCATAATTATAAGAATCGAAAATATCTGTTGTTATTAAATCAAAATTTAATAATAGTAATAATGATTTATTATGTTTAAAAAATTTTATTAATCTTAATTTTATTTCATGAGAACTTATACGTTCATAATCACTATTATTATAATTTAAATTTAATTTTAAATTATCTATGAATCTTTGTTCGCTATATGAGTTTAAATAGGGTATAATATTATTTGATAATAATAAAATGTTTTCATCAATACTTTTAATTTTTTTATTAAATGTTTTTAATATTAGATTTACATAATTAATATTATTTAGCGATTTAATATAATTATTTATCAAAGTAAAAGTATAATTATATTGTTGTTTATATTCATTATTTTCAAGTAATGATGTATATTCTATTATAATTTTATTTTTAATTATACTAATAATATATTTTTTAGCAAAAATATCACAAATTGAATATTTAGTTATAAATATAATAAATAAATTTAAATTAAAATTTTGATCATCTACTTCTTTTTCAAAATCTTTAATATTATTTTCTTTTATAATTAATTCTAAATCCATTATGTATTTATAAAATATTATTATTTTAACTTTATAAATTAATAATATTTTTAAACTTTATAAAATAAAAAATATCATCTATGTTTAAAAATAAAACTTTATTTAACTATTTATATTAAAATGAAAAATATAAATTGGGATATTTCAATAATAGAAGAAACAAACATAATTATTAATAAATCTAAAAATATTATAAATAATATAATTAATTCGGATAATAAAAATATTATTAATGACATTGAACAAGAACATTTTTTAAGAGAAAGTTTTGTAAATCAATTAAAATTATTAAAATATGCGTCTGATAATCTCGAAAAACAAAAAATAGCTACACATTGTATTAAATTATTAATTAAATATCGTAAAGATATAATATCAAATACTGATTTATTTCAAAAAATTTATAATTATTACGAAGATAATAAAGAAAACTTAAAAGAAAAGGAAGAATTATTAATATTAGTAAATTTTTTAAAAAAATTTATAATAAATGGTGTTAATTTAGAAGAATCTAAAAATAATACTTTACAGGAAAATTTAAAAAAATTAGACAGTTTAGAAAATATTAAAAAAACAAATATTAAAAATTATAATAAATTTTTAAAAATTAATAATGATAATTTAAAACATACACCTACGTATTTTAAAAATTTTTTAATTAAATCAAATGATAAAGATTATCGAATAATACCTTTAAAAACATCAATCGCTGAAAATATAATTTGTTATTTAAATAATAGTAAATTGAGGAAAAAATTACACCAATTTATAGGTTCTCGTTGTATTGAAAATTTAGATATTGAAAAAGATATTTATTTAACAAAATCAAATATAGCTCAAGTATTAGATGTTCGAACATATGATAATATATCACATGAAAAAAATATTATTTCAGATTCAAATATTTTAGTTCAATTATTAACACGATTATCAAATTATATTGATGAAAAATATGATACAGAAATTATTAATATATTGAAAATTATTTCTAAGAAAAAAAATAAAAAAATTAATTATGAATCATTTAGAAATAAAATTAATCACTGGGATATTCATTATTATTTTAATTATATGAAAAAAAAAATTAAATTGGATGAATTCAAATTAAGAGAATATTTTAAAACTAATAATGTTATTAATAGAATTTTAATAATGTTTCAAAACTTATTTTCTTTAAAATTTAAAAAATCAGAAAATCAAAATTGTTGGCACCCATCTGTTAAATTATTTGAAATTTATTCGCAATCTAAAAATAAACTCATTGGATATTTTTATTTAGATATTTATAATAGAAAACATAAAATTAATAATATTGAGTTCTTAAATTTATCTTCAAGATCTTTTTATAATTTACCTTGTTCTATTGTTATCGCAAACTTTCAACAAGAAACTAAAAATAATTTCTCATTTGTTTCATATAATCAAGTTCGTTTATTTATTCATAAATTTACAACAGTTATTTATAATACTTTAATTAAATCTAATTATTCATTAAATGGTATCGATCAAGTTCCAATAGATCAAATTAAAATACCAGCTTATTTAATTGAAAAAATTATATTTCAAAAAGATAACTTTAAAACTATCGCAATACATTATAAAACAAAAAAACCAATTGATAGTAAAACTTTTAATAAAATTAATGATATTAATAATATTGATATCGCTTATAAAACTAAATTAATTATTTTTAATTCGATATTTTATTTACATATGATTAGTAATAATCAAACAGCTACTTATTTAAAATCAGTTGATAAAGGTATATGTAATATTTATAATACCTATTTTGATAATATATTTAATAATCAAAATGTTGTTATCGAATCTTCAGATTATTATCCTTTCCTATTTAATAAAAAAAATTTAACTTGTTATAATCTAATTAATGATCTTTATGCTTCAGATATATTCATTAAAAATAAAAATAACCAAGAACGTATGCTTTCAATTATTCAAAATATTATGTCAGAAGGTAGTTCAAAATCGTCTAAAACTATTATTACAGATAATTTTGGGTTAGATTTAGATCTAATCTCTTATGTTCAATATTATAATATTGAAAACAATGATTATAATATTGATATTGATACAAATTCTAATTTAGAATCTACTACTTGTAATAAACTAAATTTAACTTCCGAAATTATCGCAAGTTCAAAAATTAAAAACTATTTTGAAGAACTTGAATCAGAAATTACTATTCGAACAAATAAATAAATTATTTATAATTCGAACAAATAAATAAATTATTTATAATTCGAACAAATAAATAAATTATTTATAATTCAATAACAATATTTTTATTTTTATATTTTTTTTTATCTTGATAATCTAAATAAGTTAATCTAATAAATATCATAAATATGAGTAAATGAAATAAATAATAACAAATATCAAAATAAATATTTGTATCTAAATTTATTAAAACATAATTCAATATTGTAATTATAATTAATCCTAATGTTAATATTATTGTTTTAATATTATTATATTTTCTTTTATAAGGTCTGTATTTTAATAATAGAACAAAAAATATACAATTAACTAATAAAAATAATGTATTTTGTACATTTGTTAAATTATTATTAATATTTGTTAATATAGATATTAATATTTGTTTTAAAAAAATAAAATTTATAAAAAATTTCTTTTTTGATTTATAATCATTATAAATTGATACATATTTTTGTGTTTGTTTATTTTTATTTTTATAAATTTTTAATGGAAACCCTATGATATAAGTTATTATTATTATTAATATTACAAATACTAATATTATATTCTTTATTTTTGTATTTGTTGAACTATTATTATTAAAATCTATTATTGCACCGAATGTTAATGTTGTAACATTACAATACGATAACAATAACATTTTATTTAAATAATATGAATATTTTTTTGGTTCTTTGTTTGTTTGATTTAAATTATTATATTCTTTTGATCTTTTTATAAAATTATATATTTTAAATATACAATAACCTAATGATATAACTAATAAAAAACTTATTACACTTGTTATAAATTTATTATTTTCTATTAGTAAAAATAATTGAGATTCGTACATTCTTTCTAAATATTCTAATATACGTTTATCTGTGCGATGTGGTACAAAACCATAAAATGTTATTGTTATTATATTTGTTATTATTTCCCATACAAAATTATATGTTTTTAACAATCTATTGTTTATTATTATATATTGAATAAATCTTATTAAAATATCATTATAATATTCTGTTATACCAAATATTAAATAGCGTATACTATTTAATGTTATTAATAATAGTGATATTAACATTTTCTTTATTAAAAATAATTTTTAGTAAAATATTATTTTTAATATCAATTTTTTTAACTTAAATTGAACTTTTCCTTTAATAACTCTTTCTCATCATTTATTGACTCTTCGGAACTGTCGGATTCTGTTTTTGATATATCCGAATCATAATTATGTTTTTCTTTTAAATTTTTTACATATTGTTCCTGTTTAATATAATTTATCCAACATTCATATAATTCATTTCCTTTTGAATGATTTATACGTTTTTGTTTTTTGTTTTGTTTTTGAATTTGAATTATTGGTAAATAATATTCTAATATTTTTCCTAAATATATTGTTTCTATTTGTTCTGATTTACTCATATTTATAATTTCTTTGGGTTTTGTTTTATCTAATACATCATAAATTATAATTTTGAGTTTATAAATGTATGATATTATATATAATATTATTTGATTAGTATTTTTATCATTTTTTGTAAAATTATTATTTTCTAAAAAATCTATATCAAATAATTCTTCTATTGATTTAGTTTCATTATTAAATAAGTTTTTATAATTTTTAAAATTATAAATAAATAATAAAAGTCCGTGTTTTAGATATTTTATATTATCAGTTATTTTTAAAACTTTTAATGATTCAAATAGGGAATTATCAAAATCAACTAAATTTTTAATTGTTAAATTATCTTTGTCTAAAATATCATATAAATTATTTATTTGATAATTATATATTTGCTCATATTGAATACCTTTTAATATTAATAATTCTTGATGATCTAATTCACGTTCTAAATATTTTTCCCATTCTTTTTTATTTATTGAATGTGGTATTTTATCCATTTAATTTATAGATCTATCTATTTTTTATTTTTTATATTTAATTATTGAATTAATTATAAAAAAAATTAAAGATTATAATAAAATCTAAAAAAAGTTACTATTTCATATAAAACTTTACAATCGATTTCATTGTAATTAATTATATCTTCCATTACCGAATCTATTCTATTTTTTTCATTTTCTAATTTAATTTTTGCATTATCTATTAATTTATTGTATGTTAAATAAAAATCATAATATTTTATTGCTTCTAACATTGCATTTATTCCATTTGTACAATCAGTATTCCAAATAGTTTTAATGCATTTTAAATCATATAGCGCTTGTGAAAAATCTTTTAGACCATAATTCATACATCCTTTTACAACAATGTGATTATCTTTTACAAGTTTATTTAAATTAACAAAATCATAGTTACATATTAATTGATTCACTTTTCGATTATTTCTTAAATTATAAAAATATGAAAACTCATAATATCCCCAATGATATATTTTGACAGTTTCATTATTTTTTATTCGATTCATTGATATATATTCATCTGTTTTTTGATCAATAAAATTAATCATTTTTGATATTAAATCTATTTCATTTTCATTTTCTTTTAATAGAAATTTTTTATATTTCCATTTATTATCTTCTTCATAACCAACACCTGCTAAAAATAATACTCGATTTGATGGTAAAGATACTTCTATATTTTTATTTTGTATCATTTTATCATATGTTTCAATATCAATAAAAAATTCAATTCCATTATTTTTTAATTTTGAACATTTTAATTTTCGTGGTTCAATTATAGAATTTGTCTCTCCTCGATTTACCTTTAAAATTAAATCTATTATTTCCCTTTTTTTACTTTTTTTATTTATTCCTAATACATTTGTTGTACATTTTTTATCTTTCCAATTATAAACTCCTCTTTTATGAGCCATTTCTCTTTCTTTTATTCCAATATTCCATACTAATGTAAGTTCATTAATCATTTTAGCATGATTTAGTTTTGTTTCATAATGTTTATCATTAATTATATTACACATATTGGGATATAACTCTTTTTTTGATGGAGGATTTAAACTATAACTTTCTCCATTAATTTTTAAATCACGATACCAGTCAATTGCTTTTTTTGTTTTAGTTAAATAATTATAATCATAACTCTTATCACTAAAATCTATATGACCTAATCTTTCAAAACAATCATAACCATATACAATATTTCCAGTTTTATTTAATTTATAACTTTTTCCTAAAATATAAGCTGTTGATGGTGTATATCCCTGTATTTCTCCAAGTATTGAATTATAAATAGCTAATTGACCTTTATAACATGGAGTTCTATTTGAATTTCTTAATTTTTTAAAATCAGCACAAAATTGTATTGTTGTCCATTTTATATCAATTATTCGATAATGATATTTACCATTTGTATATGGAGCTTTTATTTTTTCATCATTCTCTTTAATCTGTTCTATTTTAAATATTTTATTAAGATAATCACTTCGAATTATTATATCAGATACTCCTCTTAAAGTATTATTTTTTGAACATAATGGTGCTTGAAATATTAATGGTATTCCTTCTTTGATATATTTTTTTGTTAATTCAATATGTTTGGGTAAAATTTTTTCATTCGGTTTTAATACAGTTCGAGTTTTATTTTCTTTTGATAAGGTTTCAAATATATAATCCTCAAATTTATATCCTTTATCACATAATATATTTGAAGATTTATTTTGTATTGATCCATAATTCGTTTTAGATTTTTGATTTTGATTTGTTTTTGATGTATTTGAATATAAATTATAATAATCTAAAACTGGATCATTTAATAAATAATTTTTAACATTTGATGCCGCTACTACTTGTTCATTATCATTTGATTTTGTTGTAATTATTGATGATGATAATAAATTCTTCCATTTCTTTGATAAATAACTATCAGAAAAATTATTCCTATTATTACATATTCTTTTACTTTCGCGATTGTTCTCATTATCATCTTGTCTAATACGTTTATTGGATGATCTTAAATTATAACTATGTTTCATTAATCCTTTTATTAATTAATTATCTAAATAATTTATTAATAAATTAATCAATTTTTTTTCTAAATAACATTTACTTCAATATTTGTTTCATTTAGTTTTTCCTCATATTTTGATATTTTTCTATTACATTCGATATATAATTTTAATAATTTCTCTGTTTTAATATCATCTGTTTCAATCTGTTCTTTGACTTCTTTTAATCGTTTAAAATAATTATTATATTTAATTTCTGGATCTTCATTTTCTGACTCATATTCACTATCATCTTCTAATATATCTTGTTTAACTAATTGATTATTAATATTCAAAATAGTATTTTTAATTAAATCGATTTCATTTTTATATTCGTCATATTTTTTAATTTTATCTGTAAAATCTTCAATTACTTCTAATTTAGAAACATTCTTATTTAAGTTTTTAATTCGTTTTTCAATACTTGGCATTTTTATATTTGATTACTATAAAATAATTATTATTCGCATAAAACTTTAACTTTCAATATTTTATTTGCTGTTTTAATTTCTAAAATATCATCCTTTTTAATATTATTATGATCGCTATTTAAAATATAACAAAATCCTTTTTCTAAAAATAATTTATAATTATTTGATTCTAAATTTATTAATATACGATTTGTTTCTTGATTTAATTCTTCTAATTTATCTTTTAATTTATATTTTAGCTGTTCTAATAATTTTATATTTGATGTTTTAAAATCATTTATACTCGTATATGTTTCATTTAATTTATTTTTTATTTTAATTATCATATTTTCATGTTCATTAATTTTATTTTTTAATATTACTTTTATATTATCTTCAAGATAATGTTTTACTTTATTAAATTCTTCGATTTTTTGTTTTTGAAATGATGTTATTAATTCTCCCGCAATTGATGGTGTTCCTGCTCTGATATCTGCTACAAAATCAGAAATCATATAATCATTTTCGTGACCAATCGCACTTATTATACACGTGTTACAATTATAAATACTTTCAATAACTTGTTCGCTTGAAAATCCCATTAAATCTTCAGTAGAACCTCCTCCACGAGCTAAAATAATACAATCAAATTTTAATTTATCTAATTTAGTTATAGCATTAGAAACTTCTCGAGGACAATTAATACCTTGGACTGTTGAATTTTGAATATTTATAATACCATTAAAATTATGCTTTTTTAAAACACTTTTTATATCTTGTAAAGCATCCGAATTTATTGCTGTTATTATTGCTATATTTTTTAAATTATGTGGTAATTCTTTTTTATTTTTTTGATCAAAATATCCTAAATTTTCATAACGTTCTTTCATTTTGATAAAATTTTTATAAGTTTCACCTTCTCCACATTTATCTATTTCATAAGCTGTTAATTGATATGAAGAATTTCTCACAAATGTTGTAATTTTACCAGTTACTAAAATTTGATCACCATTTTCAAAATCAGGTTCATTATTATAACTCCAAAAAGTAACATTTAATAAACTTTTTGAGTCTTTTAAAGACATAAATAAATGTCCTCTCGACACTTTTAAATTTGATACCTCTCCTTCAACATTAATTGTTTTATTAAATTCGGTTAAAATATTGTTTCGAATTAAATCAGATATTTCACTTACTTGCATATTATTATATTATATTTATATTAATTATCTTTAATTAAGTTAAATTTTTCAATATTTTCTTTGATTTGAATTTTAATTTTATATTCAATATTATCATCAATATCTAAATCAATAGTATTTGAATTTATCAAATACGTATATATTTTATCAATACTATTAATTTTATTAATTTTTAATTTTATAATTTGTCTTAATATTTGATCACTATTGAAAATCTTTTTTATTTTTATATTTTGTATATGTTCATTTATTAATTCTAAATTTTTACTTGTATTACTTATTTTTAATTTATTTAATTTATTTAGATCAGATTTATATATTTGACATGCGATATATAAATTTATTTTATCATTCGTTTGTTCTAATTCTTTTTTTATATTTAGTTCATTATAAAATTTCTCATTTAAATTTATTAATGTATTTATTACATCAATCGGTAGAGTTTCACAATATCCTAACTCTACTAAATTATTATTTTTTATTTTGATTGGATTATATTTTATAACTATTTTTACTAAATTATATTTTAATTTTTCATCAAATATTACATTTATTTTTGATTTTGAAAATAATGTTCTAACATTTATTTCACATGGATCACTTTGTAGTTGTTTTTGAGCTTTTGTTACATATACAATATGTTCCTTTTTTGATATGTCTAATCGTGAATATATTTTACGAAATGGATAGTCATTATAATTATTACCCCATATTAATATTTCTGTATTATTATTTGTTAATAAATAATTCTCATAATCATTTGGTTCATTATTCATATTAATATATCCTGTTATCTTATTCGTTAATTTTGACATATATGATTTTGGATTGTAATTATCTAATAATATTTTAATTTCTTCTATCGTTTTTATTAAATACCATAATTGGGGTTGAGTTACATTTATTGATAAATAATATTGCTTTTGATATAATATTAAATATGCATAAAATATTTTATCCTCAAAACCATATGTTAAATAATTTAAATTCTTATTTATCTCATAACATCCTATAATTTTACATTCGGATATTTTTATTTCTTTATTGATTTCTTTATTATTAATTTCTTCCCATTCTAATAGATCTATATAATTTTCAATATCAAAATTATCTAATGATAGTATATTTGTTGAGTTTAAAGTTTTATTATTTATATTTGTCATCTATAATTTAATTTATATTTTATTTAAAATTAAATAAAATATAATTTATTGCTTTATTCGAAAATATATTTACGAATTGTATTAACATATTCTCCTGTATAATTTGTACTACTATGTAATCCACTTAATTTAAAGAATTTTAATTGAGGGTTTGTTTTTTGATTTTCTAATATTTTTTGAGAATGGCTAAAAGCAATTAATTCATCTTCTGGTGAATGAGCTACTAATATAGGTAATTTATCTTTTAATGCTTTCACATTTTCATAATTATTAAAATAATTTGGAATTAATACATTTTGTAATCCACAACATAATTGTTTTTTACTCATTTCTCTAATAGAACTAAATCCACTTTCCAAAATTAATGCATATGGTTTAGTTTTTTTATCATTTACTAAATAATTTGTTAATTCACTTGATATACCCGCTCCTAATGATATTCCATATACTGTTATTCTATATGGTTGAATATTCTGTTTTTTAATTAAATAATTCCATGCTGTTTTAATATCAATTAATGCTCCATATGGAGTAATTGTTCCTGAACTTTTACCATAACCGCGATAATCTAAAATAAAAATATTTCCTAAATTACCATATAATTTAAATATAGTATATGTTCTTTTTAAATTACCATAGTTACCGTGAGCATGTAAAATAGTTCCCTTTTTTGTTGGATTTTTATAATGAATACAATGAATAAATTGTTTATCTGGTGTTTCTAAAAATAATTCTTCTATTGTTATTTGATCATTAAATTTTGTTTTTAATTCATTTGTTAATGCTTCTAATTCCATTGATTCATTTTTTTCTAATTTTTTTGGTTTAAACATCGATTCATGTAAAAAGTATTGTGCTATTTTATATATAATTAAATTTATAATAATCATTACTATAGCTATTATAAATATAATTAATATTATAATTTTTGAATCCATTAATATTAATTATTTAATAAATAAAATAAATTTATTCTATATATTAATCAAATTTAACATCAAGATATTCCTTTAATTTTAAATCAGGTTCATTATTTATATCATCATATTCTATATTATCATATTCTATATTATCATAATCAATATCAGATATTTCCGAAACATTTGAACTTAATCCTCCAAACATTTGTGGGGCAATATGTAAAGAACCATTTTTAGCGATATTACCTAAATTTATATTTGTTTGATGTTCTTGGAATAAATTAGGCTGAACATTTTTTGTTTTATATATTTGTTTTAATAAATATATATCTTGAGAAGTTAATTTTATTTTATCAATTGGTTTTGTTTTAAATATATCTTGATAAATATTAAAATTTTGTTTTAATGTTTCTGTTTCAATATTATTTGTATCAAAAGCTTCTTTACCTTTTATAATTCTTAATGGAGTTTTTTTGGCGACATATAATTTATTATGTTGTAAGCCAAATAATAGATAATATTCAATATTATCTATTTTTATTTTTTCTACTAAATTATCTAAATATTCTTCACTTTCTGGTTTTTTATTCATAATTTGCGCATAACACCATTTTTGTTCATTATTATCACATCGAAAAAGTAAATAAACTTTATCATTTAATTCTAATAAAAATAATATATTTTTGGGTTTTAATATTTTTAATCCTTCTAAAATTATATTAATTATATTCATTTTATATAACACAATTATATATTTTTTTTATAATCTGGAATATTTATAGTATCATTTGTTTCAATTGATTTATTATATAATGGTATCGTATCATTTGAATCATCATCATTAATTTCTGGGTTTTTAGATTCTTTTAATTTTGTATCATCGCATATAACTGATTTTTTAGCTTTTTGTGTATCTTTTTTTTGTTTTTTGGGTGATTTATTAGATTTTATTATAACTGGTTCTTTAATCTGTTCTTTAATTTCTTCATTTATAACTGGCATTTTATTAATATTATTTAATACTGGAAGTTTATTATATTTATCAATACGGTTTTTTACTAATGAAGCAATAAAATCAATAAAAAATAAATATAATAAATTAGATGTTCGAACAATATCTTTTAAAATAAAATATAATATTAAATAAATTATTATTCCTGTAATTAATAATACAATTAGATCATAATTTAAATTCTGGTCGTCATTTATATATTTAATAATGTTAAAAATCATATTTAAAATAAATTTATAGTATTTTTTTAAATTTTAAACTTAATCTATTATTTGGTTTATTAAAACTAAATAATAAAAAATTGAAAAAAATATAATTTTAATTAAAAATTATATCAAATTATAAAAATGGCTTATTTCAATATTATTAAAAATAAAATTTATTTTAATGATGAATATGACTGGGATCATTTAGATTTTACATTAAAATATAACGGCGGAGCTTTATATAAACCTGTTAATAAAAAGTTTGTTGAAATACATCGTGAATTAATTAATAAACATTTTATCAATAAAAAACAAAATATTAATAATAATTATCTTGATAATAATCAACAAATTATTAAAAATAAAGAAAATCGTAATAAACAATGTTTTAAATGTTCTAACGAATATAAGGAAAATCAAAAATATATCGAATATCATAAAAATATATATAATCAATATTGTGATGATATGTATACAAATTTTGTTAATAAATGTTTTGTTAAAAATACAGAAAAATATATTTATGAAAAAATTTATAATTATATTTATGGAAAAATTTATAAATTAACTTTTCATAAAAGAGAAATTAATTTATTATGTTTAGTATTATTTTGTATGTGTGGATTTTATTTTTATTGATCATTTCGTACATACGTAACAACTGGTGGTATCGCATTTGAATATTCTACACCACATTCTTTTTCACGATCTGAATCACTTTTATCTGCAATATCAATAAAAAAACTTTGTATTGCTTCTTTTGTTAAAAATGTTTTAATAGTATTAATAATATCTTCTTGATCTTTAAAAGAATTCATATCTTCATCTAAAATAGTATCAATATTATCAATAGTCATATTCAATGAAAATATACCATTAATTTTTTTATTTAGAAATTCTTTCTCACTTTTAATATTATCATTTATATTAAAATTTAAATAAAGACGTCCTAATTCGCGTTTTTGAAGTTGTTTATAATATTTTACAATAAAACAATAAAGAGGTTGTTTTTTATTTTGAACTAAATAAAAATTTGTTACATTACACGCATAAACATCTACATAAATTTTTCTTTCATCACTTATATAAAATGAATCTACTAATGTATCTCGCAATACTGTATTTTTATCCATTTTAATAGAATCTAAATGTTTTATTTTTACTGACTTTTCTTCTGGAGTTGCAATTAATTTATATACACCTGTAATTTTTTTACTCATTCAATTTATAAGATATTTTATCATATACCTTTTTATATAATTTTGTATGTTAAAATATTTATATCTTTTAGATTTTTATTAAAATTATGATTTCCATTTATATTCTTATTATTTATATTTATATAAATAGATTTACTATCAGCAATTGTTGGATCTAAATATTTACGTATAAAAATATTTAATTTAGAATAAGTTAAATTATTTTCAAATAAATATTCATCATTATTATAAATTATCTTTGTTTCTTTATTATCTTCTTTAATCGATAATTTGGATTGTTCTTTAATCGATAATTCCGGTTGTTCTTTGATCGATAATTTGGATTGTTCTTTGATCGATAATTCAGGTTGTTCTTGGATCGATAATTCAGGTTGTTCTTGTATCGATAATTCAGGTTGTTCTTTGTCAAATGTTTTAGAATATTCTTGTAAATTCTCTTGAGATTTTGAAGTTATAATATTTTCGTTAGTTTTATTAAATATATTAAATGAATTTTTATAAATTGTATTTAATATATTCATAATTTATTAATTTATTTATAAAAATATTATTATAAATTTTAAATGATTAATTAATTAAGTTTTTAATTTTTGGTTGTAATTTAGATACGTAATTTAGTGTAGAATTATCGGAACTAATAAATAATTCATAAAAGAATACTTCTTTTGGTTTTGATTTATACAAACTTGAATTTTTACTTATTTGAACATTTTCTGCATATAATGTATTATAATTTTTATTTTTTAACATAGCGATATTTAAACGATAGCCAAAATATAAACAAAATAATATTTTATTATTTAATGATTCATTTTTATCAATCATAAGTTTAATATCGAAGGTATCAAAATTAAAATTTTCAAACTTAGATCGTAATTGTTGATTTAATCTTTTTGCGTCAATATGTGATTTTCTTATAGATTTTAAATTAATAAAATTTTCATTAGCCCATGAATGTAATTTTTCATTATTTTTTTTTCTATATTCTTTATCATAACTATTAAAAAGTTTAATTAATGATAAATGGTCACCAGTACTACTAACAAATTTATTAATTTTAGTATTAAATTTATTTTGTAAATTTTTTAAAGCTTTTTTGTATTCTGAAGGTGAATTATATTTTTTATTTTTTAATAGTTTTTCTGGTGTTATAAAATAATTATTAAAACTATTTTGATTTTGAATCATAGTATAAATTATTATTAATTCATTTTTACAAAATAGATGATATCCGACAACCAAAGCGATACCAATTTCTGGTTCAACATTTAATTCACTTACAAATTTACCTAATAATGATATTTTATCATTTTCAATTAATCCTAATTGTTTTAATGTTGTAATAGCATTTTTTTGATATTGTTTTTTAGGAGGTTCTATTAATTCACTATATATTGATTCTAATTTAGAAACTGTTTTAATTCTTTCTAAATTTAAAAATCTTAATGTTTCTGTTGTAATATTTGATAATAATATATCTGCTTCTGGATATTCGTCCATTGATTCATAATAATCTTTAGTATATAAATGATAACACACACCTGAATTAGTTCTTCCTGTTCTTCCTTTTCTTTGTTTTACTTGTGCTTTTGTAATAGGTTCTAATTCTAAACGAGAGGCTCTTAAAACAGGATCATAAGAACTTTTTAATTCAACACCACTATCAATAACATATTGAATACCATCAATAGTTAATGAAGATTCCGCCACATTTGTCGCAATAACAATTTTTCTACAATAATCACCAACATCTTTATATTTAGTTTTATCTTGAGCTAATTCTTGATTATCTTTATTCATACCTGAAAATACACCCACACAATAAACACCATCTTTACATTTTTCAATATTATAAGTTTTTTCATTAGTTTTTAATTCATTCGCGATTTTAGTACAAGCTTGTAATGTTTCATTACTTGAAGATACAAACATTAAAATATCTCCAGGTTTATCTTCTTTTAATAAATTTAATATAATTCGAATACCTTCATTTAATATATTCTTTGGATCAAGAAGTTTATCTAAATATATAGATTCAATATCAAAATTTGTTTTTTCTCCAACATCAATCATTTTAAATTTATAATTGGAAAAATAAGAACTAAAAATTTTAGAATTAACTGTCGCACTCATAATTATAACTTTAAATTCTGGTCTTTTATTTAGTGTCTCTTTTAATAAATATAATAAAAAATCAATTTGTATTTTTCTTTCATGTGCTTCATCTATTATTACACAATCAAAATCACTTAATAAAGGATCATTTAATAAACGTGCCACAATTGTTCCATCTGTAGCGTATAATAATTTATTATTTGATGAACGCATTTTTTTATCTGAACCTTTAAATTGATAACCAACATGATCACCCAATTTTATATCTAATGTTTTTGCCGAGAATTCACTTGCACTTTTTGCTATTATTTGTTTTGGTAATGTTATCGCTATTTTTTTCTTATAATCAAAAGCATGTAATGCAAATTTTGGTAATAAAACTGTTTTACCGGATCCTGTTCCTGATACTATTAATAATACTTGATTATTTTTTATAGATTCTATTATATTTGTTGCCTCTTGATATGCTGGAAATTTTGACCATAATAATGCTAATTTCTTATATTCATCACTATATGGTTCATTTGTTAATGGATTATTATTAATACCTTCTGGATCTAAAATACCAATCTTATTCATATAAATTATATATCTATTTTAATTATTATAATTATATAATAATTAAAATTATTCTTGTAATTAATCAACGGATTCTTCATCAACTATAATTGTATCATCATAATCGGTATCATCAGGATCATTTATTTTTTTAATAGGACGGGGAAAAATACTTTCCGGCTTATAATCTTCTGAATCCGAATCATCATTTAAATTAATTTTTGGTTTGAAATTTTTATAACATACTTCATGATTATTTTCAATTTTACTTTTAATTTTAATTTTAATTTTAGTATTCGATTTAGTTTTAGTATTCGTTTTAGTATTTGTTTTAGTATTCGTTTTAGTGTTCAATTTAGTTTTATCCTTTGTATTAGATTTAGCTTTAGGTTTAGTATTAGATTTAGTATTAGATTTAGTATTAGATTTAGTATTAGATTTAGTATTAGATTTAGGTTTAGATGTAGTATTTAATTTTGAATCCATAATAATATTATTTTATTATAATCTTTTATTTTATAAGTAAATATGAATTCAATTTTTATTTGTAATATAATATGTATAAAAAATCATAAATAAAGCATAATATCTATCATTATTTATTTGATATTTTTTTTTAATATTTAAAAACGCATTACTATTAATATAATTTAAAATTTGTTTATCAAAAAGTTTATTTAATAAATCATAATGTTCGATTATATAATTGTTAATAAGATCCATTTTTAATAATTAAAATAATCTATTCTATAACTCTAAAAATTGTATTAATAATAAAAAAAACATTATTAGTATTTTTTTCTAAAATGAATGTTTCGGTAAATTTTTGTTCTAATAAATTATTATTTATTTTTACAGTACCATAAACATTTACTAATAGACCATATTCACCGATTGGTTGTGAATCTATTTTTTTAATAATATGATCAAATTTAAATATTCCTAAAAATAATTTAATTTTATTAGAATAATCTTTAAAACTCATAAATTCTTCTTCACAAAATGTAAAAACAGAATTTTTTTTATAATATTGTTCTAACTTACTAAAATCATTATCACATAAATTATAATAATTGTCAGAAAATCTTTTACCTAATTTTATATAATTTTTTTTAACATTATATTCATCATTTGTATTTGTATTATTTAGAAGTGTATTATTTAAAATACTATTTAACATATTTATTATTTAATCTAATTTTATTAACAAAAAAACGCATTTTTATTTTTGTGAATTTAGTATTTTTTTAATACATTCTAATTGAACTAAATCATTTGTTCTATTTTGAACATTTCGAATATTTTTATTATCTTTTGAAATATGTTCTTTTGTATATAATAATATATTTAAATTATTAATAAAGTCATAATATGAGATTGTAGAAGGATTATAATAATGATTAGCTAATAAACTTTTTGATAATTTATCATTATTATTAGATATTGTACAAATGTTATAAGCATCTTCTTTATTATGTATTCCATCTAATATAATTTTTAAATTATTAAATTTATCCATATCTTATTTTTATAATTAATAAACGAACTTTTATATTATTTTAAAAATATAATAAATATATTTTATAATAATATAAAATATGGATATCAATATTTGCACAGACGAAATTAATAATGATTTTTTTAATAATAAATGTTCTTCAGAGCTTTCAGAAGAACTTTCAGATATGTTAAAATCAAAAAATTCTTCAATAAAATCTAAACAAGAACGTGATTTAGATTGTTTAATATCAAATTGTTCAGATTCTTATAAATATAAAAAAAATTGTTCAAAACCAACTAAATTTAATAGTCAGACTGATTTAAAATTAAAAAATGATCTTTATAAAATTCTTGATTTAGTTAATAATTTAGATTGTGAAATTAAACAAACTAAAAAATTATGCTATTCTTTAAAACAAGATGCACTTGTTAAACATAGTCATAATCCTACTGATTTAGATGATAAAGTATATGAATATATACATTGTCAAATTAATCAAAAAATGGATACCATTTTAGATACTATGAATAATAAATTCGAAGATATCGAAAAAAGAATTAGTAAGCTTTTTAAAGGGTTTGTTGCAACTGCAAAAATTTAATTTATTTTGTTTTTGATTTAGATTTAGATTTAGATTTTATTTCATTTTGTTCTTCCTTTGGTTTTTCTTTTCTTATATTTTTATAAGGTGTATCTTTTGATGATAAAAATCGTCCCGTTTTTGTATCTCGTTTAATATATTTATTTGTTTTCTCATTATAAACTTGTGTTCTATTTGAAACAACACCAGATCGATAAGATAAACCAGTATTTTTAGCCATTTTAAATTTAAAATAACTAAAAATTATATTTGTTATTAATATCTATTTCAATTTTTTATACTTGTTTTATATTGATTCTCGAACAATTGATTAATTTCTTGACGATTTAATTTATTAATAAATTCAAGAAATATTTTTTGTTTTTTTAAATCAAACTTTTTATTTAATCGATCCATTATATGTTTATTATTATAATATTTTATTTAGATAATTTTTTATAATAAAAAATTGATTTTTATTTAAATTTAATTATAAATATTATTTATAATTAAAATTAAATCATGGATCAAATCCCCGTTTTTGATAAAGAAATAGAAACACATAATGAATATCTTGATAGATTAACTATTTATAATAATAAACAAATTCAAAATAAATATAATTTAATTCTAAAATTTATAAATAAATGGATTAAATCTGATATGAAATCTTTAACAGATTTTAGATATATTAATGAAAAAACTTTATTTGAAAGTCCTAAATATAATAGAGAAATATTAAAAGAATTTTGTCCTAAATTTAAAACTACATTTTTTATTGATACCGATATTAATGAAAATACAGATGATAAAGATATTAGCACTATTATGATTATTACTATCTTTAATAAAATATTATCAAATATTAATTATAGATTAATTCTAACACAACGTACAAAAAATTATTCTATTAAAATGAAATAAATTAATCCAGTTTGTTTATTTTATTATTTTCTATTTTAAATAATTTTGAACGATTGCCTACACTTTTTAATTCTATTGTATCATTATCTAAATTTAAAATTAATCTAAATGGAGGCTCTTCGATAAACGATGTTCTAAATACTAAATTATTTTTTTCAAATATTAAAGTTTCATATATAGGTTCAATATCACCATTTTTTCTTTTATTTATTTTAATTTCGTTTATTTGATTAGATGAAAAATAACATTTATTTTCAAGTGTTTCATAATATTCATCTCCAAAAAATCCATCAGGATTATAATCATATTCAATATATTGATTATAATAATCATCTTCTTTATAATATTCATTATGTATTTCAGGATCTTCATCATCTAATAATTTTATAGATTCCGCAACTTCTTTTTTTAAAGAATTTTCATAGAATTTTAATAAATTGATTTTTGTTTCTTCATTATCTTTATTATCTTCAATTAAAGAATAATTACCGTCTTCAAAAATTAATAAATTATTCTTATCAATATTTATTTGTTTTATATTTAATGTTTGGTTTTTAAAATATAGATTTCCACAATTATCAAATTCAAATTTATCCATTATTATATTTTTTATTTATTATAATTAAATTAGTAAATTTAATTATAATAAAATCAATTTTTATTTATAATATTATAATATTAATGTTAGGTTGGTTATTTTATGACAATATTCATTCTATATTTTTTATATTATTTTTAGTATTAGTTACACGTATTATTATAGAATATTTAGATATGATTTTAGTTCATTTCAATAAAGAAAATTATAATATTACAACTCGTGAAATAGTTTTAAAAAATACTATTTTTGAAACACTTGATATAGAATTAAAAGAAATAGAAAATAAAATAAATAAAATATCAATAAATGATATTAAAAAATCTTTATTAGGTGATAATAATATTTATAATAAAATAATATCAAAACAAGAATTAGTATCTTTATCATATCGTATAAATAAATTTAATGAATTGTTATTTGATAAAACTAATTTATTCAATAGAAAAATAAATATCGAATATATTGAAGAATTAAAATTAACTTATGAAGAAAAACAAGATTTAAAACAAAGAATTTTATCAATACTCAAAATTTTAAAACTTATTCTTAATAACTGTTAGAATATTCGATATTATAAAACTTATTATTATTTAGAATATTGAACAAGTTTTGAAAATATATTTAATAATTGTAAAAACTCATCACCCCCTTCAATTATATATTTTTCACTTTCTGATAAACATAGTGATAATTTTGATTTTGCACAATCACTTAAATCTGGTGAAAATATTACACGTTTTATTAATGAATATAATATATTATGAATTGGATATCCTTTTGATATAATTGTTTTAGTTAATTTTAATATAATCTGTGGTGAAGTTTTTTTAATTTTTATTGTATTATTCCATATCAATGATAAATCTTTTTTAGTTATATGATTCGCTGCATCATAAACATCATCACAAGATAATTCTTTATTTTTATAATCAGAAACATAACCTATATTTTGTAAAAAAGTAATAGCTTTTCTCATATCACCTTCTGCTATTTCTACAATTGTTTCAATAATATTATCTTTTAATTTTAAATTTTCCTTTTTACTAATATCTTTTATTTTATTTATCATTGCTTGTGTTTCTAATGGTTTAAATCTAAATTTTACACACCTTGAAGCTATTGGCTCAATAATCTTATTTATATAATTACAAATAAAACAAAAACGTGTAATAGATGAATAATCTTCCATCACTTTACGTAAAGCACTTTGTGCGTCTGTTGTCATAGCATCTGCTTCATCTAAAATAATAATTTTATATGCGGGACATAAATGACCTTTTGTTTTTTTTGTACTAATTGCCGTTTTTGCATCTCTTACTATTTTTTCACGAACTATATTAATACCTCTTTCATCTGATGCATTTAATTCAAATACACGGCTTTTATATAATTCTTTACCATATAATTCTTTTGCTAATGCAAGTATCGTAGATGTTTTACCTGTACCTGGAGGACCATATAATAATAAATGTGGCAAATCTCCTGTTTCTAATGTTTGATTTAACATATTAATAATTTCTGTTTGATATACTACATCTTTTAATTTTGAAGGACGATATTTATCAACCCATGGTTTTGTATCCCTTTTATTCGTTTTGATATTTTTAGTTGGTTTATTATATTCTCCAAAAATATTAAGATTATTCATTTTTACTTATAATAAAATTTTATTATTTTACATATATTATATATTGTTTTCAATTATTTTTATTTAAAAATAATTAAAAAAAGATTAAATCAATGTCATATTCTTTATATTTTTTAACTAATTCTAGATCATTATTATAACTTGCATATTTAAATATATATAATTTTTTTAAAAATTTATATTTTTTTTTAAACTCTTTGATATCACAGTCTATTAATAAACAATTATTAATTTTTAATTCAATTATATTTTCAGGTAATTCTATAGTGTCTAAATTTATATTTGCATATAAAGTTAATTCTAATTTTCTTAAATTAGGTGGATAACTATTAAATTCTCTATCAGTTGTTAATTCTAATAATGATTTTGGAAATTTTAGGAATTTATTATTATAATTGTAAATTTCGAATGTTTCTAAATATTCTAATTTTTCTAAATTATCTAAATCTTGTAGTGGATTTATTATATTACTATTATCATAATGTAATTTTAAGTTTTTTATTTTTTTGGGGAAATATAAACAATCAATTGGATAATTAATAAAATTTAATTCGATATCGGTTATATTTTTATTTATTTTAAAAAAATCAGTCTCACCTTTAAAAATATATTTATCTTTTAAAAAATTTGTTGATAATGATAATTTATATATTTCATTTTTCATATTTAATTCTTGTAAATATTTATCATATGTGTTTTTTATAGTTACAATATTATTATTATATTCTTTCAAATCAATTGAATTATTTTTATTAGCAAATAAATTTATTATATTTTCATATTCTTCTTTTGTTAATTTATTTTTTAAACAATGTAAATATTCAACTTCATTTTTATATTCATCTGCATTTTTAATATGCTCTTTTTCTAATACATTTAAATCAACTGTTTGAAATAATTTTTTATTAACTTTATTTAAATATAGATATTTGAACATGTTAATAATTTTTATAAAGATGATAATATTTTAATTTATTATTAATTATTTTAATCAATTTTTTTATTAAAAATTGATTAAAATATTTAATAATAAATTAAAATTATTAATTAGATCAAATATGGTTTTAATTGGTATTGTTGGTAATAAAGGACATGGTAAAGATACTATTGGTGATTATTTAGTTTCTGAATATAAATTTAATAAAGTTTCTTTTGCTACACCATTAAAAAATATTTGTAAAGAATTATTTAATTTTAATCACGAACAGTTATATGGTGATAAAAAAGAAGTTATTGATAAAGAATGGAATATAACTCCTCGTGAAGTGATGCAATTTATAGGAACAGATTTAATTAGAAATCAAATTTCTACTATTATACCAAATGTTAAAAATGATTTTTGGATTATTAAATTATTAAAAAGTATAAAAGATAATAAAAATTATGTAATTTGTGATGTAAGATTTCAAAATGAAATAGATCATATAAAAAAATCAGGTGGATTTATTATTAAAGTAATAAGACCAGAAATAAAAGAAAATCAATTAAATAATCATCAAAGCGAAAATATAAGTAATTTACAAAATATAGATTATATTATAAAAAATATAGAATTACAAAAATTATATAATAAGATTGATATTTTAATAAAAAATAATAATATTTATGATCAAATCAAAAATAATAATATTCGATGATTAAATAAGATGTGATTAAAAATAATAATTAATTTATTTATAAAAAATATAAAATATAAAATGTCTCAAGATAATATTTCTAAAAGTATTGAACAAGTCGTTGATAAAATTTCTAAACATTCTACAAATAATACTGTTTCAAATACAGTTGCTAAAATTGTTAAACCTAGTCCCGTTCCTGTTCCACAAATTAAATCTAAAAGTAAATCTAAAAGCAAATCTAAAACTAAAACATCAAAACCTACTGTTATTGTAGATACTGATCAACTTGTTAAAACTACTGATACATTTACTATTATGGGACGTCAAATACCAAAACGTATTGTTTATCTTGTAGTTGTTATTTTAGTATGTGTTATTGGTTATTATATTTATAAAACATACTATACAACACCAAAACCTGAAAAACCAGAACAACTTGATCAATTAGATCAATTAAATCAATTAGATCAAATGCAAGCACATCAACAACAAATGCACAAAATGCAACAAATGCAACAAATGCAACAATCTCAACAACCTCAAGAAATTCAAATTACACGCGAACAATTAAATGAATTAATAAAACAAAATGAACTTTATGAACAACAATTAGAACAAAAAAAACTTAATAGTAAAATTCAAGAAGTATCTAAAAGACAACAAACATTTGTTCCAACACAAGAAGATATTAAAGAAGTTGATGAAAATGAAGAAAGTGGTGGTACAGAATAAAAAATATTAAATTTAATTTATTTATTAAAATAAATTAAATTTTTTTACATTTGCTTACATTTGCTTACATTTGCTTACATTTGCTTACATTGCGGTGGTTCTTCATCATCGTTATCTGTTTGATTATTTGAATAAGTAGAATAATCATCTGGTTTTATAGATGTTGTAGAAATATATTTTTCTTTATTAGTATAATCTTTTATGGGGGCTTTTTTTTTACCAATAATTTCAAAAATTTTATCTTTTTGTTCTTTTGTTAGTTTAGTATCTTTAATTGTATATTTAACAAATATATCACCATATTTAGAACTATCATTAAAATAAGGGAGTCCTTTATTTTTAATAATTCTAATAGAACCATCTTTAATAATATCATTTTCAACAAGTAATAAAGTTTTATTATTAAAGAATTTTTCTTCAGCTATAAATCCACATAATGAATCAGCTAATGAAATTTCTTTTTCTAAAAATAAATCTGCAGGATTTTGTTTACCATTAAAATTAAAATTTCTTTTAAAAATATGATGTTCTTTTGTATGAACATTAATATAAACGTTACCTCTTGAATTATTTGTTTCATGACCTTCATTTTCAATTACTATTTTAGTATTTTGATTTGCTCCACAAGGAATTTGAACGACCTTTTTAAAAGTTTCTTGTTTAAATGCATTTTGATTTATTCCTGTTCCATTACATACATTACATGTAGATTGATTAATATGCATATTGTTACCAATTTGTTGTTTTGATATACGTGTTCCTGAACCATTACAAACATTACATTTTGTTGATGAACTTATTGAATTTTGTTTTTTAGTTCTTCTTCTATATTGAACTTCTTTTTTAACACCATTAAAAATTTCTTCTAATGTTAATTCAACAGTTATATTAATAACTTCTTCTTGATTTTGTTGTCTAAAACCACCAAAACCACCAAATCCAGTTCTAGCACTAAACATTGAAAATAAATCTTCAGGAGACATACCTTGAGGATTCATTCCACCTTGATTATTTAAACCATCTTTACCAAAACGATCATATGTTTGTTTTTTTTCAGGATCAGATAAAACTTCATAAGCTTCAGAAACCTCTTTAAATTTATCAACAGCCTTTTTATCAGTATTTTTATCAGGATGATAACGAAGAGCTAATTTACGATAAGCTTTTTTAATCTCACTTTGAGATGCAGTTTTTGATACTCCTAATGTTTTATAATATTCGTCGTTCATTGTGCTTAAAAATTTAGAATATTTACTTTATTAAATTTATAATTATATAATTTTAATAAATCAATTTTTTTTAAGATTTTTATTAATTATTATTTTTAATATTATTATAATATTGAATAAATTTATTAACATTATTAATAATATTTTTATAATTTTTTTCTTGGGTTATTGATAATTCTAAAAATTTTATTAATTTATTTAATTCTGGTTTTTTTAATTCTAAATCAATTAACTTAGGATCTATAATTATAGCATTTTTATAATATTCTTTTGTTATTGACCATGTTTTAATATAATCTTTTGGTATTGTATATTTATTATCAATAGAAATCATTTCAATCAAATAAGGTATAATTAATTGTGATAAATCTAATAAATTATTTTTTAATAATAATTTTCTTAATTGATTATTAATTTTATTAGTTTTTAATAAATATTTTTGTGATTGATCAATAAATAATTTAAATATCTTCGAATATTTATTATTATATTCTATTAATAATAAAAATGTAATTATTTTTTTAAAGTTTTCAATATATTTTATATTTGTAATATTCTTATTTTGTAATATTTTTAATATTATTTTTTTTTCAATATTATTAGTATTTTTAAATTTTTCTTGTAATTTTTTTATAGATTCTTTATTAAAATTTTTTATTAAATGTTTTTCTTCTTTTAAATCTTCAACATTTAATGTTAAATTTACAAAATTATATTTTATAATATATGATATTATGATATCAAATAAATAATTTTGTATATCTATTAATTCATTTTTATATTTTTCATATGTTTTATAAATTTGAACTGGTCCAAATCCTTTTATTGATTGTGAATAATCAGTTCCTAATAAAATACAAATATCAATAAATTCATCTTGTGTATAATTTAATTTTTTTAATAATGTTTCTAAATTTATACATTTTATATTTCGTTTTTTTGAATATTCATAAAATATATATGGACATCCAAAAGTTAAAATATCAGTATCTTCACTTACTGTGCCGTATATTTTTGAATTATTTGATTGAGCTAAAATTGCACATTGCGAGTCTGCTTCTTCTGGTGCTTGAACCCAAGGTAATCCCATCAAATCTAATAATTTTTGTATCGAACGAATAATTTTTGTTGTTAAACCAAATGTTTTTTTATATAATGATATTTTTTTTTCTTCGTTTATTTTTTTATTATTCGATTGATTTTGTAATTCTTGTTCCGCTTTCTGTTTTTTTAAATTTCTTTGTTCATTAGTATAAGTTTTAATATGTGGTTGTTTTCCATCAAATATAAATACGGGTATAACATTATTCGATAAATATGATAAAATTTTATAAAATAAAGCAACACTTATTAATATTGATTCATCGACTACAACATTTTGTTGATTATTTCTAATACCAATAGCTATTTGATATATTATTAATGATGCATCAACAGCTAAATATTTATTTTTAATTTCAGTAAATTTATATGATTCAATCGCATCAGATGCATATTGTTTTATAAATTGTTTAAGTTTTTTAACTCCCATTCAATTATAAGATTATAATTTATAATTTTATAATTAATTTTTATAAATTAATTATAAAATTATCAATTTTTATCATTTATTATATTTGATTATATAGTTATTATATCATATTTAAAATTATTTTTATTATGTTTTTTCGAATAACATATTAATAAATTATTATTTATTATACTTAATCCATTCGGCTCATTACAAAAATTTTCAGGACGATAATATTTCGTACATTCGCATTCAGTTTCACATTCACAACAATTTTCAATAGGTGTTGTTTGACGAATCGCATCAATATTAAATGAAAATTTTTGTAAAGTTGAATACCATTTTAATTTTAATATAAAACCACCAATATCTTTACAGTTTTGATAAGAAGTTGATAAATATAATTGATTATTTAATTTATCAAAACATATTTGATTTAATTTTAAATCAAAAGCTTTTTTATGTTCAATTGATTGTCCTATAATATATTGTTTAACATTATAATTAAATTCTATTTTAAAAGTTTTTTGATCAACCTTTAATTCATCATTATTTTTAAAAAGTTTTACAGAAATAATTAAAGATACATCTTTTGAACAATCTTTTGTTTCTATTTGATTAATTGAAAATAATAATAGATCATTGATTGTTTCTATTCCAGAAACAGTTAAATTTGTTATTACACCATAACCAGTATTTAACATTATACATTTAATTAATTCATCTCTAATAGTTCTTGAATCATCATAATAAACAGTTATTTTATCATCAATATTTAAATAACGTATTTTATTAATATTAGACCAATATAAAATTGTATTTTGACCTTCTTTACAATTTTTAAAAGAAGTTGTTAAAAGTGTATAATTTTTAAATGTTGTAATACCTCGTAGATCATATAATTTTAATATAGGTGTTTGAGTATAATAAACTGGACCTTGTTCAATATTTATAAAGGATTCTCTAATAGTATGATATTGATATTTAAATAATGAAGAATATTTTGCATTTTTATTTTTACATATAAATAAAATATCACAAACTTTTGTTTGATTATTTATTCCTAAAGCTCGACATCCTGTAATTTCACACTTAATATTACTTTTTTGACATCTTCCACAATTACAAAATTCTGTAATCCAATCTAATTGTCCTGTTTTAATTATATTTACCATTATAATATAATATTATATAATTATAATTATAATTATATAAGATTATTTTAAATTATTCCATTTCAATAATATCTTTTATTGCAAAACTTTCTTTTAATTCAATTTCTCCCGAATCTGATAATTTTTCTAAACGATCTATAATTGAATTAAAACTTGTAATATTTCTAAAACGAATTTTCTTAATACTTGTTAATAATAATTCACATATTAAATATATTGCATATAAATTCTTATTTTTAATATTTATTAATAATTTTACTAAACATCCATAAAGAATTTTATCATCTAATACATTGTATGTATATAATTCTCCAAAGAAATTCATACAACCATATAATTCATCTTTGAAATTAAAACCATTCTTTTTTATATCTTCTTCTGTTTTTAAATTTAGAATCTTATCAAATGTTACTTGACATTTATTTAATAATAAATCTCTAAAATAAATCTTTTTATCATTTTTTAAAATATAACATAATGATAAACTGCTACATAATTTAGCATAATTGGAACAAAATTTACCCTCTTTTAATGATTTATTAAAAATTATATCTACAAAATCAATTATTTGTTGTTCTTGTTTAATTTCTAAAGATAAAATCTCTTTTATAATACTATCATAATTTGAATTAGATATTTTATTTAATGATGATTTAAATTTTAATACAATACGTTCGTTTTCATTTGTATTACTTGATTGATGTAAAATCCAACTCACTTTCATTTTATTTTTATTTTTCCATGTATTCATATATTTATTCTTGTATTGTTTCACTTTAGATTTATATAATCGAATATGTTCTAATAATTCATCAGGTGGTGATAAATTTACATTTCTATAATCTACAAATTCCTCAAATGTAAATTTTAAATTATTTTGTTCCATTATAATATATATTTTTTCTATATTTATTTAAGCGTATTTATTTTATTAATCAAATTTTTTATTTAATAAAAAATCAAATTTTTTATTTAATATTTATTAAATAAAAAATAAATAAAATTTAAGCGATCATTTTAGCTTTTATTGTACCGTGGTGATTATAGTCAATTAATTTGAAATCATCATAAGTTAAATTTTCTAAATATTCTAATTTATCATTTAATTTATTATTTGAATGATTATATTTTTTTAATATTTCTAATTTAGGAAATTCTTTTGGTGTTCTCATTATTTGCTTTAAAACTTGTTCTCGATGAGCTTCATAAATATGTGTATCACCAAATGACATTATTAAACGTCCTGGTTTTAATCCTGTAATTTCACATAATAAATATACTAATAATGAATGTGATGAAATATTAAATGGTAATCCTAAAAATGAATCTACGGATCGTTGATACATATGAGATTCTAAATGACCATTACGAACATAAAATTGAACAATAATAGAATGACAAGGTGCTAAAACACTTTCTTTAACTTTAGAAGGATCAAAAGCCGTTATCATAATACGTCTTGAAGTTTGATCATTTTGTAATTGGTCAATAACATTTTTTAATTGATCAAACCCTTTATTTTTATAATCAGAATTCATACCTTTATAATCAGCTCCAAAAAATCTCCAATTCCAGCCATACATAGGACCAAGATCACCTTGTTCATAATCTAAATTACGACTATCTAAAAATTCTCTTGTAGTATTTGGTTCCCAAATTTTAACTTTTTTATCAACTAAATGATTAGAATTAGTATCTCCTCTAATAAAAAATAATAATTCTTCTACAATACCACGCCAATAAACACGTTTAGTTGTTAATAATGGTAATTGATCTTTTAGATTAAACTCTAAATGTGTTCCAAATATTGAAAATGTTCGAGCATTTCTTGTCTCACGTCCAATAGAATCTTCTAATAATATTTTTCTTAATAAATTTAAATAATTATTTTCATCTTTTGTAGTTGGTTGATGATGTTCGATAATAAAATTATGTGTTTTATATTTTATAAAATCTAATTTTGTATTATCTTCATATTCTGTTTTTATTCTAATTTGATCATAATTATAAAAGTTTAATAATTGTGTTAGAGGAAATATATTATCACATTCATAATCATTATTAATTTTTGTTATATATACTTCATCAACTAACTTTGATAATATCGCATTTAGATATAATTGTCGACCACCAATAACCCATTGTTTTTTATTTGGATATTTTAAAACACTTTCTTCAAATGATCGTGCTAAATATGTATTTTCATAATCTTTAATTTCATCTTCGTGCATTGTTGTTGATACAATTATATTTATTCTATTTTTTAATGGACGATGTTCGTCGGGTATTGTTTCCCATGTATTACGTCCCATAATAACAACAGAATTATTTGTTAAATTTTTAAAAAATTGTAAGTCTTTCTTAAAAAACCAAGGAATTTGATTGTTTTTTGAAATACCATTAGATTTATCTATTGCAACAATAAGATTTAGCATATATTATAATAATAAGTATTTATTAATATTTTATTATTATATATTTTTATCAATTTTTTAATATTTATTATCCCCAAATTCTATCATCTCGATTACCTCCATAAATTCGTCCCTCTTTATTAAAATAATAAGCTTTTCCTTGTCCTAATGTTATATGATATCCATCACCACTATTTTGAGGACCTAATAATAAATAATTTTTGGAATGATGTTTTGATATTAATTTTAATACATCTCCATGACCTTGTGGATTTACTGTTTCAAATGTAATTTTATTATTTAATTAAACCTGTTTTAATACCATTTTTAACCCATAATTTATCATGTACATCAACATTTTTATTAAAATTAGTATGTTCGTTTACATCCAAAGTACCGGATACATTTAAATCGCCATTAATATAAATTTTACCACCTGTATTATTAGCTTTATCTAAATTAATAAATATTCCTCTAATATAAGTTCCTCCTTTATTTTGATGATTAAAATGTGTATTGAAAATACCACCTCCATTAACAATTACTAATTCATTATTTACAGTTGTTAACCCGTGTAATGTAGTATTACCAGTTACTTCTAATTCATTCTTTACAGTTGTTAACCCGTTTAATGTAGTATTACCAGTTACTTCTAATTCATTCTTTACAGTTGTTAACCCGTTTAATGTAGTATTACCAGTTACTTCTAATTCAGAAACCTTTAATTTACCCTCTTTATACATTGAAGCTAAAGATTGTAAAGCCTCATATGTAACACCAGAAACATTAGCCATACCTTCTATTACTGGATCTTTTTTAATAAAATTATAAATCATTAATAAACTTATAATTGTTAAAATTACAGCTATATATAAATCTAATGTAAATTTCATTTATTTATTATATTATATAATAAATAAATAAATAAAATTAATCTTTTTTTCTAAAAATATAAAATCTATTTAATCGTGTTATAGAAAAACTAGCCTGATTAATATTATCTTCTTGATTATAAAATTCAGACACATTTGATAAAAAATTACGAGTTTCTTTAACATTTTCATATTTAATATAATTATTAAAATATTCTCTATGGATTTCAAATTGATTATCAAATAAATCTGTTTCTACTAATTCTAAACCACATCGTTCTAATAATTCTTTTTCTAAAAATCTACGTTCAACTAAATATTCAGTTAAATAAACATCTTCATGTGAAATAAAAGCATTATGAACATCTATAGAATTTCCAATACCAATTACTTTATTTTTATCTATATTATCATATTTTTTTTTAATTTCAAATAATTTTTTCTTTTCACCTTTATTATTTGTATAATATGTAATAAAATTATCTTCATCACCCAATGTTTCAACAATACGTGAAGCATCAAAACATGATGTTAAAAAATAACCCCCTTTCTTTAATGTTTGATTTAAATTTGTACAGAAATTTTCCCATTTTATTTTACTTTCTAAAAAGTAATGGATCGCGAACTGACAATTTACTCTATCAAATTTCTTTTGTTTTGATGGTTCTTTTGAAAAGAATTCTTCCATTAATTTATTTGAATTTGGTGATCTATAACCGAGTGCCTTATTTTGAGCTTCATTATTTAATGGTACTGTTGCGTCTGCATGAATAAAAACCATACGAGGAAATCCAGGTTTAGATTTACTTAATTGTTTATAACGACTTAATGCTCCGTCTATTTGTGATTCGATACCATTTAAATCAACATCAATACCAACTAATAATTTTACTTTAGCATAATAAAATTTCATAATATCACCACCTCTACCACAAGCTAAATCTAAAACTTCTAAATGTCTATTATCAACATATTCAGGATTACAATTAGTATAAATAACTATACTTTTAATCCAATTGTGAAAATTTCTCATAGGTTTAGCTAAATTAGTTTTCATTTGATAATATACATTTTCTTTATATTCTGAAATAATTAATTTATGATCAATTTTACTTCGTAAAGTATTATTATATTTATAAAACATATTATCTTTTGAAAGTGTTACAATATCTTCAAATAATAGAGGGTTAATAATATTTCTCCAAATTTTATTAGCGGTATCAAAATAATTACCATATTTTTTACCATATCTACGAATACTTTCTGTTTTATCAAAACGTGTTTTAATTGGAACCCATCTAAATTCTTCAGGAATCTCTGGATTATTATCATAATAAAATTCAACTACTGTTTTATCTTCTATTAAATCACCTTTAATATCTCTAATATTATTATCTTTTAAAAATAAATTAGCGATATATTTTTTATCTCTCTCTTGGAATAAAACTGGTTTTTCAATACCTCTTAAATTCTTTCCAACATATAAATTACATATTTTATATGGTTGTCCATCTATAAATTCATCTCTTGAATTATCATAAACTGTTAATATTTCCCCTGTTTCACGATCTCTCTCAAATTTAATATAAAAATCAATTGTATTTTGTGTTGGTGGTTTCCATTTATAATCTAAATATTTAGAATCTTTAACTGATACAACATATTGTTGATCTAATGGATTATAAATTAATCCATCTAATGAATATAATGTATTTGTTTTATCATATAAATATTTCTCCCATAATAATTTAGAATATTTAAAAATTTCATTATCTTGAATTCCTTCACAAAACATAAAATATTTTTTTCTAATTAATGGGTATTGTTTTTCATATCGAACATCATCATATAGATTTTTTAAAAATTTATCCATTTCATTTTGATGAAATTTTAAGATTGGTTCCATTTTATATTCTCCTGAATATTTTTTAAATTCATGTCCTTTTTGTTTATTGAATATAAAACAGTTTTTAATTATATCTTCTAATTCATCTTGACGTTTTTGAAAAGAACTTTCATTTCTTAAATCTTTTGAACTTTTTATTAAACAATCAAATGCCATAAATATATGTCTATTATGTTTTGGTAAAAATATATATTCTCCATCAATTATTGATAAATCATATTTTGAAGTTTTTAATTCAATTCCTAAATTCACTACTTCTAAATTATCTGTTATTTTATATACTCGTTTATCAATAATTATTAAAAATACTCTATCACCATCTGCTTTATCAGTTATCGCATAGCGATTCTGTATTTTATCTACTACATGTTGTAATTCTAATGTATAAACACGACGCCCATATAATGCACTTTCACTTTCTTTTATTGATAAAAGATCTCTATATTGTTGAATAACTTTTGTTGCTGTTGTTTGATCAATTATAAAATTACTTTGTTGAAATATTTTTAAAAATATTGTTGATTCTTTATAAATAATATCTAAATGTTCTTTCTTTGGTTTTGTATTTTGATATTCTAATTCTAATTCATATGTTGAATATGTTTGTTCTAATTTATTAATATTTTTTGTTGTCTTTGTATTTGTTAAATCTCCTTGAATTATTGTTTTTTTATCTTTTACAAAGATTAATGATACGCGTTGTTTATAACGAAATGTAATTGAATTTCGTGATTGCTCACTTATAGATTGTAATAATTTAATTTCATCTTTAGTAATAGTTTCTTCTTTACTCATTCTAACTCTAAAATTAAGATTATCAACATCATAAATATTATTTTTATTTTTTGTTTTTTTTAAAATAATAATATCTTTATCGCCTTTTAAATATTTTGATAATAAAACTTTAAATATTACATGATTATTGCGTGTATTTATTGGTGGAATATATTTATTGATTGACTCTAAATTTAATATTGTAATACGATAAGTAATTAAATCGGTGTAAGAATAATTTATATCTAATGATGTTAATTTTTCTAATTTTGTAGTTTTATCTATTTTATTACGCTTATTAAAATATTCAAGCATATCTAAATATTTTTTCATTGGCATAAAATTACGATCACCTTTATAATTATAAAACATTAATTCAAATTCATCATTTTCTTGGAGTTTATTAAATATTTTATCAATACCTGTTTTATCTTGAGTTGAAAAAAAATTACTTATATTTTCGGAATTCATTTATACTAATATATACTAATAACAACGATATTAATTTTAAGTTTATATTTTTCAATTTTATTAAAATTATTATATTAAATATAAATTATAAAAAATTGAATTGTTTTGATTTAAAATTAAATTTAATTTAGATACTTAATTATATATAATAATGGACCAAACTAATTACAATTATATTGTTTATAAATTACAAAAAGAAAAAGAAGATATTTTTAAAACTGATATTAATCCTCAATTTGCAAAAAATATAAGTTATCCTAAATTCTCTTTGGGATTTCATCATTATATTCATCAGTCAAAAGATAAAATGGAAATTGTTGAAGAATTTAAAGGTAAAAAACAAGTTTATCGTGTTGTTAATCCTTTTGAACATGATGTTGATAATTATGATAAATCAATTAAAAATCAAACAATAAATTTCTTACAAATTCAAAAACAACCTAATATTTTAACCAGAGCTTTTTATAAATTATGGGAAATGATTCTTATGTTCGATTTAATTCCCACAGATATTGATAAATTTGTTTCTTCTCATTTAGCTGAAGGTCCTGGTTCTTTTATACAAGCTACGATTGCTTATAGAGATACTTATTCTAAAAAAAGTAAAAATGATAAATATTATGCTATCACTTTACATAGTGAAGAAAAACATGTTCCAGCACTCCATAAAGAATTTATTAAATATTATGAAAAAGAAAAACCACAACGATTATTTCAACATAAAACTTATCCAATAGCTCAAAGTGGAGGTTCTCGAACTAAATGTAATGGTGATTTAACTAATTTAAAAACTATTAAAATGTATCGAGGTGGTATGAATCAAAAAGCTAATTTAGTTACAGCTGATGGTGGATTTAATTGGAAACATGAAAATACACAAGAACAAGAAGCTTTCTTATTAATTATTGGACAAATTATAACAGCTTTAAATGTTCAAGAAAAAAATGGACATTTCGTTTTAAAATTATTTGAAACTTTTACAGATATTACTTCTAAATTATTATATGTTTTGACTCAATTTTATAAAGAAGTTTATATTACAAAACCTTTTACAAGTAGAAAATCAAATTCAGAAAAATATGTTATTTGTAAATTTTTTAATAATGATTCCAAAAATGTTAAAAATTTAGAAAAAGTTCTTAAATTAGCTAAAAAAAATAAAGATCTTAATTTAATATCTATTTTTGATACATTTATTATTAATGATAATTTTAAAAATACTATTATTAATTTTAATACACATTTATCTAATATTCAATATAAAGCAGTTAATGAAACTATTACTTTTATTAATAATAAAAATTATTATGGTGATGATTATCAAACTAAAAGAAAAGACCAGATTAAAGCTAATGATTTCTGGACTAATAAATTCTTAATTAAACCTTCTGATTATAAAAAAAATAAAGATTCTTTAATTAAAGATATTCAATCATTAATTAAATCTTAATTAAAAATGGTCAATCATTAATTAAATCTTAATTAAATTAATTTTAAAATTAAAATTAATTTAAATTAAAACTCTAAATAGTTTTCCATTCATTAGAATCAGAAGAATATTCTTTCTTTAATGTATTTGTCCAGTTTCCAGAATTGGGTTCTCCTAACATTCGTTTTTCATTTTTAGCAAAATCATATAATAATACTTGAGCTTCGCTTAAACGATTTGCTATTTCCATTGAATTACGATTAACTATTATAACTTTTGTTACATCTTCCATTTTTGTCCCCTCAGGTAGCTCTGCTGTCCACCATCCACTCGCCCCAATTGTATGTGTTAATGTTAGTGGATTATTATCAAGTGCATTATTTGCTAAAAAGGTATCACTATGTTTTGTTGATTGTTCTGGATTTGTTAATGTTAATTTTGTATCACCTTTATAAACTTCTATTTCTGCAATACTTAAAACGGTAAATTGTCGAGATACAACAACTATATTTATTTTACGATTTGTATTAGTCCATTTTAAAACATCTTCTTTTAGATTTATCTCTAAAAATTTCTGAAATGCTATGGATTCTGGTAATTTTGGTAATATTAATTCATGTTCGTCGTTTGATAATTTTATTTCTGCATCTATTGAACGATATTGCCACCCATCGAGACGATTGTAAAATTTTATTTTTGTTATATCATTTAATTGTACATCTTCAGGTAGTTTAGCGGTAAATGTTGAACCAGTAACTTCTTCAGAACTATGGGTTATTGATGTTTTATTACGTTCATAATCTCCATCTGTTACACCATCAATAGCATAACGAGGAAATAAACTATATGTATTATTAGTTATTTTTGCATCGGTTAATTCTAATTTTGTATCACCAGTATAAACCTCTATTTCAGCAAAGTTTAAAACTTTATTTGTTATACTTATTGTTAAGTTTTTAGCTTTTTGTAATTCAGTTAATTCTACTGGTGTATTTTCTGTTGCTCCAGTTTCTCCAGTTTCTCCAGTTTCTTCTGTTTCTTCTGTTTCTCCAGTTTCTCCAGTTTCTTCTGTTTCTCCAGTTTCTCCAGTTTCTCCAGTTTCTCCAGCTTCATCGACGGCATCTACATCTTTATTTAATGTAGTATAAAAATAATACCCACCAGAGACAGCACAAATTAAAACTAAAAGACAGATTATTAAAAATATAATTTTTTTAGACATTTTTTTATTATATAATTTTATATAATAAAAAAATAATAAATTTAATTATTTAAAAGATTTTTTTGATTCTTTATATCGATTTAATGATTCTTGACGATTAGTTTTATAATCGACAATAGGTTTAGGATAATCGATATCGTAATTTTTATATTTTGTAGACCAGTTAAGAATATCTTTTGGAGGAACATCTTTTAATTCGGGTATCCATTTTTTAATATATGTACACTCTTTATCAAATCTTTTAATTTGACTCTCTTCGCTCATAATTCTAAAATAAACTTGTGAATGAGGAGCGGTTCCAACAACCCAAAACCAATTACCATCATTATTACTGCGAAGATGATCGACTAACATTTTAGAAAAATATTTTTCACCCAATCTCCAATCTAATAATAATATTCTACTTAATAATGTTGCACTAACCATACGAACACGATTATGCATAAACCCCGTTTCGTTCATTTCTCTCATACCTGCGTCACTTAATGGATAACCTGTTCGACCATTAATCCAAGCTTCAAAATGTGTTTTATTTTGCGACCATTTAATATTTTTTAAATCATCAATTAAACTTCGTTCTTTATACATATCTGGAAAATTAATACCAAGTTCTGTATAAAAACAAAACCAATATAATTGATCAATTATATCATTATTTTTACCTAATTCTTTTATAAAACATTCGTAACATTCTCTTAAACTAACACAACCAAATCGAATATATGCACTTAAAAATGTATTTCCTTCACTTGGAATATCTCTTTTTTTATTATATTGTTTCATTTTAGGAACAACGTTTTTAAATATATCTAAAGCTAATTTACGACCACCATTAACTTTAATATTATTATTTTTATTATAAAATGAATTTATTTTAGTTTTATCAATAATATGTTTTGTTATAATACGTTGTTTTGAAAACTTATATTCATTATTTTTTAAATTTTGTGGTTTTGGTATATTAAATAATTCTTTTGCTTTATTTTTATAATGAGTAAATGTTGTATAAGGCTTTTGATCATTTGATAATACTTTATTTTTTGGATAAAGCATTATATCTTCTATTGAATTAAAAATTATATCATTATCTAAACAAAAATCTTTTATTTGTTCATCACGTTCAATACTATATGGTGTATAATCTTCACATACATAAATAGCATCAATATCTTTCTCTTTTATTATTTTTTTTAAAACTTTTATATTTTGTCCATAATATACGCCCAATATACCATTTTTATCTTGAATCTGTTCTTGTAAATCTTCTATAGATTCAACTAAAAATTGAACTGCATTGTTTGATTTATATATATTTTTTTTATCATCAATTTGATCTGGGGAAAATATAAATATTGGATATACATTTGAGCTATTTTTACAACATTCATTTAACCCATAATTATCATAAATTCTATAATCGCGACGAAATATAAATAAGGAATTTGTAAATTTTTTCATTAATAATAATATATTTATTATTATTAATTTATATTTTTATTAAATCTTTTTCATCTTTTTTTTTAATACTTCTTTATCTTTTTGTAGTTTTTTTATCTGATCTTTTGATAATATTTTATGAATATATTTCTCTTCTAATTCATCTCCTATTGTTTCCTCCGCTTTATCAATTGTTGTATGTCCTTGTTTTACTTTATTTAATTGCTCTAACATTGAACATAGAGGAATAATATCATCACCATTTATTATTTTTTGAAATAAACTATAATATTTATCACTAAAAATTGGAAATTTTAACATACAAGTTTCTCGATATTTTTCATTATCGGTTTTTTTTAATTGAATATTCTCATCAGTTGTTATAAATCTCATTATTGAACTTATATCTTCAACTAATTTTGGAATATCTGGAAGATTTGTAATATCAAAATTTTCATTTGAATATGCTCGACCCATATCTTCTTCTGTTAACACAATACCGTCTTTTGATTCACGAGCCTCTTTTTCTGATACGTAATTAGTTGATTTCATTTTTGTATTTAATATTTTTATAATTGTATTTATTTAAATACAATTATAATATAAATTTTATTTTGTTTCAAGAATTTTTTCATATAATTCTTTCTTTGTTAATTTCTTCTTCCCACATGATAGTTTTATATTTAATTTTTTAGCTATTGTTTGTAATTCAATAACCTTCATTTTCATCGATACATTTATTTCATCTTCAAAATCATCATCAGAAGAATCGCTTATTTCATCAAAATTATTTACTTTCTTTATATTTTGATTATTTAATTTAGTAATATTTATTTCTGGTTTATCTTTCGATTTTATTTTTGTTTTATCTTTCGATTTTGTTTTATCTTTCGATTTTGTTTTATCTTTCGATTTTGTTTTATCTTTCGATTTTGTTTTATCTTTTGATTTTGTTTTCTTTTCTTTATCTTTTTCTTTATCTTCTTCTTTATCTTCTTCTTTATCTTCTTCTTTATCTTCTTCTTTATCTTCTTCTTCTTCGTTCTTTTTATCTTTTTTATCTTCATCTTCTTCGTCCTTTTCATCTTCTAAACAAATATTATAAAATTCTAATAATGGAGTTAAATCGTTATGATAATTTTTAAATTCTTTATTATCGAGAGTAATAAATGATTCATAATTTGTGTCTATAAAATTTTGTAAAAACTGGCTATTTTTATCATGTAATTTAATATTATCAATAATTAAAGGTTCAAAATAAGTTTGATATCGAATAATAAATATAGAATATTTATTAATATCAAAATTAGTTTCGGTATAAATGGTTTCAATATTTTCTTTTTCGATATCAATAATAAAAATATTAATATTAAAATAATCCGAAACATATCTTAAAACATAATTATCGGTTATATATTGTGATAAACTATTTTTAATATTAATTTTTTTCCATCCTAAATTTCTATATTTAAATTTAGTAAATAATTGTTTTGATACATATTCACTTAATAAATGTTCTTTTAATAGTCGTACATTCATTAATTTATTATCTAAAAGAGTATTAATAATTGTATCATCAATTAAAATTAATACACTCATTAAAAAAGAACAGTTTGCAGATGTTGTTTTATTAATTTGTAAATAATGTTTAATACCAAAACGAATAACATCATTTGTATCACTAAATATATTTGAAATATTTTGAGAAATATTAAAAATAGTTTGTGTGCTATTTATTGATAACATTTTAAAATCAACATAGTCAATTTTTGTTATTTGATCTTTTGATTTTTGATCCTTTGAATTATTATCCTTTGATTTTTGATCCTTTGAATTATTATTAAAATTATTATCAATATAATCAATAATTTGTTCAATTGTAATTTTATTCATTTAATTACTTATTGTTTATTTAATATTGAATGTCTATTTAAATATAATTAAAAAATATCAAATTTTTTAAAATGCTTGATAATTTAGTTAAAATTTTTTTATTAAAAGGTTTTTTATTAAAAATTTTTGATAATTTAGTTAAAATTTTTTTATTAAAAGGTTTTTTATTAAAAATTTTTGATAATTTAGTTAAAATTTTTGATAAATGACATCTGTATTTTCTTCATCGATACTATTATAATTTTTTCTTTTAATAATATTTTTTTCTTTATTACTAAGTTTATACTTAGGTTTTATATCTTTTTGATTAAAATCATCAACAACATAAGGTTGATAATCGTAAGATGTATTAGAATCTGTTTTATTAGATTTTTTCTTTTTCTTTTTAATAAGTTTAATAAATTTATTAATTTCGTCATAAGTTTCAGATTTTAGATTATGAAAAAATAAATTAGTTTTTTTACTAATTTCACGAGTTGGTAAATCATTATTATATTTTAAAATAATTTTATAAATAGTAATAGCATCTTTTTTATTTCTTATTTTTGATATTTGTTGAGCTAATTTTTTTTTATCATCGTGAGAATATTCATTCATACTCTATATATAGTATAAAATTATAAATATAAATATGTAAAAACGCAAAATAATAATATTAGAAAAAATAAATATCTTAAAGAATAATATAAAATGAATTCTGATAGTTTAGAAATTGAAACATTAATGAAACAAAATTATAATTATCCTGACCCGAATGATAAAGATTTTCAAACAAAAATTTATAAAAAGAGGGAATTTTATTCTAACAAAATTCCTAATAGAGATAAATTAGAAACATATGAAGATATTAAAGAAGTTCGTGATGAAGCGTGTACTGGTAAATTTATGATGAGAGATTATCAATTATTTCTTTCTAATTTTATAAATCCTGATACACCATATCGAGGTGTATTAGTTTATCATGGAACTGGTTCTGGTAAAACTGCGAGTGCGATATCAATAGCTGAAAAGTTTAAAGAAGTTGTTCAAAAATATAATACAAAGATATATATTTTAGTTAATGGTCCTATTATAAAAGAAAATTGGAAAAAAGAATTAATAAATGCAACCGGTGAAACTTATTTACAAGCCCCAACAAATAATAAAATATTAAATAAATATGAAAAAGAAAAAATTAAAAAAGACGCTTTATTAGAAGCTTCACAATATTATAAATTTATATCATATCGTTCATTTTATAAAAAAGTATTAGGTGAAAAGATATCTGAACAAATTGTAGATACTAATCAAAAATCAAAAAAAAAATATAGAAAAACGGATGAAGGAGATTTTGAAAGAGATGTTTCTGTTGATAGAATTTATGATTTAGATAATTCATTAATTATTGTTGATGAGGCTCATAATTTAACTGGTAATGCATATGGTGAATCTTTACAAAAAATAATAAAAAATTCAAAAAATCTTCGTGTCGTATTATTAACAGCAACACCAATGAAAAATTTAGCTGATGATATAATAGAATTAATAAATTTTATAAGACCCCCCGAATATCCAATTTTAAGAGATAAAATTTTTTCTCATGAAAAAAATTATTTAATGAGCATTAAAGACAATGGTCTTGAATATTTCAAAAATATGGCACGTGGTTATGTTTCACATTTACGTGGTGCTGATCCTTTAACTTTTGCTAAAATGATAGAAAAGGGAACAATACCAAAGGGATTAATATTTACAAAAATGACATTATGTAAAATGAACGAATGGCAAAATAAAACATATATTGATGTAACATCAAATATAGAAGATTCATTAGATAGAAGTTCAGAAGCAGTTGCTAATTTTGTTTTTCCTGTATTAAATGATAATAAAAAATCTTTAGTTGGTATGTATGGTAACGAAGGATTACAATTATTAATACAACAAATAAAAAATAATAATGATGTTTTGAATAAACGAATAGCATTAGATATATTAAAAGATAAAAAATTAGAAAATGACACAGATTTAATTTATTTATCAGATGTTAATAATAATATCACAGGTAAAATTTTACATGAAGATCATTTAAAACATTTTTCATCAAAATTTTATCAAGCTTTAAAAAATATTAATCGTTTATATTTTGGTCAAAGGGGTTCTCGTATTGCTTTTTTATATTCTAATTTAGTAAAAGTAGGTGTAGAATTATTTCAAGAGATATTATTACAAAATGGTTATTTAGAATATCAAAAAGAACAATCATCATATGTTATTCAAAATGATACAAAATGTTATTTTTGCGGTAAAAGATTTGATGAACATACTATTGTTAAAAAACCAACAAATGATTTAATTACAGAATCAAAAACTATTTTTTATGAAGTAAAATCTATACGAACGCCTACGCATGAATTTTTTCCAGCTACTTTTGTTACAGTTACTGGCAAAAGTCAAGATGAAGGAGTTGATATAATACCAGAAGATAAACATGAAATTTTAACATCAGTTTTTAATAATGATAAAAATATTGAAGGGAAACATATTAAATTTGTTTTAGGTTCTAAAGTTATGCACGAAGGTATTTCATTAAAAAATGTAAGTGAAGTTCATATATTAGATGTTTATTATAATTTAGGTAAAATAGAACAAGTAAAAGGACGTGGTATTAGACATTGTTCTCATTATAAATTTATGACAAAAGATAATCCATATCCAAAAGTGAATGTATATAAATATGCTGTAGATTTAAATGAAGGAATGAGTAGTGAAGTAGATTTATATAGGAAAGCGGAATTAAAACATTTATTAGTTAAAAAAATAGAAAGATCGATGAAAGAAATAGCTATAGATTGTCCATTAAATCGTGCTGGGAATATATTTCCAGAAGAATTAGATGAATATAAAGATTGTGGTGAAAAAGGGAAACCTTTTTGTCCTTCTAAATGTGATTATATGGAATGTACATATAAATGTGATGATGATATTTTAAATAGTCGTTATTATGATCCAGATAGAAATATTTATAAATCTATCGAAAAAGAAAAATTAGATTATTCAACTTTTACACATAAATTAGCTAAAAATGAAATAAATTATGCGAAAGAAAAAATAAAAGAATTATTTAGTATAAAATATGCGAATGTATTAGATAATATTGTATCGTATGTCAAAAAATCATATTCTAAAGAAAAAGTAAAATTATTTGATCCATTTTTTGTTTATAAAGCATTAGATGAAATGATACCAAAAACTGAAAATGATTTTAATAATTTTAAAGATACTATTTATGATAAATATAATAGAAGTGGTTATTTAATATTTATTAATAAATATTATATATATCAGCCATTTAATGAAAATGAAAATATATCAATGTTTTATAGAACAAATTTTAATAAAACAATTATAAGTAAATTAAGTATTGGTAATTATTTACAAAATTCAGAAGATTATAAAATTTTTGTCGGTGTTAATGATGATCAAGATGAAAATGAAGAACCAGGTGGATCATATTATGATTTTGAATCAGTTATTGATTATTATGATAACCGTAATGAAAATAAATATGTTGGTATTATTGATAAAGAAGCTTCGAGACGTAAAAGTAAACGTTTAGAAAATCTTAAAGATGTATTTAAATTAAGAGAAAAACGAAATAAAATATTAGATAAAAAACGTGGTACGGGTATTCCATCATTAAAAGGAGCTGTATGTCAAACTTCTAAAGATAAAGATTATTTAGAAAATGTTGCAAAATATCTAAAAGTAAAATTATCTGATAAAGATAAACGTTCTGAAATTTGTGTTAAAATTAAAGAACAATTATTAAAATTAGAAAAATATAATGAAGGTAAAGATAAAAAAACTTATATGATGATTCCTGCAAATCATAAAATTTATCCATTCCCTTATAATTTAGAAGATAGAGTAGATTATATAAAATCACAATTAAAAGATAAAGTAAAAATAAAATTAGATATTCGTATAAAAAAATCTAAATCTAAAGATAATTTAACACAATATGAATTATCATTTAAAAACTCAAAAGAATTAAAACAATATGATGATTTATTTTTAGAATATAAAGGTAAATTAGTTAATTCAAACTGGATATTTAGAATAGAATAAAAAATTGATATAAATATTTATATAAATATATTATATTAACTATCAAATTATAAATAATGGCTAACTTAAATTCAACTCCCGAAAGTCCTTATATTACTTCAACATTAGATACACAAATAATGATCACTCCACGTGATTTAAATAATAATATTTATAAAAGTATAAAAAATATTTTAAATAAAAAATTATTAAATAAATGTTATAATGAATATGGATATATAAATAAAATTTTTTCGATTAAAGAAAAAAAAAATCCTATTATTATGAATGAAAATTTAAATGCTTCAGTTTTTTTAGATATTAAATTTTCGTGTTTACTTTGCAAACCTTTAATAAATCAACAAATTATTGCTGAAATTGAACAAATTTCAAAAGTATTTATTAAATTAAAAAATGGACCTATTAAAATTTTTGTTACAAATGAAAATATTAATAAAAATATATTTTATATTGATAATCTTCATTATTTAAGATATAAAGAAAATAATACTTCGAAACTTTTAGAACCTTCACAACATGTTTTAATTACATTAACTACTAATTTAATTACTAATGGGGCTTCTGAAATTATTTCTATGGGTGTTTTAGATAATGTTGCGAATGAAGAACAAATTAAACAATACTATGATCAAAGATATTTGATATCAAATAATGATGAATCAAATAATGAGGAATAAAATACCGATTAATTAATTTATAATATAGAGACTTAAAAAAACCTTATTATTATATTTTTAGTTAGAGTTAAAATGAATAAAACTTATTTATGTTCAAATTGTGGGATTTCTGGACACAATTATAAAAAATGTAATATGGCAATAACAAGTTATGGAATTATATGTATAAAATTAGATAGTCAAGATGCTTATAATAAAGATGTTAAAAATAAATTAATTGAAAATATAAAAAAAAATATTAATAATATTAGTTCAAAACCTAAAAATATTTCATATATTGATTATGAAAAAGATTCATTCTCATTTTGTTTATATAAAGATAATATTAAGTTTTTACTTATTTGTAGAAAACATACACTTGGTTATTTAGAATTTATTAGAGGACATTATAAATTAAATAATTATGATAATATTGCTTTTTTATTTAGACAAATGACAAAAGAAGAACAACAACAAATAAATGATTTTGAATTTGATTATTTATGGAAAAAATTATGGAATAATAAAAATACCATTTATGATTGTGAATATAAATCATCATTAGAAAAATTTAATAAATTAAAAAATAATAAAACTTCTTTATCATTAAATTTTTATACTAATAAAATTAATCCTGATTATGAAACTCCCGAATGGGGATTTCCAAAAGGACGACGTAATAAAACACACGAAACTAATTTTGAATGTGCTGTTAGAGAATTTACTGAAGAAACTGGAATTTCGAAAAATTATTTAGATATTCCTGATGAAAAATATACTTTTGTTGAAGAATTTTATGGCACAAATGGTATTAAATATAGACATGTTTATTATTTGGCTTTTATTAATGATAATATTAATCCATCATTAGATACTAATAATATTTCTCAAACAAATGAAATAGGTAATATTGGATTTTTTAATCACGAAGAAACTAATAAAATCATTCGAAATTATCATATAGATAGAAAAAAAATAATTAATGAAATATATTTCTATTTTATTGACTGTATTTTAAACATTAGAAGAAATTTAATTTAAATAATATCTTATTAATATAATATATTATTTATGGACGAATCTACAAAAAATATTATCGATAATATCGATTATAATTTTTATAATAATAACTGTAAAAAGCATAAATTAAATCATAAAAAAAAATGTAAAAAACATAAACCTAAATGTAAAAATCATTCTAAAATAATTTGTGAAAAAACATCTACTGTTAATGATTCGAATTGTTCGAATAAAAACTGTTTAAATGAACATTGTTTAAATGAACATTGTTTAAATGAACTTGATCATAACCATAATGAATGTTTAAATGAAACTGATCATAAATATATTAAAAAATACAATAATCATATAAATAATAATTATTTGTTTAAAAATCATACAAGTAATCATAAATGTAAAAAATGTTTACGTGATGATTGTCATTGTGATATTATATTAGTTAAAAAAAAATATATTGGTCCAACAGGAGTTCGTGGTCCTCCAGGACCAAGAGGTTTAAATAGTGGTTTTACAGGACCTACAGGAGAACGTGGTTTTATTGGACCAATGGGATTACGTGGTGAAACAGGTCCAACAGGAGCGAAAGGTGATGCTTATACAAATATTTATGCTCAAATTTATAAAGAAGAACAAGTTATATTCTCTAATGAATTGGGTTCCATTAAAACAATTGAATTAAATGATAATATTCAACAATCAAATTCAACAGTATTAAATACAGATACCGATAATATAATAAAAATAAATGAAGGTGGAGTTTATAAAATAACATATAATTTAAATATATCATATATTAATCTTTTATCATCAACCAATAAGAATATATCAATATATTGTCAATTTAAAGATTTTAATAATATTTCTTATATAGATTCTTTTGGTGTATCAAAATATTTAATTAATGCAAATCAAAATAGAACTGATATTATTAGCTCTTCATTTTTAATTGATACGAATAATTTTTCTACTACAAGTGGTTTAATCATTTTAAATACTCCTATTGAATTATCTTTACGTTGTGAATTACAAATTGGTGCTACTATTAATAATATAACAATTGAAAATCAATTATTAAATATTATGAAAATAAATTAAAATATTTAAAATTATTTTTAAAAAGTTTTTATATAAATATAATATAATATTATAATAAATAATGATTAGAAGAATTGGCAGAAGACGTAATAAAAAACAAAATTTAAAATCTAATAAAAACTTATTAACAGAAGATGATAGTTCAAGTATTGACACAGCACAAACAGATAATGCTTCGCAATTAAACTCTATTCGAGATATAACAAATATTAATCAAGATAATACAATTAATAGATTTTTATATAAAAAAAATGTATCAAGACGTGGTAAAAGAAATAAAAAAAAAAATTTACACAACGATCAAATTAATGATAATCAAAATTATGATATTCAAATTGAATCTGATGAATTTGATAATGATTCTGATGAAAAATCATTAATTTATGACGAAAATGATATTGTTGATAATTATATGATTAATGAAAATTGTCCTATAAATGACATTTTAATTGATCAAAATGATGATAAAAACATTAATAATGATCAAAATGATGATAAAAACATTAATAATGATCAAAGTTTTGATAATGATATAGAAAAACTAATATTAAATCAATCAATAGATGAAAATTCAGATGATTTGATAAATATAAATGATATTCATAATAATTATGAAGATAAAAATAATTTAAAATATGATGAATTAATATCAATAGAGGATGGAATAAAAAAATTAATGAATAATAAATTATTATTAAATACTAAATTAAAACTAATGAAAAAATATTTAGATGATGTTGATAATGATATAATTGATGATAGATTATTTTTAAATATTGATAATATTACACATGAATTAAAAATTTATGAATAAAAAATAAATATTATTATTAAATATAATAATAATATATATAATGTCAAATGATAAATTAGAGTTTAATATAAATAAGAAATTATTTGATTTAATAAAAAATCATGATTATGATAAATTTATAAAAGAAATTGATAATAATAAAACTATTGATTTAAATATTAGAGATAAAAATAATAATTATTTATTAAATTATGCTATAATTTTTAATAAATTAGATTTAATTAAACTATTAGTATCGCGAGGTGCTAAGTTAGATATATTAGATAACGAAGGAAGAACAATTTTATATGTTCCATTATTATATAATTATTTAGATTGTTTTAAATTATTATTAAAATTAAATAGTAATTCAATATCAATTCCTTTAACAGATTTAAAAGATCGAAAAAATAATTTACCGATACATTATGCAATACAATTTGAAAATATAGAATTTATTAAGATATTATTATCAAATAATTCAAATTTAAATACAAAAAATAAAAATGGTTATAATGCTTTACATTTAGCTATTTATACAAAATCAATAGAAATAATTAAATTAGTATTAAATTCGGAGGTAAATATTAATAGTAAAACAAATGATGGTGAAAATTCTTTACATATTGCTTGTAATCTTGAATTATATGAAGTTTGTAACGAATTAATTAAAAAAAATATAGAAATAAATGTTCAAGATAAACATAATGATTTCACACCATTACACTATATTACAACAATAAATAATAAAAAAATCACAAAACTTTTATTAGATAATAATGCAGATCCAAATTTACAAGATTATTATGGCAATACAGTTTTACATTATACAATAATAAATGATTTATCAGACATATTTACAATTTTAATAAAACATCCTAAATTAGATAATATTTTAAATGTAAATTTATATAATATCGAAAGTAAAATACCATTTCATTATTGTTTTACAAATGAAAAATCAAATAATAAAACATATATTGAATATTTAATTGAAAAAACTAATTTAAATATTCAAAATAATAAAAAAAATACTGGATTACATTTATTAACTTATCATAATTATTGGCAAAATTATAAAGATATTTTAAAAAAAAAGAAATTAAATATATTTATTAGAAATAATAAAAATCAAAGACCGATTGATAATATTAAAAAAAAAGAGATTAATACATTTTTAGATATAGTTGCTCAAAGTTATTTAAATATATTAAAAAATAATCCGAATGAATGGAAAAATAATTGGGAAAATATTTGTAGTAAAAATATTAATATCGAAAAATTAAATGATAATGATAAATTAATATTAAAAAGAGCAAGTAAAACTAAAAATATGGAATTAAATAATACTGTATGTTATGATATTATTTTAAAAGAATTAAATAAAAATTATAAAAAAAATTCCAATATAAAATCTTTCCCTATTAAAAAAAATCAAGTTTGTATTGTTATTAATAATGAACCTAATATTAACTATTGTACATTTACTGGTTCTTTATTAGATATTTTATTTGGTTTAATTTATTTATTAAAAAATCATCAAGTATGTTCTATTTTAACTAAAAATATAATTGGAAATAGTGAAATAATTGAAGAATATAAGAAATTAAATATAAAATATTCAAAAAAAAATTTCTTAAATATTGAAATTTTATGGATTAATAAAAAACTTTTTTTACCCACTAATTTTTATTTAATTATTAATAATTGTATGAAATCACAATCAAGATTTATTATTATACCTATCGGTATTCAATTGAATTCTGGTGGTCATGCTAATTATTTATTATATGATAAAAAAACAAATGAAGTTGAACGTTTTGAACCTCATGGATCATCTATACCTTATGGATTCTTTTATGATCCTGATTTATTAGATAACAAACTAAAAAATATTTTTGAAAAAATAAATCAAGATATTAAATATTTTAGACCAAAAGATTTTTTACCAAAAATTGGTTTTCAAAAATTCGATTCTTTCGAAAGTTATTGTTCTAAAATTAGTGATCCTGATGGATTTTGCGCTGTTTGGGTTATATGGTATATTGATTATAGATTAAAATATTATGATATCGATAGAAAAAAACTCGTAAAAATTATGATTAAACAATTAAAAGAAAATAATATTTCGTTTAAAAATATTATTAGAAATTATTCACAAAATATTATTTCATTACGGGATGAAATCCTTAATAAAGAAAATATTGATATTAATGATTGGGAAAATAATAATATTACTGATAAACAATTTGAAAATATTACTAATAATATTGTTAATCTAATTTCTAAATTAAATAAATAATAAATTTATAATTTTTTAATAAAAATTATAAATTTTTGTAAAAATAAATAAATAATATTAATAAAATAATTATTAAAATTATAACTAATATTATATACGATAATTTATTATCTTTTGAATATTCATTATTATAATATTGTATTAATTCGTCATAAGTAAATATTCGTTTATTATTTATTTTATTTACTTCATTATGAATATTTAATAACCATAATACTACTTCTTTTTTATTTGATAATATTTGATCTGTTAAAGGATGTTTTATTAAATGTTTTTTAAAATTTTGTCTACATTTACCACATGGTAAAACTCCATCTAATGATAAAAAAAAATCTTTCATTTTTTCTTTATCAGTTTTATTTGGACATTCTGGATATGATAATGTTATTGAATGAAATAAAAACCATGCATGAGGACCCCATATTTTTGGATTTAAACTCATTGTATAATATTATTTTATATTTTAATTATTTTATTACGTTTTAATTGTTGTGTTGTAATTAAAGATACTATTGATATTGTATTATCAGTTGTTTCTTGATAATAATATATATATAATCCTAAAAATTTATTTGATACAGTTGTATTTTTTGAATTTATAAATTTTGTTATATTTGGTATTATTTGTTTATTTTTATTAAAAATATTAATATATTTATTATCTGTATATTTAGTAATTTTATAACGATTACTAAATATTAAACAATCTAATATTATTTCATTTTGTGTTTTTGATTTTGATTTTATTTTTGTTTTTATTTCGGATGTTTTTATTATGTTTAATATTTTTTGTGTATTTTGTTCTTTATTAAATTTTATATATATTAAATACTTTTCTAATATTTGATACATTGTATCTAAATTAAAATAATTTTGTTTACAAAATTTAATTATTTCTTTATTATAAGTTTTTTGTATTTTATCATAATTATATTCAAATAGTTTATTTTTGGTTAATATATTAATAAAATGTAAGAATCTTAAAAATATATCAATAATAGTTTCAAAATCAGATATACTTGATTTATAATATAATTTTATTTTATCTATATTTGTTCTAAATTTATTTTTTGATGTAAAATATGATGACACATAACTATTTATATTAGTTGATGTTAATAAACAACATATTAAGATTTCTATTTTATTATCTTGTTCATTTACTAATGACGCAAAATATAATAAAACTAAATTAAAATCAAGTCGTAATGTTTTGATACATTCATTATAATATTTTTGTATTAATAATCCATACTTAGTTTTTTCATAATCGTTATTATTAAAAGTTAATAAATATATATTTTCTAAAATATTAAAAAAATTATTAATTTTTATTAAATTAATATTTTTTAAATTTGTTATTTGACCAAATATATCTCTTTCAAATAATAACTCTTCTGGATGAATTATATAAAATTCTCCATTTTTATCATATAATGTTTTATAATCGTAACCAGATTGATAATAATCACTTGGAGCTTTTTGATTATCATAATCATAATATTTTTTATCACCATAATAATCAAATATTTTTCCATTTATTAAATATTGTTTTTTTATTTGATTATTTAAATTATTTATATTTATTTGATTAATATTATTTGGATCTTCTTTAATTTTTTTCTCTTCGATTATATTATTTTTTAATAAATTAAATAAACTTTGAGATATATCTGATATTGATATATTATATTGTTTTTTATTATTTTCCATTGAACCCTTTTTATATGTATAAAATACTACACCATTTGATACACGTCCCACTCGTCCACGTCTTTGTATTCGTGATGATTCTGATATTTTTGTTAAAACAATATCTGTTGTTTTAGTTTTATGATTATATTCACCAATTTTTTGTGTTCCTGTTTCGACCACATATCGTAATGTTCCTAATGTTAGTGAAGCTTCGGCTATATTTGTTCCTACAATTATAATACGATCATAAGTATTTTGTTTTGTTTTTGTTAAATCATCTTGATCTGCGACATCATAATTTACATTTTTATCTAATTGAAATTTAGATAAACTTTCTTTTGTTAGTGTTTCAATAAAAGTTTTTTTTTCATCATTCATTGAACTATAATAAGGAACTGCTATTATATTATTTTGTTTTATTGTTTTATTTAATTCATTAACTCTATTAATAATTTCTTGTTGTCCTGGTTCAAATATTAAAATATCTCCTTTTGTTGATGTTTGAATTATATTATTTACTATCTCTAATACCGTTTCATTTGGTTTATAAATATCTTTAATTTCAAATCTTGTTAATTCATTTGGTGGAGATATATGTATTCGTCTATCTATATTTATTCTATCTAATTTTTTTATTCTATTATCATTGTTTAATGGATAAAGACGATTATCATTTATATCTCTATAATATCTTCTATAGATTGGTTCATCATCGTCCATTGTAGCACTTACAATAAATAATCTAATAGAATTATTATAATAAGTTGTATATTTCATTTGTGTTAAAATTAAATCCATATTAGCATTATGTTCGTGAGCTTCATCAACAATAACTGCATTATATAAATTTTCATCTGATTCTTTATTATTTATTTCTTTTTTTAATAATGGTGATTTTAATTCTTGTAATAAAGTACCATCAGTTACAAATTTTATATTAGAAACTTTTTCGTTTGTTAAATGTTTACTACTTTGATGTTGATATTGAACTTGATAATTTTTATTATCTTCAATATTCATATTATCATATTTTATTGGTAATCCTAATTCATAACTTACACGAAAAGCACTGTTTTCTGTTGGTGGTTTTCGTGGCATTGATACTATTATATTACTTATTGTTTTATAATCAATTGATTTTGTTGCATATAAAACTAATTTAGGTATTTGTGTACTTTTACCAACACCTGTAGAACCAGTAACATATATAACACGGTTATTAATATAATGATGAAAAAAACCAATTTGAGAAATCCAATCCATCGCATAAGTATTAAACCATGTCTGTTTATTTTCACTCATATATTCAAAATAAGTTTTATTATTAGTTATTGTTTGGTTATATTTAGTATCTGATAAAAAATAATAACTATTATCATATATTTGATTTATTTTTGGATTTTTAAAATATAATTTATTTAATTCCTCTTTTAATAATTTAGGCTCTTTCTTTATTTTTGATAATTTAGCATTTGGTATAAATTTATTTAAAACTCCTTTATAAATTAATGTTTCGTATACAATCTTTATTAAATTATTTCTAATATTTTTATATAATATACCATGATATGTTTGATTATTAATATTTCTAAAAGCTATCACGTTTTTAGCATATCTTGAAATATTAAAAAATGAAATATTAGTTTGTCCAATTTCTTGATAGCTTTTAGTTTTATCAAGAACTAATTTTTGTTCAAATTTATTTTGAATATCATTATCAAAAGAACAAAAATATTCTGGAAATTTTTTAAATTCTCTCTTATCGTGTACTAAACTTTTTGATAAATTATATATATTTTCTAATGTTATTGAAATTGGTGATCCTTCTATAAAATTATCATCAAAATCATTTATTGTTGTAAATCTTTCTAATAATTTTTTACCATAATAAGTTTTTTTAAAATCATTTATACAAGATCTTAAATATTCATATAAATCTTCAAAATTAATTGATTGTAAAGTTTCATTAAAATTTGTTTTATTTTTATTCAATTTAATATAATTTTTATTAAGTTTAGTATTATAATTACTATCAAAAAAAATAATAAAAGATTTTAATAACTTTTCAATATTCGCATGTGTCAAAGTTAAATTTATTTCATTATAAGTTTTATTTTCAATATACAAATTAACTAAATTTTTCCATTCTTTATTAAAATTATTTTGTTTAGTTATTGGTAATGTTTCATATTTTTGATTATTAACACAATCGGTTAAATTAAAAATATTATGTAAAACTATTAAATATGGTATTTGTTTTATTTTATTATTGGTATTAATATAAATTTCAAAAATTAACCATTTTATAGGTTTTATAGAATTATATAAATCATGTGATAATGTATTATAAATTGTTTCTAAATTTAAAGTTTCAGGATTTTGATTTAATTCATTTATTAGATTATCGCTAAATAATTTATTTGTTAATTGATATTTTTTATCATTTTTTAATTGATCAATTCTATATGGCACTACATTAATCCAATTAACAAATAATTTATCTGAAACTTCAATTATTGTTTTTTTTAATAACTCAAATGAAATTTTTAAATGATCAACACTAAAAATTATTTCTTCTTTTGTTGTTCTATTAATACGACCATATTGAAGTGTACTGTAAATATATTTATTATTATCATTTTTTTGTATATAAATATCATTTAATGTACGAATATTATTTTTATCGGCATTTTGATTAATATATGGTAATAACATTAAAATTAATCCATGAATATTTTCATAATTATTTGATCGTAATTGATTATAAAAATCTTCAATATTAGTATTATCAAAAGAATAACTTTTAATTAAAGTAATAATAATTTCTTTTGTATAAAATTTTATTAAAGATAATTCTTTATCGATTAAAATAGGAAACATATTTTTACAAATATTATTAATTTCATTATTGAAAATATTTGATATCATCTATTATATAATAAAATTATAAAAAACTTGATATTTTTTACTTATAATATATAATTTAATTGTTTTTATAATTTAGTTAATGACCGATAATATTTTTCAAAAATTTTTCAATGAAGATATGATGAAAGATATTATGAATGTTAATTTAAATAAAGATATTGAAAATTGTTTATTTGATTATCAATGTCTACATGTAATTAATTTAATTGCTTCTTTATCCACTAATAATATTATTATTGATGGTTCTGATACTGGAACTGGAAAAACTTTTTGTTCAATAGCGGTTGCTAAACAATTAAATTTAAAACCTTTTATTATTTGTCCCAAAAGTGTTATAAATTGTTGGTATGAAGTTTGTGAAAAATTTAATTGTGAAAGTTATGGGATTGTTAATTATGAAACTATTAAAAATTTAATGATGTACGAAGATAAAAAAAATATTAATAGAATTCCTTGTAAATATCTTACCAAAAATAAAAATACTTATTTATGGAACTTACCAAAAGATGCTATATTAATATTTGATGAAGTACATAAATGTACAAATAAAAAAACACAAAATGGACAATTATTATTAGCTTCTAAAAATGTTAAAAAATGTATTCTATTAAGTGCGACATTAGCGGACTCCAATAAATCATTCCTAATTTATGGTTATTTATTAAATTTTTATAAAAAATTAAATCAAGGACGTAGTTGGTTGAATAGTTTTATTAAATCAAATAAAACTTTTAATTCTATGATTTATCCTAAATATGGATCTCGATTAATTATTAGTGATTTAAAAGATAAATTTCCTCAAAATCATATTACATCAAATTCATATAATTTAGATCCAGTTATTGAACAAGATATTGATAGGTATTTTAAATATATTGATGATAAATTAAAACTTATTAATGATAAAAAATTAGATAAAAATGAACAAAATAGAACATTAGCTAAAATTACAAAAGTAAGAATTAAAATAGAAAAACTTAAAATTGATATATTTGTTGAACTCGCAAATCAATATTTAAAAGAAGGTAAAAGTGTTATTATATTTGTTAATTTTCTAAAAACTTTACATAAATTAGCTGAAATTTTTGATACAAAATGTCTTATTTATGGTGATCAAACAAACAGCGAAAGACAAATAAATATTAAAGAATTTCAAACTAATCAAAAAAAATTAATTATTTGTATTATGAAAAGTGGCTCTCAAAGTATTAATTTACATGATACTAATGGTAATCATCCACGCGTATCGTTAATTTCTCCATCATTTTCAAGTATTGATTTAAAACAAGCTCTTGGACGTGCTTATAGAGCTAATACAAAATCACCTGTTTTACAACATATTATATTCTCTGCTAATAATTGTGAAAAAAGTATTTCTAAATCATTACAAGATAAATTATCTTATCAATCAAATATTAATGATCAATTATAAATTTTATAAAAAAAATTTATGATCAATTATAAATTTTATAAAAAAAATTTATGATCAATTATAAAAATTTTTATAATTTATTATATCAATAATATATTATAAAATGAAAAATGATAAAAAACAAAAAATTACTACCGGACACGACAGTACTTGTATAACTGATTGTTATTTAAAAAATACAAATTTGATATTACCTTTTGATTTTAAAAATATATCATCAAAAAATGATTTTTGTGTGACGAAACCATACAATACTATAAATAATGAAACCGGTAAAATTATAGAAAATAAAATAGCACCGTGTTCTCCAGTAACAAATAATACAAATAAATTATATTATTCAGAAAATTTACAAAAAATATATTTTAATGAAACTATTATTTTACAAGATATATATTCGATTAGTAAATTTGAACATTTTTTATCATGGTATGAAGATAATGAATCAGAAAATTATTATACTAAATTACGAGTTTTAAATTGTGTATGGTTATCAAAAATTATTGAAAAAGATCTTTTAAATGAATATTTTATTGATATTCATATTAATTTATTTAAAGTAAAATATTTGTATAAATTAAGTGAATTTATTAAAGATAAAATTAAAATTGTTGATAACAATATAAAAATTAGTAAAACTGGATCTACACCAAATGAAAAAGATTTAAATAATTATATAATGACTAAATTTTTAACACCAAATACTTTTAGTAAATTTTTATTTAAATATAATGAAACAAATAATGAAATAAATAATAAAATAAATAATGAAACAATATATGAAAATAAAACACCTATATTTTTAATATTTAATAAATTTATTAAATATATAGTTGATAAAGTTAATAAAACTATTTAATTTTTTTATAATCAATTATTATATATAAAATGATTGATTATTATCTAACACCAACATCTGTAACTACCGATCTGGTTTCACCCGTGTATTTAACCACAGATACGGATACTATTTTAGTTTCCCCAGCAACTTCTTATGGATCCGAAATTCTTGTTTCTCCAGGAGGTGATCTTATTTTATCACCAACAGCAACAGCTGTATTAACATCTTCAATATTAACACCAACTATTATTACACCAACAATTTATTCCGATCCTTTACATGATGAATATATTCATTCAGTGAATTTTAGTTATTCGAGACCAAGTTTTGGTGTTTATAAAAATTTAAATGTTGATCCAACTGTTCATGAAAAAATTTCTAAATACTATTATTATAAAGTATTAGATAAATATCTTGATGATGATTTAAAACATATTCTTAATTATTTTGTTATTCAAAATGATAAAGTTGTAAGAATTAAAAGTTTAAACGATTATAAAGAAATGACAGCCGATAAAGATAGTTCTGAAACTCGTGAAAAAAAAATAAAATATATCGAAGATAATGTTTTAAGTGTTAGAATTATTAAACGTATTCTAAAAAAATATGTTAAAGAAACTAGCACTAATTGGTATGATTTACCAAAACAAGGTTACTATGTTAAAGATTTTATTGGCAAACATATTAAAAAAATGATTGTTGAAGAAATTAAATCAGTATAAATAATATTTTATTATTTAATATATATTAAATAATAAAAATTTAAAATGGACGATGACTATGATCATTTTATAATAATTAGATTTTCTGTAAAATTTAATAAAAGATATGAATTTGATAAACTTAAAAATACTCTATTTGATGAACAAAGATTAGATCAAAGAATGTTTTTTTTTGAAAATTTTTGTTTTAAAAGTTTAATAAATCAATCATTAATTGATTTTAAAATTATTTTATTAATTGATCCTCTTTTACCAGATAAATTTAAATCAAAATTATATTCTCTTACTAAAAATTATAATTTTTTTATAATTCATATATGGAACTCAAATGATCGATTAGCAAATAATGATTGGTTAAAACAATATTCTACAAAAGAATATTTATTAACAACGCGTTTAGATGATGATGATATAATTCATAAAGATATAAATCTTACTTTAAAAAATTTTATTAATAATAATAAAATTTCAAATAATACTATAATTAGTTTTACAAAAGGTAATTTTATACATGTTTTTAATTCGAGTATTGAAGATTATCGTATATTTAATTGTAATTATAAATCTGCTGGTATATTTTTATCATATTTTTCTAATACTAATAATAATATTTTTCTTCACGAACACGATGCTATTAATAATAAAATTTCTAAACATTATATTATAATGAAAAATTGCTGGGGAATACTTAATCATCATTATAATAATGATACTCGTTTCAAACGCTTTATTAAAAAATCTATGAAACAAATTTCATATAATTCTATTATTAAACTTTTTCTTAATTTATAATTTATTTTTCCGTAAATAAAAAATCATTTAATTCTGTTATTTCTGTATGATTATTATTTAATTCTGTTGGTGTATTTGGTATTTGTTCAAAAGTATGATCAAAAGTATCCGAACTTAATGTGCTTTCTATATTTTGTTTAATTTTATCAATTTGATCACTAATATTAATGTTATCATTATCAGTATGATCATTAAATATTTTTTTATTATTTTTATTTTTATATTTTTCTTTATAAATTCTTTCTGTTTCTGTTTTAATTTTATCAAAAACATTAGTATTTTTTTTAGAATGTGTTAAAATATCTAAAAATTCTAAATCTTTAATATTATAATAAGAGCCATATAAATAAATTATAAATAATCTTATTAATGTTATAGGTAATAATATTATAAAATCAAATACAAATAATAATAAATTCATTAATTTATATTTATTGAATAAATATTTATATATTAAATAATAAAAATAAATTTTATTTTTGGAATTATTATTTTTGAGACACTTAAATAATAATGACTAATATTATATATATTAGAGAAATTAGAAATGTGTTTAAATGAATATATATTTGGACGATTTAACAAAAAAAACTTACATGCTGAATATTTATGCGAACAAGAATATTTTGAAAAAAAATATAACAAAGATAATACAATTGTATTAATTCGAGTTGGTGGTTTTTATGAAGCATATGGGACAGAAACACGAGGTTATAATTTAAATAAATTAGCTGAAATTTTAAATGCTAAATTAGCAAGAAAGAATAGTAAAAATAATGAACCAATTGGTGAAAAAAATCCTTATATGGTAGGATTTCCAGCTGTATCAAAACAAAAACATATTAAGATTTTATTAGAACATAATTTTACAATTGTTATAATAGATCAAGTTACAGCACCACCTAATCCAACAAGAAAGGTAACCGAAATTTTATCAAGTTCTACGTGTATCGAAGAACAAAAAACATCAGGATCAAATAATTTAATGTCATTATATATTGAAGATGAAAAACAATCAAATGGGACTATTTTATTAGCGATAGGAATGAGTATGATTGATTTAACAACTGGAAAAAGTCAATTTTATGAAGTATATTCAAAAAATACTGATACAAAATATGCATTAGACGAAACTGTAAGATTTATAAATTCAAATAATCCAAATGAAATTATAATAACACGAATTGAAGAAGAAAATACATTAATGAAAAAAGATAAATTATTAGCATATTTAGAGATTGATAATAAAGTATATTATTATAAAGATTCAATTAATAAAGAATATACAAAAATTAATTATCAAGATAAATTTTTTGAAACTATTTTTAAAGATAGAAATATGAGTTCTGGAATTGAATATGTTAATATGGAATATACACAATATGCAAGACTTAGTTATATTAATTTATTACATTTTGCAAAAGAACATAATCGTTCAATAACTGATGGTTTATTAAAACCAAAAATGTTTGATAATAATAATCATTTAGTTTTAGGAAATAATGCAATTTATCAATTAAATGTTTTAGAATCAAATATTGAACATATACAAAATCAAAAAGTAAAATTTAGATCATTATATGATGTAATAAATTTTACTTCTACGGCAATGGGTAAAAGATTTTTAAAAGAAAATTTAGTTGCACCATTAATTTCGAAAACTAAAATTCAAACAAGATATGATCAAATTGAACAATTATTAAATAATGATCTTTATGAAACTATTGAAATATTTTTAAATGAAATTACTGATATTGAAAGAAAAGTTCGTAAAATAACATTAAATATTTTAAATCCCCAAGAATTTGAAAGTTTATATCAAAGCTTTAAAAATGTAAAAAATATTATAAAATATATTAAAAAAGATCAAATATTAAAATCATTAATATCATCTAATTTTAAAAAAGATTTAGATAAATTTATTACAAATTGTGAATATTATTTTAATTTTGATATTATGAAATTATATAATTTAAATGATATTGAAAATAGTTTTATTAATAAAACTATTGATAATGATATTGATCAAATACAAAATGATATTGAAGATAATATGAATTTTTTAAATAATATTAGTAAAAAACTTTCATTATGTATTGATAAAAAAGAAAATAATTTAACATTAAATAGAAATGATAGAGATGGTTATTATTTAACTATTACAACAAAAAGAGCTACATTATTAAAAAATAAATTAAAAAAAATAAAAAATGTTTCTATTACTGATAATATTAGTATTTGTCCAGAAAATTTAGAATATAAACAAAAATTAAAAACTGGTTTTAATATTACTTGTACAAAATTAAAAAATTTTTCAGAAGAAACTATAGAAAAAAGAAGTGAATTAAAAGAAAAAGTAAAAAATAAATATCAAGAAATAATGACCGATATAAATAAAACCTTTGCAAATTTATTTATTGATACAATTAATTTTGTTTCTGAAATTGATATTTTAAAATCAGCTTGTAAAATGAGTAAAAAATACAACTATACAAAACCTATTATTAAAGATTCTCATAAAAGTTTTATTAAATGTGAAAATCTTCGTCATCCTATTGTTGAACGTATTGTTGAAGATAAAGATTATATTCCTGTTGATATTAAATTAGGTGTTGATGATCACGATGGTATATTATTACATGGGTTAAATAGTTCTGGTAAAAGTACTAATATGAAAGCTGTCGGGTTAAGTATTGTTTTAGCACAATGTGGTTTTTATGTTCCTGCTTCTAAATTTGAATTTTGTCCTTATCATTCATTATTTGCACGTATAACAAGTAATGATAATTTATTCAAAGGATTAAGTTCATTTGTTTTAGAAATGACTGAATTATATGCTATATTAAAAAGAGTTGGTAAAAATACTTTAGTTATTGGTGATGAAATTTGTAGAGGAACTGAACAAACAAGTGGTAATTCAATTGTAAGTGCTGCTATTATTATATTATCTAAAAGTGAATCATCATTTATTTTTGCAACACATTTACATCAAATTGCTAAATTAAAATCAATCAAAGAATTAAAAAATGTTAAATCTTATCATTTAACTGTGCAATATGATGAACAAAAAGATCTTTTAATATTTGATCGTAAATTAAAAGAAGGTCAAGGTCCTGATATTTATGGTTTAACTGTTATGAAATATATTATTCAAGATAATGATTTTATTAAATTAGCTAATAAAATGCAAGATGAAGTAACTAATACAAAATCTTCGATCATTAATGAAAATAAATCTAAATATAATTCTAAAATTTATTTAACTGGTTGTGAAATTTGCAAACGTTCAATTTCTAATGATGAACATATTGATACACATCATATTGAATATCAAAAAGATTGTAAAGAGGGGTTTTGTAAAAATAAACCACATATTAAAAAAAATAATGAATCTAATTTAATTACATTGTGTAAAAAATGTCACACCGATGTTCATTGTGGTAATTTAATTATTGAACAATATCAAGATACAAGTAAAGGAAGACAAATAAAATATTCATATAAAGAAGATTCAAAAGATCAAAATAAAAAATATAATGATGAACAATGTGAAATTATAATAAATTTAAAAGATAAATTATCAAAAACTGAAACTAAAGCTTTATTAAAAAATAAATATAAAATTAATATTAGTAAAACTATTATTAAAAAAATATGGGATGGTCTATATTGATTAATTTAATTTATATAAATTAAATTAATTAAAATTATAAAGAAATTTCATAAGTTTTAATTTTATTTACTTTTGACGGTTTAAATACACAATGAATTAAAACCCAATTTGTATTATTTTTTTGTTTAATACTATATTTTACTTTAACTTTTTTATTTATTGAATTCAATATCGATACTAAACGTTCTAAATAATTTTTTAATTTTTGATCAATTAAATTTTTATGAACTGTATTTTCAAAATAGATTTCATTTAATTTTAAATTATAGTCGGTTGTTAAATAATTATAAAATCTAAATTGTTTATCTTGTAATTGATATCCACCAACAACATAATTATACCTTAATAAATATTTTTTTGCGATTTTAATAAAATTTTCAAATGTATCATTTGTAGGTTTTAAATTTAAATTTTTAAATTCATATATTAGCAAATGTTTTTTATAAAAATCTTTACTATAACATTTATTTAATATTATTTTCATTTCATCTTTATCCATTTTTTCAATATTATCATGAACTAAATCTGCTAAATTTTCATTTTGTTCTAAATTAATATTTTTATAATTTGAATTATGTTCAAATTGATGGATCAAATTATAAGTTTCCATATAACGATTATATTTAATTTTATATTTATTTTTAATCGTATTTGAATTCAATTTTTATAATTAAATTAAATTTTTTTAATAAAATAAATATCATCTTTATATTCTAAACAATTAATATTAATAATTTTTTCTTGGAATAAATCATATTCGACCATTTTTTTTGTATTTAATAATCGATCATTTGCCATTTCTAATAATTTTGTTTTTATTTCTTTTTTATTTTTTTTATTTTTAATATGTGTATCACAATATTCTTCTAATTTTATTATTTTATGACATAATTGTAATCTATTCCATTGTTTTTTATAACTATATTGATTTAATTTATTAAAAAAATTATTTACACCATTATCATTAGTTTGTTTTTCTTTATTTTCAATACGTTCTATAATTTGTTTCAAATCAATAGTTCTTTTAGAATCTTCATTAAGTTGTGATTCAAGATCATTTTCAAAACGTTTTAATTCAAATGATTTTTTAATTTTTAAAAAGTTTGTTTGTTCCATTGTTTTATTAGTTTTATTAATATATTAATATAATTAATTTTTTAATCAATTTTTTATATTATAATAATAATGAAACTATATAATAGTATCAAACATATTTCAAAACCTATTTTATTTCAATATAGTGCTTTATTTATTTGTTTTTTATTTTGTTTTAAATTTTTTGATATTAAACTAAATATAATTTTAGCATTTTTTTGTGCAATTATTACTATTTTATATTTAGAAGATAAAAGAATTACTAATAATGAAACAAGTGATAAACAACATGAAGAAAAACTATCTTTAATAATACCCGAACCTGTAAATTTTGATAATTATAAAGATCTTGTAGATTTTACATTTTCGATACAGCATTTTTATATTTATAATCCACAAGCTTATGAAGATTATATCCATGATTTAGAAGATTTTATTAAATTATATGAATATGTAACTATTAATAAAGCTTCTAAACCAGAATATTATTATAATCTTGCTCAAAATAAAAAAAATAGTTGTACAAATAGTATCACTTCTATTATTTTTAAAATTGAAGCTAATAAAAAATTAACAAAAAAATTAAATAAAGCTTGTATTAAATTACAAGAATTATTAGATAAACGTTTAAATGAAATGTATGATATTTATCAAAAAGATATATTTACAAAGGGTTATGATGTATCGCGTCATTTAATAATTAAAGGACCAAGACCTATGAATCAATTAATTGATTTTGATAAAAATTTTACTTACGACTTTTATTAAAAATCTTTTTATATATTAATTATATATAATGTCTAATAATAAAAATTATTATCAAGTTTCTTATTTTAGTAATCCTAAAACTAAACTTTATCATATACGTAAATTTGTTATTAAACCAGATACTACTTTACGTTCAATGAAAAATTATTATGTTGATCATAAAACATATTCGAAACTTTTAAATACTAAAAAAGAACACGAATATAAAGTTTTTGCTGTTTATAATCTTAAAAATGTAAAATATCCAAATATTAATAATATATTTATGAGAATATCATCTAATTTAGAAAATAATTATAATTATACTGGATTTGCTCCTTTTTAATTATTTTATTAAAACTGTTTGATTAAAATAATTAAAAATAATAAAAAATATAGAAAATAGAACTAATGTTAAACCAATAAAATATGGTCTATTTTTATTTATAATAATTTCTTTTGAATATTGTTGTTGTAATATATCATCTAAAATTTGATACCAAGTATCTTTAATACCTATTAAACTTTCACCAATTGAATATTCATAAATTGGTTTTATTTCTTTAACATTTGATAAAGAAGCGAATTTAGCTGTTTCTTTTGAACGAGCTTCTAATTGATTACTTATTTTAAACTCGGCGAATGCTTTATTAAATTTTTTTTCATCAAATTTACCATCACTATTAATAAAATTAGTATTATTAAATTTTTGTTTTTGCATCTATAATTTATATTAATATAAAAATTTGATTTTTATAAAATATATAAACTAATAATAGAATAATTAATAAAAACTATGTATATTAAGTGTCCGTCTTGTAAAACATTATTAGGTTGTCGTTATTTAATTTATGAAAAAGGATTAAATGAGATTAATAACAGTCAATCAACAGATGAAGAAAAAGGATTAAAAAAACAAAAATTAATGGAAAAAATGGAACTCGAAAGGTATTGTTGTAAACCACGAATTATGTCATATATTAAGAAAGAAGAAATTATTAATTAAAAAATTAAAAATTGATAATCAAATTACATTTATAATTAAATATAATTTGATTTAAATAACAAAAGTAATTAAGTTAAACAATGAGTAATGAACAAATTAAAAGAATTGGTACAGATTTAAGTGATTGCTCTAATTTGTCAGATAATGATACATCTGAATCAAGAAAAAATAGTGGAATACCTTCAATAAATTGTACAGATACAATTATTAATATAGATAATAATCAAATAAATCCAGCTTCACGAACAAGATCAATTAATGAACCATGGAATTATAATATTAAATTCTTTTTAAAAAAAATTGGTGAAAAAAGTATGGGCTATAGATGGATGTTAGAACAAGAGGCAGTTTATTATAAAAAGGTTGATACATTTATTAAAATTACACAAATTGTTTTAACAGCTATATTAACAATATTAAGTAGTGGAACATTGATTTTATTATTAGTAGATACTGGAAATAATGAATCATTAATAGCAAAAATAGTTGTAACATTAATTGAACTATTTATTACTTTAATTTTGAATATTATTAATGGTCTTAATCAACAAGGTAATTATAAATCTAAAAGTAAAAAATTTTTACAAGTTTCTTATAATTTTATTAGAATTTATCATACAATTCAACAACAATTAATTAAACCTATTGAACAAAGAGAAAATGATCATAAATTTGTTCAAAAAAAAGTAGATGAATATGACAATTTATTAATTGATACATTAGAAATTAGACAATCAATTCGTGACGCATATTTAATTGCTACAAAAGATAGAAATATTTTTAAACCATTAATTGTTGGTGATATTGAAAATATCGATATAGAAAATATTGATACAGATAGTGAAATAATAGATAAAAATACAGATGAAAATAATAATAAAAATAAATATAAATTCGAAATACAGCGTTTTATAAATAACTTTTAATTATTAAACATTACACAAATTTAATTTATTTATCTTTTATATATGAATTCAGAATTATACGAACGAATTTTATCTAATATTAATTTCTCTATTATTATATGGTATAAAAATGATTCGAATATTACTTGTTTTTACACAAATGGACATAATAAAAATGTTAAATTAAATATGAAATTTGAAGATTATATTGAAAATAATAAACGATTAGAAACTATTTATGATACTTTATTTAAAACAAATAAAGATCAAATTAAAAATACCGATAAATTAAAAATAAAATTATATTATTTGGATAATTCTTATTATTATGAAATAAAAGTTCTAAATAGTTCTAATAGTTTATTCGAAATGGCTTTATTAAAAAATATTTCATCTCGAATAAGATTACCTTTAACAAATATTTTAGGTCTTATTAATTTACTCGAAAAAACTAAATTAAATTATGAACAAAAGAAAAAAATTAAAAAAATTTCCATTTCAACTCTTAAAATTGTTGAATTAGCAAATGATGTTATTGATATTTATAATCTTAAAAAAAATAATGTTAAATTATTATCTGAAAAATTCTCTTTACAAAATTCTATTATAGATTCTATTAAACTCATCTCTAATTATAAAATCAATAAAAATATTAATATTAATTATAATATTAATAAAAATTTAGATAAATATTATTTAGGTGATCATGCCCGTTTAATACAAATTATTAATAATTTATTATCTATCTCTTATGATAATACTAAATACGGTAGTATTATTATTGAAGTTGATCACTTCGATAAAGATCAAACTACTCCTTTTGAATTTATCGAACCTAAAAATTTTGAAGCTAATTTATTATTTAAAATTAGAGATACTAATACGAACTTTAATAAACAAACTTTCGATTTAATTAAAGTTATTTTAGGTCAATCTTTCCAAAAAATTATTAAAACTGATAAATTACAGTTTGGTTTAATTATTAGTAAATATTTATGTAATCTTATGAAAGGTAATATTTGGATTACTAAAAATGATAACTTCGGTACTGTTTTTTATTTTAATATTATAATCAATAAAAATTGATTTTTTATTAATTATCAATAAAATTATATTTAGTTTATTTATGAATTCTTTTAATATTATTCATCATTTTGATCAAAATATAATTGATCAAAATAAAAATAATTGTAAAGAATTTATATTAGATAAAAATAGTTTATTGAATAATTTTATTATCGATTATTATAAAAATTATATTTATATTGATACTACTATAAACTTTCATTATTATAAAAATAATTATGTGGTATTAAAAAAAATAAATAATAATTATCAAATTTCACAATCACATGAGTTAATAACTGAATTATATCAAAAATATAATATTTTTTATCCTATATCTAAAAAATATGATTATGATACTTATTTTTCATATTATAATATTTTAACAATTAAAAAATATTTTAAAACACCTATTTATAAAATATTTGTTGGTTTTATTGATAAAGATTCTGATCAATTAAAACCAACGCGTATATTTATGGTTTTGTTTAAAAATTATTTAATTATGTATTTTCATAATTTAAATATAACTAAAATCGAAGGTCGTCTTTATTTTTAATTTTTATCTTATTTAAATAAAATAAAAATTAATAAATATTTATTTTAATCTTCGAAAATCATTTTTATTTCTTCTAAAAAACATTTTAAATTTTTCTTTATAAACTTTATTTATTAATATTTCCAAATCATAATTTACTATAATTTGATTTTCTTCAATTAGTTCGTCATTAATTTTATTTTTTTTGAATTGTAATTATTTAAATAATTTATAATATCATTATCCGGTTCTTTATTTTTAATAGTTTGATTGTTATATTTGTATAAATCTTGATAATTTCCTTTCGAATAAAATATTAGTTTTCTATTTTTTCTCCATAACATGATTTAATTTTCCTGTAGATTTTAATTTTAAATTATTATATTTTTTAATTATATTTATAACTTTTTTTAAATAATTATTATAATTATTCGAAGTATCTTTTTCATTAATAAAATACAATAATTATATTATATTTTATTATTTTAATAAATTTTTTATCTAATCAAAGCCATAAGAATCCGAATCTGTTTGATCATATGAATCTTCAAATTTAAAAATATCAAATTCTTTATTAAATTCTGTTTTATCTCTTTCATCAATACCTAATATTTCATATTTCTTTTGTTTTTGATATTTTTTATTATTAAATTTTTTAATATCATCTTCAATATTTGTATATTTTTTATTATAAATTTCTTTAATAACTACATCAATTAAATCGGGATCATTTTTAAATGTTTCAATAGTTTCTGAAATATTATTATTAAAATCTATTAATATTTTTTCTTCTTTTTTACCTTCATCAATATGTTTATAAACAATTTTATTTTTAATTTCATAATCTTTAATTGATTGTAATAAATTTTCATACCATAATTCATAATTTTCTGAATCTAAATCGCATAATTTATCAATAGTTTCCATAATTACCTTATTTTTTTTTATATTTAATGAACGAAGATATCTTACAAAAATATCTAAATGATCTCTATTTTTTCTTAAAAACAAGACTTGATTCCATATTTTTTCAAATGTTGGATAATTTTTAGAAAACCATTCTTTATCACGTAAAATAGTATTATTTTTAGAATCTTCGATACGCCAATATATTACTTTATCAAATTTATAATTACGATATTTTAAAGGTTTTTCTTTACGTTCATAATCTTTATCTAACCAATATTTTTCTAATGTATTTTTAATCCATTGATCGCAATCGTCTGGTGTCATTTCTATTTCGGTTGGATATATAAAAATAGCTTTATCATATACTTCTTCATCATAAGTTGAAGTTTGATTTTTAATTCGTTCATATGAGTCATATGGTAATAATTGTAATAAACAACCCTTTTCTTGTTTTGTTTTATAAGATCTAAATGGTTCCTTACCATGTGTATCAAAAATAAAATCTTCACGATTATTATATTCACCAATTTTACATTGCCAAAAATCACATTCTTCCAAATCACAACATTCTAATTGTAATTGAACTTGAATCCAATAATAAGCTGGACATATTACATTTTTATTTGATAAATTTTTTAAATCTGTTAATGGTATATTATCTTGTCTCCATTCATTTCGAGACAATGGACATTTAATTTCTAACATTCGACCAACAAATTTACTTTTATGGGTTTTATCATATTTATATTGATTACATATTCCATCTGGACTTGCTCCTAAAAATGGAATCGATTGATGACCCATTAAACCAAACTCATCTACTCTTACATTCATTCTATAAGCATAAACCATTGTTGCGGGCTCTTCTAATTTTTTTCCATGATAACAAAAACGATTACTATTAAATGGAGCTCCTATAGTTTTTTTTAAAATAAATTTATATTGTGGTTCATATTTATTCATTCCTAATACTACACCACCATCACTCGCTGTAATTTTTCCCTCTCTCATTTCAAACCATTCTTTCGTTCTTTGTTCTGGTAATTTAATAGCTCGTAACATATCGAACTTTTTTGATCTTAATTCTAATTCTTTTGACCATTTATCATCTTGTTGTTCTTCATTAACGTTTTGTGTACCATATGGAGGAAATTTAATTTTTTTATTATATTCTTCTTTTTTAGGAAATTTATATTCTAATTCATAAGTAAATTCTGAATCTGTTGAATTATCAGAATCATAATCTTTTGTTTCTTTTTTAGAATTTTTATTTTTATTTTTTGTAAAAACATCTGTTATTATTTTTTTATTAATACGTTTCGAATTAATATAGTATTTTGTTTTATTATTATCAAAATATATATATTTTAAAATAATCTCTTGTAATAATTCTGTAGAATAATCTAAATTTTTTTCGGCTGATGAAATAATATTATTTAGTTCTTTTTTTTCAAAATATTTATTTTCATAAGATACTATAAAACTTTTAATACAACTAACAATATTCCTTGACATATTATATTTGTTTATTATATTTTAATATCTAATTATATATATTCTAATAATCAATTTTTAATAAAAAATTGATTAATATAATCCTTTATATTTTAGTGATTGTTTTAATATAAATTATAAAATGGGAAGACCGCGTAAAATTAAAATTGAGTCTGATTCTGAATTAATAGTAAATATTAATAAAGATAAAGAGAAACCTAAAGTAAAAAAAGAGAAACCTAAAAAGGAACCAAAAGTAAAAAAAGAGAAACCTAAAAAAGAGCCAAAACCAAAAGAAGAAAAAGTATCAAAACGTGTAGAAAAATTAAAAATAAAACATGCGGAAGAGATTTTACAATTAAAAAAAGACATTGTAAATAATATTATCGAGTTATTTCCAATGTTAAATAATAATAAGTTAGAAATTTATAAAAAAATTTTAGATCTTGAATTAGATGAAACTGAACAAAAAAAAGTAGATTTACAATTAGATGAAATTAAAATTAAAAATAAAACCTATTATATTGATTCAGTAAAAAGACTATGGGATAAAAAAAGTTATTTAATTGGTTATACTAAAAATATTAATACACAAGATGAAGAATATTATTTCTTTCCTAAAAAAGAAATAAAACACTATCGTGATATAGATCTAAATAAATTAGATTTATCATAAATTTTATTTATTATTTTATTTATTATTATATATAATGGACACCGATGATTGTGCAGTAACAAAAAACTTTTCTGAAGGTACATGTTTTAGTTTAAATGACTTAATAGCTTTATCAGTTGCATATAGTAAAGAATTTCCAGATAATAAAATAAAATTATCGGCTAAATTAGATACATTAAATCCTCAAAAATATAAATTATATTTGGTAAAAGAATTAGAAAAACGTTTATCTACTATTTGTGATAATCAACAATGTTGGTTAAAACAAAAATTTATTAAACATATGGATAAAGCAAGACAATATGAATTAAAAAAACTTACTTTTAAACCCGATGGTCCTAAAGGTTATGATGAATGGTTATCTAATTTTGATATCGAAGCTACTATGAAACAATATGAAAAGAAATATCCAGATTTTAAATTTTTAGGAGCAGTTCCTTTGGATTTTGATGAATTTACAGAATTTGGTACTAAACATTTAAATTTAAATGATTTATTTAAAAGTGGAATTAAAAAATATGGTTTAGTTGTTAATTTAGATAAGTCCCATCAAAGTGGATCTCATTGGGTTAGTGTTTATGCAGATTTATCAAAAGGACAAATATATTATTATGATTCATATGGTTCAAGACCAGAACAAGATACACGTAAATTTTTACGTAAATTACAAAAAATATGTGATAAACATAATATTCAAACAGAAGTTTCACATAATAAATTTAGACATCAATATGGTGATGGTGCTTGTGGTTTATATTCTATGGCATTTATATTAAATTTATTAAAAGGAACACAATTTGATGAATATGTTAAACAAAATATTACAGATAAAGAAATGAATGATTGTAGAGAAGTTTATTTTTTATAAAAAAATTTGATTTTTTAATTAAGTATTTAAAAAAATAATAATAAAAATAATTAATTAAAAGATGTATAAAAATATTGTTACAAAAGCTTTACAAAAAAATATTAATATTATTAATAATGAACTTATTTATTTAAAAGATACTAATAAAAATTATCAATACTATAAAGAAATTGATTATTTAAATATTGTCAAACAATCACATTTAAAAGTATTATATGATATTTTTCCAAGTTATTATTATACAATTCAATAAAATAAATTATTATATAATTCAATAAATTATATAAATTAATATTAAATGTCAAAAGAATTTGAATTATTAAAATTAGAAAAATTAAATCGTATTACAAATGCTAAAAATACAGAAGAAATTCAAGAAATTATTGAAGATTATAACGCTAAAATTGCACGTTTTAATTATAATGAAAATATTGATAGCGATTATAAAATATTTAAATTAACTAATCAAAATGTTCAAACTATTAAAAATTTATATAGAGATTTATATAAATTATATCAACAATTATAAATAAAATTATTAATTTTAAAATTAATAATTTTATATTAAATTATAAAGTCGCAATATTAAAATTTAATTCATGTGATTCATCTTTAAAATCATATAGATATTCATCACTTAATGTTTTCTTTGTTTTAAATTTTATATGTAAATCTTTTAATTCATCTATTGGAATTTCGAGCATTTCATTATTTTGATAATCTATTGAAAAATTTATTAAATCTAATATTGCAAATGGTTTATTTTCTACTACATTTTCAACATACATATAAATTTTATTCATTAAATCAATATTAAATTTTTTATCAGCACGATATAATTTTTTATTAAAATAAGATAATTTTGTAAAGCCTAATACTTCAAATAATGCACGATCATTTACAATTATATCAAATTCATTATCGGATTTTATTATTACACGTTCATTTACTAAATTTATTTGTAATTTATCTTCACACATATTAAAAGCATTTTGTAATTCATTTATTAAATCATTAATGTCTTTTTCTGGTGCTAAAATTATAGTTCGTTTTTCATTCTCACCTACATATGTAAATTCATATTTATTTTCAGGTAATTTATAAGATTCTAATTCTAATTTTATTACCTTCTTTATTGGCTCTTCTAATTGAGCTAAATAATCATTAAAACATTCAGGTTCTACACATTTTGATGATTCTATTTTTACTTTATGAATATTTTTTTCACTATTCTTTTTTTCACTAATCCTTCGTTCGCTATTTATTGATATTAAATCTAAATCTGTTTTATCTTCTTCTTTTATTTTTATTAAATCTATTTCCGGTTTTATTTCTTGTTTCTTTTTATTTAGATTTTTTAACCGTTCTACTATTTTTTTCCTTTGATTCTCTTTAATATTTTGCATATTTTGAATATCTTCACTTTCTAATTCAGAATCACTATGTGAATCATATTCACTATGTGAATCATATTCTACATAATTATTTTTATTTGTTGTTTTATTATTATATTTTATACTATCGATACTATCTTTATCACTTTCTTCATCACTCTCCTCCTTAATAATTTTTAATTTATCTTTTTTTGGTTTTGACTCTTTTAATTTTAAAATTACTTTTTCTAATTCTGATGTTTTTAATGTTTTTAATAAATTTATATCTAATGTTAAAATATTATCATATTTTGATATATCATATTTTAACTTATTTATATGTTGTTGAAGTTCATCAATGTTCATAATTGATATTATATTATGACCCTCCCGTGTTTTGTTTATGTTAAGTTCCCTTCCATTGATGTTTAAAAAACTATTGTTTCTGTTTTTTTGCATGTTCATATTTTGATTATAACTCATATTTGAATTTCCAATATTTATATTAGGATTATAATCCATATTTGAATTTCCCATATTTACATTCGGATTATAATCCATATTCGAATTTCCCATATTTATATTGGGATTGTAATCCATATTTGAATTGGTTTGATCCATGATATGAGGTGATATCATTGGATTAAAATTTTGTTTATTAGGTGGTTGACTTGTTACCTTACTATCATAATTACCTCGATCAGCTAACATTTGTTTCATTTTTGCTTCCGCTTCATGTGTTGTCATTGTTGTATCATCAATATGTTGTCCCATATTTCCTTGTCCCATTTGCCCTTGATTCATATTTCCCATTTGTCCTTGATTCATATTTCCCATTTGTCCTTGATTCATATTTCCCATTTGTCCTTGATTCATATTTCCCATTTGTCCTTGATTCATTTGACCATAACCCATCTGTTTTTGACTCATTTGATTATATCCTATATGTTCCATATCTTCCATTTGTCCCATTTGTCCCATTGGATCCATACTTCCCATTTGTCCCATTGGATTCATACTTCCCATTTGTCCCATTGGATCCATACTTCCCATTTGACCCATTTGTCCCATTTGTCCCATTTGTCCCATTTGTCCCATTTGACCCATATTATTATTTTTTTTATTACCACCACTTCCATCTAATGAAAAATCTATTTCAGGTGGTTTTTGATTTTGATTTAATGGATCATTTTGACCCATTTGACCCATTTGACCCGTTTGACCCATTTGACCCATTTGACCCATTTGACCCATTTGACCCATTTGACCCATTTGACCCG